ACTATCTTAGATTTTACAATATCATCGGTTACATTTTGTAATTCCGATGGAATTTCACCTATTACATAAATAATATCAGCTTTATGTTTGGATAAATGTGATTTCCAATTTTTAGCATCTCTGTATGAATAAATTACAACATTTTCGAATAAATCTTCTTCGTGATAGATGTCGGATGTTAATTCGTATTTACCAAATCGTTTCCAACCATATACTAATGCCGTTGGTAAAGTAGTCTTTTGCATATCTTATCTGTAAGGTTCACCACCAACCCATAAAACAAATGATTTTCGTATACCACTTGTTACGGGAGTTACTCTATGTAAATAAAATGAAGGAAATATAATCGCTGCTCCTTTTTTAGAAGGTGCAGTCAATTCTTTTCCAATATTAAATTGTAAGTCACCACCTTCGTATTCATTTGAATCTGAAAGTTGTACTGTTACTGATATTTTTCTTTGATTTTGTATCTCTATACCACAATCCATATGCCAATCATACCCACCTTCTTGACTTCCATAATATTCAGTATATTGAATTGATTCATTCATAGTAGATAAATCAAACTTCCACATTTTTTGATTTGATTCTACAATCATATTGTGAAGTTTTTCATAAACCCATCCCCATTCTTGATTTTGAGGACACCATTTTACTCTTGATTTTCTATAATCTGATTTTTTTGATGATTCACCTTCACCTGTTGCTGCATCTTCAAATGGAAGGAGTTTGGTCATTTGTTCTATTTGACTTAATTCAGTTGAATCAAACCCATCTGCGAACCAATAATAATCTGTGAAATTTACATCCCATCTATGAGGGTTTCTATCGAATCCAAAATTTGCTCTCATAACTTTTTTAATGTTTGTATATAAATATGAAAAATAATTTAGTAAAAGCTACCACTATGTACAGACCTTATGATATAGACATCATCACCTGAAGACCATCCATTTGGTTTAAATGTTAGTATACCACCTTGAACTTCAAAATATCCTAAACCACTCATCGAAGCCCCTTGAGCACCAATTACACCTTTTACACCTTGAACACCCGTATTACCTTTAACGCCAGTACGACCACCTGAGCCAGTTGCACCTTTATTACCTGCATTACCTTGAGCACCTTGAACACCACCACCACCTGTTGTACCTTTAGAACCTTTATCGCCTGAATTACCTGTTTTACCTTTTAGACCTTGTAAACCTACTGCGCCTGTATTACCTTTATCACCTGCGAGGCCTGTATTCCCTTTAATACCCGTTCTACCGCCAGAGCCAGTTGCACCTTTATTACCTGCATCACCTTGAGCTCCAACTGCACCTTGGTTTCCTGTATTACCTTTAGAACCCTTATCGCCTGCATCACCTTGAGCTCCAACTGCACCTTGTAAGCCCGTTGCACCCGTATTACCTTTATCACCTGCTACGCCTGTATTACCTTTTACACCAGTACGACCACTTGAACCAGTTGCACCTTTATTACCTGCATCACCTTGAGCTCCAACTGCACCTTGATTACCTTGGTTACCTTTTGCACCTTTATTACCTGCGAGGCCGGTATTACCTTTATTTCCTTTAACACCTTGGTTACCAGTATTTCCTTTATTACCTGCATCACCTTGAGGACCTGTTGCACCTTTTACACCTGTTCTACCACCTGAGCCAGTAACACCTTTATTACCTGCAGCACCTTGAGCACCAAGTAGACCTTGATTACCAGTATTTCCTTTAGAACCCTTATCGCCTGAGTTACCTGTTTTACCTTTTAGACCTTGTAAACCTACTGCGCCTGTATTACCTTTGTTTCCGGCAACACCCGTATTACCTTTTACACCTGTTCTACCACCTGAGCCAGTAGCACCTTTATTACCTGCATTACCCTTAGTACCTTTATCACCTTGGTTACCAGTATCTCCTTTAGCACCTTTATCACCTGCGAGGCCTGTATTACCTTTTAGACCTTGTAAACCTACTGCGCCTGTATTACCTTTGTTACCTGCATCGCCAGTATTACCTTTTACACCTGTTCTACCAGTTGAGCCAGTAGCACCTTTATTACCTGCATCACCTTGAGCTCCAATTGCACCTTGTAAACCTACTGCGCCAGTATTTCCTTTAGAACCTTTATCGCCCGAATTACCTTTTGCACCTTTTAGACCTTGTAAGCCCGTTGCACCCGTATTACCTTTATTACCTGCGAGGCCTGTATTCCCTTTAATACCCGTTCTACCACCTGAGCCAGTAGAACCCTTATTACCTGCGAGGCCTGTATTTCCTTTAACACCTTGGTTACCAGTATTTCCTTTACTACCCTTATTACCTGCATCACCTTGAGCTCCAACTGCACCTTGTCGACCTACTGCGCCTGTATTACCTTTGTTACCTGCTACGCCTGTATTACCTTTTACACCAGTACGACCACCTGAGCCCGTACCACCTTTATTACCCGTATTTCCTTTTGCACCTGTTAGTCCTGTATCACCAGTATTTCCCTTAGCACCTTTATTACCTGCGAGGCCTGTATTTCCTTTATTTCCTTTAGCACCTTGATTACCTTGATTACCTTTAGCACCTGCGAGGCCTGTATTTCCTTTTGCACCTGTTGCACCTGCCGAACCTGCAGCACCTTTATTACCTGCGAGGCCTGTATTTCCTTTTACACCTTGGTTTCCTGTATTACCTTTAGAACCTTTATCGCCTGAATTACCTGTTTTACCTTTTAGACCTTGTAAGCCCGTTGCACCCGTATTACCTTTATTACCTGCGAGGCCTGTATTCCCTTTTACACCTGTTCTACCACCTGAGCCAGTAACACCTTTATTACCTGCAGCACCTTGGTTACCCTTAACACCTTGATTACCAGTATTTCCTTTAGCACCTTTATTACCTGCGAGGCCGGTATTACCTTTATTTCCCTTTGCACCTTGGTTTCCTGTATTACCTTTAGCACCTGCAACACCCGTATTACCCTTAACGCCTGTTCTACCAGTTGAGCCAGTAGAACCTTTATTACCTGTATTACCTTTGTTACCCTTAGCACCTTGGTCACCTGCCGAGCCAGTATTACCTTTTGCACCTTTATTGCCCGAATTACCTTTTGCACCTTTTAGACCTTGTCGACCTGTGTTTCCTGTTGACCCTTTGTTTCCTGCAGAACCCGTATTACCCTTAACGCCTGTTCTACCACCTGAGCCAGTAGAACCTTTATTACCTTGAGCACCTTGGTTACCCTTAGCACCTTGTAGACCTGTATTTCCTTTAGCACCAGTTTCACCTGCGAGGCCTGTATTTCCCTTTGAACCTTGATTACCAGTATTTCCTTTAGCACCTTTATTTCCTGCGAGGCCTGTATTCCCTTTTGAACCTTGTCGACCACCTGAGCCAGTAGCACCTTTATTTCCTGCAAGACCCGTATTACCTTTTGAACCTTGATTACCAGTATTTCCTTTTGAACCTTTTGCACCTGCGAGGCCTGTATTTCCCTTTGAACCTTGATTACCAGTATTTCCTTTAGCACCTTTATTACCTGCGAGGCCTGTATTTCCTTTTGCGCCTGTTCTACCACCTGAGCCAGTAGAACCTTTATTTCCTGCGAGGCCTGTATTTCCTTTTGAACCTTGTCGACCTGTATTACCTGTTGAACCTTTATTACCTGCGAGGCCTGTATTTCCTTTAGCACCTTGTAGACCCGTATTTCCTTTAGCACCTTGGTTACCTGCGAGGCCTGTATTACCCTTTACACCTGTTCTACCAGTTGAGCCAGTAGAACCTTTATTTCCTGCGAGGCCTGTATTTCCTTTAGCACCTTGATTACCAGTATTTCCTTTTGAACCTTTTGCACCTGCGAGGCCTGTATTTCCTTTTACACCTTGGTTTCCTGTATTACCTTTTGACCCTTTTGCACCTGCGAGGCCTGTATTTCCTTTTGCGCCTGTTCTACCACCTGAGCCAGTAGAACCTTTATTACCTGCGAGGCCTGTATTTCCTTTAACTCCTTGTGCTCCTGTTGCACCTTGTGAACCAGTTGCACCTGTATTTCCTTTTACACCTTGTCGACCTGTATTACCTGTTGAACCTTTATTACCTGCATTACCCTTTAAACCTGTTGGACCTTGAGGGCCAGTTGCGAAACCGAGTCCAGCTATACCTGTATTACCCTTTAAACCTGTTGGACCTTGAGGGCCTGTTGCAGCTGATGCACCTGTAGCTCCCTTTGCACCCTGTCCTCCAGAAGAAGCATTTGAACCTGCATCACCTGCAGCTCCTTTTGCACCTTGAGGACCTGTGGAACTATCTGAATCGGAACAATTATTACAAGATGTATAAGCTTGATAATTACCTGAACTGTTTAAACATAGTTGAGTACCATCAGGACTAACTGACCCTTGATTTTCATAACAAGTAGTACCTATTTTTATTACAGTAGAATTAAATTCATCTTGAAATGCAAATTCAAAATAAGCATCATCACTACATCTTGAAAATTCATAGGCGTACTCACATTCCTCTTCCCCGAATCCTTTATCGTTGTGTACTATGAATCTATTAACTAAGAACAAGTCAGATTCTTCAATATCTAATTTTGATACTGGAAACTGACCTAATAAACTTGGATTCTCGGTATTTACTTCTTGAAAACCACCTGTAACTGGCACATATTCAAATGTAGAGTTATCTGATTTTAATTTTACTAAGTAATGGTTACTATATTCGTCTGAACCCCATTCGATTCCATCTAATTGTTCAAAGTAAATATTCCACCCGCTTTGAATAGAAGAAGTGGTTTCGGTCTCTTCATCCCAAACAACTTGTCTATTTTTCTGTGCAACAAGGATATATTCTTGGTCTGTAACTGATAAGGAACCTGATGGTGTTTCTAATGTATATACATTTGCAAACTTTAAGGTATTAGAGTTATTTGCAATAGACCAAACAACTTCTTCATTTTCATTTAATTGAATATATGAAAAATCATTGAAACTACCCGTCCATGTAGTTGGTATATCATTTTGAAATGTATATCCACTCCCACTAAGACTAATACCTACAATAGTTGACCCTGAATTTATATTTTTTAATTCAGAAGTAGACCCTTGTAGATTTACTAAAGTATGTTGTGTATTTAAAAATCCAACTGCCATTGTAACCTTATTTTAGTTTATGAAGAACCACTTGTATACATTAATACAACAAATTTTGTACTTCCACTCTGAAATGTTAATAATCCATCAGTTGCCGAGTATGCAAATCCACCACTTGGACCTACTTCAGCGCCACCAATTAATGTTCCAATTCCACTTGCACCTTTCTGACCTTGTCCACCTTGAAGACCTTGAGCGCCTTGAGAACCTTTTGGTCCTTGAGCACCTTGAGCCCCCGTAGGACTTGCACCTTGAGCACCTTGAGGACCTTGAGCACCTTGAGCACCTTGGTCACCTTGAGGACTTGCACCTTGAGCACCTTGGTCACCTTGAGGACCTTGAGCACCTTGTGCACCAGTTGGACTGGCACCTTGTGCACCTTGAGAACCTTTTGGTCCTTGAGCACCTTGAGCCCCCGTAGGACTTGCACCTTGAGCACCTTGGTCACCTTGAGGACCTTGTGCACCTGTATCTCCTTTTGGACTTGCACCTTGAGCACCTTGGTCACCTTGAGGACCTTGAGCACCTTGTGCACCAGTTGGACTGGCACCTTGAGCACCTTGAGAACCTTTTGGTCCTTGAGCACCTTGAGCCCCCGTAGGACTTGCACCTTGAGCACCTTGGTCACCTTGAGGACCTTGTGCCCCTGTATCACCTTTAGGACTTGAACCTTGAGCACCTTGAGCACCTTGGTCACCTTTAGGACCTTGAGCACCTTGAGGACTTGCCCCTTGAGCACCCGTTGCTCCTTGAGCACCTTGAGGACCTTGAGCACCTTGAGCTCCCGTAGGACTTGCACCTTGAGCACCTTGGTCACCTTTAGGACCTTGTGCACCTGTATCTCCTTTTGGACTTGCACCTTGAGCACCTTGGTCACCTTGAGGACCTTGAGCACCTTGAGCACCTGTTGGACTGGCACCTTGAGCACCTTGAGAACCTTTTGGTCCTTGAGCACCTTGTGCACCAGTTGGACTTGCACCTTGAGCACCTTGGTCACCTTGAGGACCTTGTGCCCCTGTATCACCTTTAGGACTCGAACCTTGAGCACCTTGAGAACCTTTTGGTCCTTGAGCACCTTGAGCACCTTGAGGACTTGAACCTTGAGCACCTTGAGAACCTTTTGGTCCTTGAGCACCTTGTGCACCAGTTGGACTTGCACCTTGAGCACCTTGGTCACCTTGAGGACCTTGAGCACCTTGAGCACCTTGGTCACCTTTAGGACTTGAACCTTGAGCACCTTGGTCACCTTGAGGACCTTGAGCACCTTGTGCACCAGTTGGACTGGCACCTTGAGCACCTTGAGAACCTTTTGGTCCTTGAGCACCTTGAGCCCCCGTAGGACTTGCACCTTGAGCACCTTGAGAACCTTTAGGACCTTGAGCACCTGTATCACCTTTAGGACTCGAACCTTGAGCACCTTGGTCACCTTGAGGACCTTGAGCACCTTGTGCACCAGTTGGACTGGCACCTTGAGCACCTTGAGAACCTTTTGGTCCTTGAGCACCTTGAGCACCTTGAGGACTTGCTCCTTGAGAACCTTTTGGTCCTTGAGCACCTTGAGCACCTGTATCACCTTTAGGACTTGAACCTTGAGCACCTTGAGCACCTTGGTCACCTTTAGGACCTTGTGCTCCCGTAGGACTTGCACCTTGAGCACCTTGTGAACCTTTTGGTCCTTGAGCACCTTGAGCACCTTGAGGACTTGAACCTTGAGCACCTTGAGAACCTTTAGGACCTTGAGCACCTGTATCACCTTTAGGACTCGAACCTTGAGCACCTTGGTCACCTTGAGGACCTTGAGCACCTTGTGCGCCAGTTGGACTCGAACCTTGTGCACCTTGAGAACCTTTTGGTCCTTGAGCACCTTGTGCACCAGTTGGACTGGCACCTTGAGCACCCGTATCTCCTTTAGGACCTTGTGCACCTGTATCTCCTTTAGGACTTGAACCTTGAGCACCTTGAGCACCTTGGTCACCTTTAGGACCTTGTGCTCCCGTAGGACTTGCACCTTGAGCACCCTGTGAACCTTTTGGTCCTTGAGCACCTTGAGCACCTTGAGGACTGGCACCTTGAGCACCCGTATCTCCTTTAGGACCTTGTGCACCTTGAGCACCTTGGTCACCTTTAGGACTAGCACCTTGAGCACCTTGGTCACCTTGAGGACCTTGAGCACCTTGTGCACCAGTTGGACTGGCACCTTGAGCACCCGTACTTCCTTTAGGTCCTTGAGCACCTTGAGCCCCCGTAGGACTTGCACCTTGAGCACCTTGAGAACCTTTTGGTCCTTGAGCACCTTGTGAACCTTTTGGACTGGCACCTTGAGCACCTTGTGAACCTTTTGGTCCTTGTGCACCTGTATCACCTTTTGGACTTGCACCTTGAGCACCTTGAGAACCCTTTGGTCCTTGTGCACCTTGAGCCCCCGTAGGACTTGCACCTTGAGCACCTTGAGAACCTTTAGGACCTTGAGCACCTGTATCACCTTTAGGACTCGAACCTTGAGCACCTTGTGAACCCTTTGGTCCTTGTGCACCTGTATCACCTTTTGGACTGGCACCTTGAGCACCTTGAGAACCTTTTGGTCCTTGAGCACCTTGAGCACCTGTTGGACTTGCACCTTGAGCACCTTGAGAACCCTTTGGTCCTTGTGCACCTTGAGCACCTGTTGGACTCGAACCTTGAGCACCTTGAGAACCCTTTGGTCCTTGAGCACCTTGTGAACCCTTTGGACTTGAACCTTGAGCACCTTGAGAACCTTTTGGTCCTTGAGCACCTTGAGCCCCCGTAGGACTAGCTCCTTGAGCACCTTGTGAACCCTTTGGTCCTTGTGCACCTGTATCACCTTTTGGACTGGCACCTTGAGCACCTTGTGAACCTTTTGGTCCTTGTGCCCCTGTATCACCTTTAGGACTCGAACCTTGAGCACCTTGAGAACCTTTTGGTCCTTGAGCACCTTGAGCACCTGTTGGACTTGCACCTTGAGCACCCGTAGTTCCTTTTGGTCCTTGAGCACCTTGAGCACCTTGAGGACTTGCACCTTGTGAACCTTTTGGTCCTTGAGCACCTTGAGCACCTTGAGGACTTGCACCTTGTGAACCTTTTGGTCCTTGAGCACCTTGTGCGGATGAACCTGATGAACCTTGAGCACCTTGAGAACCTTTTGGCCCTTGAGCACCTTGAGAACTTGCACCTTGAGCACCTGTAGCTCCCTTTGCACCCGTTGAACCAGATGAACCTGCCGAACCTTTTTGTCCTTTTTGTCCTTTAGCACCTTGAGGACCTGTATTGTGTATTAGTAACTCACCTACAAAGTAATTATGGTCTGGTTCTACTTCGATACTTATAAGTTCTATTGGTTTTTCAACTAATTTTACTGAAGTTATCTTTATTCCATTGAAAAATGGTGTAGTACCACATTTACAATCACCACAACCACATGATTCGTTACCGACTGGTGAAACCCATTCACCATCTTTATATATTTTTATATCGACAGAAGTTTTTAGCTCAGTTCCGTCTGAAAGTTTAATTTGTAAGTAGGAGTCGAGAGTTCTTTCCCATTTGGTTACAACCTTATTGTACCTAATGACCCCATTTTCAACATCATAACCTTTTATATAGTCACCAAGTTCAATATTAGACAAATTGATTGGAACGCCTTGTCTATTATTTACTCTTCCTTTGATGTCTACTAAGGTATCTTTATGTAATCCATGTATATGTTCCATAACTTACCCCTTAACTAACAAAATCAAGTCTTAATATTATTGTGAAACCAAATCCCCTTGACCTGGCCGATGAACCTCTATTTACTAATAAACTTAATGGTGCACTACCACTAAATGCATATGTTGAACCAAAAGTATAGGTTGTTGGAACACCTGCGGTTGCTGAAATTGTTCCATTTACTTCGGTTGAAATATTGCCACCCTCTTCTTTCCATTGTAATCCAACAGTACCACTTGTTGCAGATTGATGTGGACTTACAATTACTGATTCTATATATCCATCGACAGGCGCTACATATTGCCAATAACCAGTTTGAACTTCTGCATCCATTTGGTTTATATTCCCAAAAGGTGCATATGCGGTTATTATTTCTTTTTTGAGTACCTCACCATTTGTTACAATGATTTGTTTTTCTTTTTCTGCGTCAAGTGTACCTATAATTGTAACACCACTATTATTTACTTGTAGTCTTTTTGTACCACCTGTTTTAACTTCAAAACTATCTGCACCACCAAATCCAAATTTAGTGTTGGTATCACCTTTATGTTCAATGTATGTTGGTATTTCTATTAGACCAGATGCGGTAATATCAACGGCAGACAAGCTTGATTTACTCGTTAATGTATTATCTACGGTAAAACTCGTAAATCTACCATCGTTAAATGTTAGTGCTGATGTACCAACCGACCCTATATTGTCGGTTTGTGGGACAATATTCGCTCCTGCGTTAAATTGTCCTTCAAGTTGAAAACCACCTTCGAATAATACATCCGATGAGGCGGTTACTTTGTTTAATACGGCATTACTGCCAGAAGTTATTAATTTTTTCCAATTTGGCATATTCTAATCCTCTTTGCGGTTGGTAACTCAACTATTGAGCCCACTTCCCCTTTTCGGGGGCCAACAACCAGGTTCTTTAATTTATTCCTTGTATATAAGTATCAAGAAAAAAAGAAAGAATTACCCTTTTGACTTTTTTGCTTTAGGAGTTTTGAGTAATTCAATCTCCATTTGAATTTTTTGTTGAAGATTTACCATCATAGATGCTTCAGCACCTGTAATTTGTAGTTTACTTAGAGCGATTTGAATTATTTTTAAATCTGCCTCTGTTAATCCATCATATTCTTGCATAACTTTATAATTTATCGTGTTCGTTTTGTAATTTTACTGCTAATTTGTAGATTCGTTCAATATCTCGTCCTTGGAAAGTTCCATTGGATATTAAAAACAAGAGAACCTCAAGCTCATTTTTACTAAGCTTGAGGTTTGTCTCTTTTTTTTGTGGTTGTGTTGTTTTACTAATGTTTTTGTGATTCGACATAACTTTTTTTTTAATTATTAAGAATAAATCCAAATAGTTTCATCATCAGTTCTTACATTAATAGTACCTACTCCTTGGAATGTTGGAGCGGTTGTTGGATTTGCACCCGTTGAAGTCTGAATATTACCTAATTTAGAATCTATATTTGCACTAGTTGCATTATGTGCTAATTCTTCGACAAATCCGAAGTTACCAGTACCTGCGCCAGTTCTTTCCCAATAAATTGCGTGACCTGCTTGTGCAGTACCACTTGAACCACCAAATATAATACCAGCATCAGCACCAGCTGAACCAGAATTGATAAGTATGAATTGGTCTTCTACATTTAAGTTTGCAACATTTAATTCTGTTCTTGAACCTTCAACAGTTAAATCACCTGTCACTACCATATTTGCAAATTGTACATTAGAACTATTTGTTACACCTTGGTTCATTGCACCTAAGTAACCCCATTGAGTTGCTGAGATTGTTGTTGTACCGATGTTCTCTAATTGTGCACCTTCGTCTGCAGTTAAGTTACTGATTTCAGTTACTGATGCTGCGGAGATTGAACCTGAATGTATTCCTGCACCCAATCCTCTAACACCTGCTGCCGTAAGTGTAAATGCGTTTGCACCATCTGCTACATTTAATATACCTAAAACTTCTGATTTAGATAAAGCTTTTACTACACCATCTGAAGCTGCAGTTCTACCTACTATTGTGTCTGTTGCGACATTTTGTATTTTAGCAAAAGTAACACCACTATCTTTAATTCTTAGTGCGTCTGAGTTAAGTTCGATTGTTGAATCGTCAACACCTACTGCTAATGAGATAGTTCCATTACTTCCTGTATTAGTAGTAAATGAACCACCACCTGATAAACCATTACCTGCAGTTACTGTTATTGTTGAATTTTGAACACCACCTAATGCAGATACCTGTGCTGATGAGGATACAATTCCTGCACCTAATGCTCTAATTCCTGCTGCGTCAGTTACATCTGCTCCGTTTTCAACATTAATCAGTTCTAATACATTTGCTTTAGTTAATGCCGATGGAGCTGCAGTGTCCCCTGTTATATTACCTAAGATTGTATTGTTTGCAATACTTTCTATTTTTGCGAGTGTTACACCACCATCTTTTATACTAATAGTTTTTCCCGCCGCACCATCATATGTGGTACCCGAGTTAAGTTGGATTGTCGAATTATCTACTGTAAGACTATTTCCAACTTGAGTTGCTGTTGTTGCCGTTGTTGCGTTTCCGACTAAATTACCTTTGAATCCTACTGATGCAGAAACTTCGGCTAAACTAGCTATCGAACCCGAGACAATGACTTTTTTCCATGTTGCCATTTTGTTTTCCCTTTTAATTTATTTTTTTAAACATTATGATACACAACCAATGCATCAATAGCGAAACTTCTTAAATCTATATACAATAAATATAGATTATTTTTTTATTAATTACCTATCCCCATATAAAAGTTAGATGCTGAATAAAACATTCCACCTTCTTCATATGTAGGTGTAGAACTTAATTCTTTAAACTTAATTACATTACTAACTCTAACGGAACCTGTTATATCTAAATTATTAGTAGTTGATTTGAAAGAACCTGTTGTTGTAAAGATTCCACCAAAACTTGAACCCGTAAAAGTATTTAATGCAGCAATACTTGTATTTGCTGAACCTGTAAAGTTATTTAGTGGTGTGATTACACTACTAACACCACCTTTAAATGTAGTTGAGTTAGTATCTAATGTAACAGTTGCTGCACCACTTGTTGCACCACCACTTAAACCATTTCCTGCTACTACACTTGTAATATCACCGGCACCACCACCGCCGCCACCACTAATACCTAAATTAGTTGTATGGAATGATGCGGAATCATCCGTTCCATCATAACCCGGCGTAGAAAATGCAACAAACTTTCTTGTAACATATAATTGTTCGGTATGTTCTACCCAAATTACCTGTCCATCTCTAAGTCTGTCGTGATATATGCCTGTCATGTCTGAAGCAGAGGGTACAGTAGTCCAACCACCTTGTACATATTGTACTGATGTGAATGAGCCCGAAGCCCCACTTCTTACATAAATATCACCTGCCGTTGTTGCCATTTATCTTCTTCCTTTTATTATGGTGCTGACGCTGAGTCAGGCATTAAATAATATCTTGAGTTATTTGTATTTTCACCTTCTGCAAAAATCATTCCCCATCTTGTATATCCTTCTACTGCATTTTCAGTATTGAAATAATATACACCTGTTCCAATTGTACCAGGTATTGATGAGTCTTTTGCATATACATAGTATTCGTTTGCAGTACCCGTACTATCCGGCGGTACTCCATCATACATACTTACAGGTTTACCACCTTGATTCGATGCTGATGGGAATACTACTACTAATCTTTTTGAACCACCACTACTAAAGTTTATATATCCAAAACTTGATAGACCTGTTGCGCTACTATCTGATAGTGTTGTTTTTGAACTACTTCCAAATAATTGCATTGTACCACCAACATATGTTGGACTGAATGTTGTACCAAGTGAACCACTTTGTAATTTTGCAATTACTGAACCTGCTTCGATTCCTACTCCATCACCACCACTATCACCCATAGATGCGATTGCAGCTGCTTCACTTGCCGCAGAACCACCATCCCAACCATAAACATATGTTTTCGCTACAGGGTTAAGAATTGTTATACTTCTATTGTAACTTGTTGACTTATCAAAGTTGTCAAATACTGATGCGCTATAATTGTAAGTAACACCACTACTGATTATGCCTGTATTTTGTAGTTGATATGATGATGAGTTTGCATTTTGTGGTACAAGTTTTAAATTACCTGCGTGTGTTCCACCTAATGAAGCTGAGAATGGTGTATCCGATTCTGTATCTGATATAGTAATCGTTGTAAGATTAGTTGATGCCGCAACTGATGCGGTCATGTTTGCACCTACTTCATTAAATGTTGCAGTTGGTGCTTGGTTTGCGAATACATTTACTGTTACCGAACCACTTCCTATATTATCAAATTGGTCTCTGTATGTTATTGTTGATGTAATTGCATCACCACTACCTGTACTTGAACCACTAACATGAACTTTCATTGTTAAGTTACCACTATTGTTAATACCAATTGCGGCGTTGGATGATGTAAATGATTGAACTGCGGCTGAGTTATATTGTGGTGAATAACTTACTGTTAATTGAGATGCGTTACCATTTCCAAACCCAGTAGCGTCTCTAAGTACAGAACCACTAACTGCAGATTCTATAATATATGATGTTGTATCACCACCTAAAGTACCGATTGGTGATTGAGCGATTGTTACACTATGTTTAGTAGTACCTGTTCTAAATCCATGACTATCTTTTATAGATGCCGTCATTTGATAAGCAGAACCACTTAAATTATTTTTTGGTTGTACTAAATAAGTATCACCAGATTTATATGCATTTAATTGACCACTTGGGTCTGTAAAAGTAAATGAAGTATGGTTTAGTGAATCACTTTCTGTATCTGTAAATGATATTGTTGAAAGTGTACTTCCACTTCTTGCACCATTTGTATTTAAGTTTGCAGATGTGTTACTGAAACTTGGAACTGGTGCATTATTGATAACAACTGATATATTTTGATTTACATATTGTTTAGTTGTTTCGAATCCATGCTCTGATGCAGTTAGTTCTACTGCAATTGTACTTCCACTTGCGTATGCCGAACCACTTAGGTTATTTGCAAGTTCTAATGTTGTTGAAGAACCCGTTGCACTTGTTAATGTAATTAAATTACCTGTTGATTTAACTTCCCATCGTTGAGATGCCGCTGATGACCATTGTGCACTTGTTCCTGTTCTACCATTTGAGATAATTTTAATATCATCACCACTTGTTGCAGATTCTATAACATATAAGTTACTCCAATTATCAGATATTGAGCTTGCCGCGTCATCTGCGATATTAATTCTAATTAAACCTGTATCAGATGTTGTATTAAATGCGTCTTTTACTGTTACTTGGTAAAAATATCTATTTGCAACATCAGAATTTAGATAAACTCCATTCCTTCTTGTTACAACACCTGCAGAACTACATTGGAATGGATTAGAATGTGGGTCATATAGTGAATTACCACCTAAAGATGAGGTAATATTTGAACCACCATCTAAATTTGCTTCTTTTAATGTAAAATTACTAAATACAATAGTATCACTCGTTGGGTCTGTTGCGGTTATTGTACCAACACTTGCACCATTACTACTATTTTCATTAATACTACCCAATGTTTGGTCATTTACTGTTGGACTTATGTTATCAACAACTTTTATTTGGAATGGTAAGTATGCAATTGCTTCAGTATCATCACCACTTACATAGTGTTCATCACTTGCAGTTAAAACTAACTCATATTTTGGTGTAGTTTCATAATCCAATGATGATGTTGTCTGATTTAACTGAACATATGTACTTGCTTTAGTAATTGTAAATCCACTTGGGACTGAACCACTACCAATTGTGATTGTATCACTCTCATCATCGGTGAAATAAACTCTAACTTTGTTACTTGCCGCTGCTGAGTTTTCGTTTAGTGATTGTGTAAATGTAGTTACCACAGAACCACCGACTGATGTTTGTCTCCACTTCGGTGGAGTGTTAGGTGTTACCCTAATGTATATTGTTTTTGAACCAACACCTGCGAATGTATCTACTGCTTCTACTAAGAATGGATGTGAACCACTACCTGGTGTGTTATCAGTATTTAATGATGCCGTTGATTTTGTATTTAGTGTTATAGCTCCATTTGATGCTATTCTAAATTTATCTGCCGTATAAGAACTTGCAGTTCTAAATGTAATCGATTGTCCTTCTGCGTCTGTTGCACTAACAGTTCCAACAGAAGACCCACTTGCTACAAATTCACCAATTGTAAATCCAGTTGTACTAATTGATGGTACTGTATTTGGAAAGAATACCTTTTCAACAAAGTCTGATAAAGAAGTAGTTGTTCCAAAGTTATTATTGTAAACACCTGATGGTAAGTCTGTATTTGATACGACTCGGTTTCCATCAAATGAAACAAAAGATGCGGTAGCTACCGACATTGAAGAAGTCTGATTGTTAGATATAGCTGACCCTGTAAAAGTATTCAATGCACTAATGTCGGTTGAACCACCACCGCTACTACTACCCGTATTTGCGTTATCAATATAGATAACCCCACCCATATTTGCATGAGCAGTACATTGATAATATAAAACTCTTGGTGAATCGAATTGTACATTCCAAGTTAATGTTCCATTTGAAACATTATTGTTTGTTATACCATCATTGTACTCAGAACCTGCCGAACCATTAGGAGTTGATTGAATCCTAAATGGGTGAGCTCCCATATTATTTATAAATTTATACTTTTGACCTCTTGTTAAATAAAGAGTTGGGTCATTTTCTGCACCTATTAAACCTGGACCAGTAAATGTGTAATGACTATTCCCATCTGCACCCAATGTCCATTGTGAAGTATAGTTACTTAGTTCGGATACCGATGAGGAGTTAACACTTGTTATTGAAGATGATATTAACCCACTTGGTAATTGTACCGAAGATGATATTAACCCACTTGGTAATTGTACCGAAGATGATACCAATCCACTTGGTAATTGTACCGAAGATGATATTAACCCACTTGGTAATGATACCGAACTTGTATTGATTGTAACTGTAACTGCGTTACCATCATTGGTTGCCGTAACTGCGTTACCTACAAAATCAAAACTACGAACTATTTTACTTAGTGCAGTTCCTTCATCTGATGCAGTTATGTTTAATCCGGCTCCACCACCACCGCCACCTGAAAGTGATGATAAATCTACTGAATTTCCACCTGAAATACTTAATGAGTTGTTTCCATCATTAAATGATAATGTTTGTTCTGAACCTGTACTATCTGTGGTTGAGAATCCTAATGCCGTTATTTGTGCAGATGATGATATTGTTCCATCAGGAAGTGTATCACCACCACTACCAAATCCTGCGGCTGCAGCACTTGCCGATGTTAAATAACCGGCACCTTCAACATTTGTTAATCTTGTTGCTAAAGATGATGAGGTAGTACCAAACGCTCCTGATATTTCTGCTTTTGTGTAATTATTTCTTGCTTCTAATGATGTGATTCTTGTAGAAATAGAACCTGATGTAATTGGATATACTTTTTGTCTAAAGTTATTTGCTGCAGTTATCGAGTTCTTTTGAAATGCAGTTATTGTTTGAGGTCTATTCTGTATAGAATTATATGTTACTTGCGCAGATGATGATATTACACCATTAGATGATGTTATATCCCCAAAGAATGAACCGCTAAATGAACCTGAATAGTCGAATGGCATCTATTTTTTCTCCAATTAAAATACTTTTACCTATATAAATAGTTTATTATTTTCAATAACTGAAATTAATCATATGAAAATAATAATTTTAAGACTTCATCCAAAGATTCGTGTCTATGGTTGTCTTTTAAGTTTACATTAAAAACAAATAACGATTCCTTCAGTTTATGAACTTCGTGTACCGCTGAGTCGTTTGCAAATTTTAAATCTATTTGTTGAGGGTCACCACATAACATCATTGTAGAGTGTTTACCCAAACGACCCAAGACCATAGCTAATTGTTGTTTAGTTAAGTTTTGAAACTCGTCTACTATAACTATTGAATTATCAAAAGTTCTTCCTCTAAAGTGTGATAAAGATACTAATTCAATATTCTCATCCTTTTCCATCTTTTCTAAGATTGTAGGTTTGTTGTAGACTTTTCTCATATTAGAACGAATTGGAACTAACCAGGGTTCCATTTTTTCATCTAATGAGCCAGGTAAGAATCCGTTGTCTTCATTTGATATGGTAGGTCTTGTTATAACTATTTTATTAACTTCTCGTTTAAAAAAACTATCAAGTGCAATCTGAACTGCTAATAGTGTTTTACCACTACCTGCTTTTCCTAATATAAAATTAAATGGATGATTTCTTATTTGTGCTTTTGCTTGTTTTTGCTCTTCTGATAAACTTATTGAAAATCTAACATTTCCTTTTGGAGCTTTCTTCGCGATATTCTCTGCCATAGACAATCCTCTTTTGGTTTATTATAAATATCCGTAGGCATAAAAAAAAGGGTGACCGAAGCCACCCTTTTAATAACATTAAGTTATAATCTTATGATTATCCGCTTATTGCCTCTAAACCATGACAAATTACTTTACCATAGAACTCACCTCTTACCATTTGTTTAGCGTAACGAGTCATTACACCTTTTCTTGGTTGGAAGTTAGTTGGGTCATACACAAGAGGAGTCATAATTAATGGAATGTATGGAGCGTAAACTGCACCAGTTTCCAAGAATTGAGAACCTTTGAATCCTAATAGAATTACATTCTCTTTCATGTATGGGTTTTTGTACACTTGGTATCTGTTAGCGAAAGAACCTACTTGGCTTACACCAAACGCAAATTGCATTTCGTTACCTGTACCATTTGACTGATAACCTGGAATAGACTCGATGATAGTAGCAACATCAGGAGATACTACCATAAAGTTTGCTCCACCTCTCATTGTCTTAGCGTGGATTTGGTTAGAAACTCTCTGTAACTGAGTACCTAAAGTCTGGAACCATTGTTGTTGAGTATATCTCTCAACTGCTGCGTTAAGACCACTTGAAGTGAATTTACTACCATCCCAAGAATATCCGATTCTAGCAGACCACTTAGCTTCAGTTAAAGCGTTTTCCATTAACATATCTAAGATTTCTAAGTCAATCTCTTGTGAGATGTACTCAGATAACATAGAAGTTAATTCAGCTTCAGCGTCAATTGAGTGATAAGCGTTTAAATCTTGTGCGAACTCAGGAGTCCATTGTGCTTTCAACTTTCTTGTCTTAGCTACGATTGGAACACTTCTAAGTTCAACATTCAATTCTGGAATACCTAAGTCTGAACCACCTGAAGTTGTGTCTTCAAAGTCACCTCTTGTAATGTCAGTTGGTTGCTTTTGGTATTTTACTTTAACACCAGCGATTGCGTTAGTAGCACCTACTAATTTAACCATGAATGATACTGAGTTAGACCCAGAAACATTTGCTTTAGTGTATGCAGGATAGTAAGCTGCGATGTTAGAACCACTAATTTCGAATGCTCTTACGCCTTCTAAATCAGCACCACTTAACGATGCGTTAGCTACTGTTACTCTTCTTAACAATGCTCTATCAGCTGCTGATAAAGATTGTGAGAAGCTTGAATCATAATCGATTGCTGGGTCTAAAGCGACACCATTTGCGAATGATTCAGATGTAAATGTACTAGCTGCCGCTACTGCTCCAGCTGCTGCTTGAGTTAAAGGTCCAGATTCAGTCTCGTTGATTGAATATGCAAATCTTCCTGCTCCGTAAAGACCTTCACTTGCTTCACTTGCAGTTTCAGTTACACCGAATACTGAGTCAGTTTGTGAATCTTTACCTGCACCAGTTTCAAATCCTGGTTGTGCAGTACCATATTTAAAGTCTAAGTAAAATACCAGACCTGATGGTAAGTTCATTGGTTGTACGCTAACGAATTCTTTTGCAGCGATTTCGCTGAAAATTCTTCTAACCAATGGAAGTGCTACACCTGCCCACTCTTCAGAGTTTGCGGATGTACCTGTTGAAGAAGCTTCTTTTACTAATTCTCTTGCTTGGTTTTCAAGTAGAGTAGCAATAGTACTTCTTTCAAAATCAGACTCGATACCTTCTAAAAGGCCAGTCTTGTCCCACTTAGATACTAATCCTTTTGCCTCATCAGACATTTTCTTAGTATACCCAGCGGATTCGTTTAATAATGAATTTGTATCCATTTTGATTTCTCCGTTTTTAAATTATTTTATTAGTCCTGCTAACTTCTTAAATCTGTTAGCAACTTCGTTACCTTCAGAGATTATTGATTTGCTAGGTGCAGTACTTGCAGTTGGTTTAGAAGCGATTCCTTCTTTAACAACAGTTTTCTTTTTTCTTGCAACATTTAAGTTTTCACCTAATGTAGCAAAAACAAGCTTAACTTCTCTTAAGTTTGCAGCTCTATCAAAGTTCTCGATAACTTTAACTTTTTGTGACTCATTCAAATCAAAAGTTCTGAATAATTTGTTGGTGTAAAGTAGTTTAGCGTTTAAAAGATTAACTTCGTTGATAGTTCCTTTTAAAGATTCGATAGTAGCGTATGCTTCTTCCAACTCTTTATTTTCTTCTTCAACTTCTTCAGTCTCTTCAACTTCTTCTTCTTCGTTTACAACAGATTCTTCAACTTCTTCTTCTTCGTTTTCATCTACTTCTTCGTCTGACATTTCTTTTAATGTTTCAATGATTTCGTCAATATTTAACTCGTCATCGTTTTCGATGTCAGAAGAATCGTTAGCATCATCAGATGGTTCAGCGTTTTCGCCGTCACCTAAATCAGATGAGTCAAGTTCTTCTTTTACTTCTTCTTCCTCTTCAACTTCTTCTTCGTTGATAGAAGCTTCTAATTCTTTAATTACAGATTCTAAATCAAGTTCGTCTTCGTCCATTTCATCTTCGTCCATGTCATTCATTTCGTCTGCAGGCGCTTCTTCTTCTGCTTCTTCAGCAGCTTCTTCTTCGTCATGCATTTCGTCTTCATGTCCATCAACAACATCAGATGCGATGTCTTCGACTTCTTCTTTATCTTCTGTATCTAATTCCTCGTCAGCTACTTCCTCTTCAGATACTTCATCATCAGACTCGTCCATATCTTCGTTTTCGTCAGCTACTTCTTCACCTTCATAGGTTTCGTCAGCAACTTCCTCATCAGATGCCATTGCCATTTCGTCAGCAACTTCATCTTCTTCGATATCGTCTTCGTCTAATTCTTCAGCAATCTTATGAGATAACATTGATTGAAGTTTTGGAGTGAAGGCTTCTTCTAAGGCCATCTTTGCGTTTGCTAATGCAGTTTCTTTTACTGCCTTTGCGTCAGCGATAGCTTCTTTTAATAAATCAGATTTAGCCATTTCTGTCTCTCCTTAATTAAATTTTGGATAATAAGATTATTTGGAATCTTAATAGTGATTACTATTATAAAAATAAGTGACCACTCATTGGGGAGTGGTATTGTGTTCGGTTTATAAATATAGGTCTAAAACCAAAAACAGTAAGTGTTTACTATTTTATTTAATCGTTTGACCTAATTCTTCTTATATATTCTGCTCTGATAGCGTCCATCTTTTGTTTTCTTTTAACTGCGGATGGTTTTATAAACTCTTTTCTGTCCTTAAGTTCTTGTAAGACATTTGATTCTTTAACTTGTCGTTTAAAAAACTTAAGTGCGGCTTCAATATTTCCGTTGATTACTTTTGCGGCTTTGAATTTACCAGGGATAATCATTTGTTCCCTTCTTACTTTTTTGTATCTTTTTTGCATATATAAAAAATTAAACACCGGCCATTAGTGACCGATGTTAATAAATATAGAAATTATTTTAGTAAATATAAATTATTTGAAATCTTTATCAGATGCTAACTTAGCACTATCTTTTTTGTAGAAGTCAATTAATGTTTTTAATCGTCTAGCATCAATAGTTACTGATTCATTATTTTCTTTATCTTTTATAAGAAGCGTTGGTCGGTATTCAAATTGACTAACTGCAGATTTTATTTTAGCACTTCTAAAATATTTAATTACTTCTACAATTCTTTCCTTTGTGAATGGAACACCTTCAAGATAAAATAAACCAACTTGAGGACTGTAATGTGATGAGTAATCTTCGTTTACTGATTTTTTAGATTCTAATAGGTTCTTTTTGAATTTCTTTGATAATGTAACTACTGCCTTTATAACATCCTTAATATTTTTTGCATCTACTTGAGCGTATTGCTTTGAACCATCTTCAATACTAACATTGTATGGTTTGTCTTCATCTTCGTAATATCCAACGAATAATTGTGTTTCGCCACCATTACCTGCGTAGAATGTACTTGTGCCTGTATGGTATTCAACATCGTCCATGTTAACTTCAACATCACGACCAATAGCTTTACTCATTGCCTTTGCGATGATTTTTTTCTCACCATCTTTTAATGCTGGGTCAGCCTTTTCGCTTAATAAGTTTTTTAGTTTTATCATAATGTTCCTTAACTCGCGTACTTCATTAATTCTTTAACTTTCTTTTCCATAGCAGGTACTTTGAGTCCATATGTATTGGCCATCAACTCTTTCATGTATCCTGAGTTCATAAAGTTTTGTAATTCTTTTTTAGTTGCAACTGATGATTTAAAATCATTTTTTGCAATCTTATCTAATTCTTGTGCAGTTACTTTACCTTTCATATATGCGTTCATCGCATCTTGTTTGGTATTGTAGTTAGCTTCGTTTATACCCATATGAAGTCTACGATTCATTCCAACACCTTCAGATAAGTCATCCACTTTATTTTTAAAGTCAACAAACAACTTTGCAAATTGCTGTCTTGTCTTAGGGTCTAACTTTTTAATATTCTTAAGTGCTTTCTTGTACATAAAAGAAAGGTCTACTGAAATATCTTGTAAGATTTCCGTCTTATCCATTAGTCACCTCTCATTGCTTTTGCTAATGTTTTCAAGTGTTTCAATTCTTCTTTAGCACCTTTATGTTTAGCATATCTATCTAAACCAAAAGACATCATAATACCTATTGATAAATGTAATCTACCTTTTTTAGCATTTGGATATTTTCTACCATAAGGTGAAGAGTTAAACCAATCAATCATAGCTTGTGCCATTTCTTTTGATACTTTGATTCCTTCTACTCTATCAGTATTACCTTTTACAACCTGCTTTAATCCACCGATTGCTGAGATTTCCGTTAATATGTCTTTTAATTTAATCATTACTTTACCTTACCACTTCTTTCTAATTCTTGTGCTGCACCAATTACATAACTCAATGCAGTTGCAAGGTCTCTGTTCATGTATTTAGCAATCTTTCTAACTGCCATCATTACGATTCTTTTTTCTTCAGTAGAGAATGATTCAACGATTGCTTTATTTTTTGGGTTAACTGAATCCATCATTTCTTTAGCAGATACTTTCATCTTCTTTAATTTAGATGATGGTAATTCGCCCAATCCAAATGACTCGTTTAATAAACTTGTTAGTTTCATTGACTTAGATTCATTAGTAAATTCTTTTGCATTTTCTTTATCATCTTTGTCAACTGATTTTACAGGATATTTTTTTCCATCTACTTCGAACTCATCTTTGCCTTTAGCGATTGCTTTAGCTCTTTCAGCGCCGAATTCATTTCCTTCTTTAATTTCATAATATTTCGAAAGTACTTCACCGATTTCATCATAAGTAGACTCCATTCTTTGTTGTAGTGTGTGAACTTCACTTAATGTTTTTTGAAAAACTTTAAATGACTCGTTCATTGATTTCATATGTCTGTTAACAGTAACTCTATCAAACCAATCACCCGTTTCTTCGAGTGTTACTTTGTTTGCATTCTCAACAATGTTCTTAATTGCGCCATATGTTTCCATAAGGTCACCATTACGATAAATTGTTTCACCAAATTTCTTATATGCAGATACGGCTTCAAGAAATGCTCTTTTTTCTTCTGAAGTCATTTTCTTTTCTTGCTCTTCTTCACCAATGTTTACTCTTTTGTAAGACTTTGATGATTCGTTAAGTAAATCTTTTAATTTCATAATATATCCCTAATCTAAAAACATTCACAATAGCCACCAACTTCACAGATGATGTCTCTCATAATGTCTTGTGCTTTATTATACTTATAAGTATCTTGTTTTCTACTAATACCTTCATTTATAACACCTTCATTCTTTGGCGACATAAATGCCCCATGAGTTGATGGGTTAGATACAAAGTCCCAACAAATTAATTCAAAGTCTTGTTCTACTGCAACAGTCCCATCTTCACTTATCTGTTTTACAGAACCCATACCTCTTGAAGAGATACCAACAGTACAACCTGCTTTTATAATTTCTTGTAATATTTTTCCTGATGGTGTATTTAGAATTTCTACTGTTCCGATTACATCATCACCTCTCCACTTTACATTTCTTACAATGTGTGAAGTGTTTTTTAATTCAACTACTGATGATTCTGGATGGTCTAATTCACCATACGCTCTATTCTCTGCGATTTCTTTTCCTAAGTACTTAGTAACTTCTCTTCTTAATATATCTTTTGGATATACTCGTCCATTTTGGTTTTTAGCGTTTGCTCTTTGTAAAACACCATCTACCAGAAATCTACCATGTTCAGATTTAGCCTCTGCCAACATAGTAGGAGTTACTTCAAATATCATTGTATCAATTAAAAGTGATTTCATCTAACCTTCCCATTGTTTTTTCTTACGATATAAATCAAAGAATACTCTGGCTAATTCATGACGAATTAACTTTCGTATTTGTTGGATATCTGTGATTTCCAACTCCTCTTTCAAGGTCACCTTTTTATTTTCACACCCACAAGACATATTAAGCACTCAATTCTTTTAATTGTCGTGCAACTTTTAACATTCTTTCAGAAATCTTACCAAATCTTTTTTGAGTAGACTTCCAATACTGACCAGTATGTACACCCGTTTCAGTTTTTAGTTTAGAGTTCTGATTTACAATCTTTGTAATTTCCCACATCAATCTATTAATCTCTTTAATTGAAGTATTTACTTTTTGATGAGCTTTCATAGAGTCATCTCGTTTGTAATCACGATAACTAGCCTCAACTATTTTTTCTAACTTAGCTTCAATCTTACTAACAGATTCTAATTTCTTAATATTCTTGTTTGACTTCTTAGATTTCTTGTACCCAAATACTTCTATGTGGTCATTGTCCATATCGTCCTCACTTTTTGCAAACGCATAAGGAGTTTTTGGTGGACCTGCGCCACCATCTAAATTACCTGTAACATTGGCTTCATCTTTAGTTTCTTCTTCCTCTTCTTCTTGTCCAAGTAGAACAGTTTTCTTTTCTTCCAATTCCTCGAATCTTTTATCGAGTTGTTCAAGTAAAAATTTAGACATTTATCTTCTCCTTAATTCGTCAAGTAATTGATTATATCTTAATAGAGCTAATATTTGATTTTCGTTAACTACTTTATGCTTAGTTAACTCTTTTATAAGATTTATTGTTTCATTAAGTTTAATATTAGTAACTTTATCGGAAATCTTAATAGATTTTAATTCTCTTTTCAATCTAGCTACCTCAGAAACAACAAATTTTCTTAAATTTTGAGAATTGTCAATGTTATTGATGTAATTTTTCAATATAAGTTTTTGAGATTCTGAAAGAGTCGAGTATTTTGAATTAAACGAGTCTACTAAGAACTTATATGCTAATAGTCTAACCTCTTTTGGTTGTTTCTGATATTCTTTGTTAGATACATCCTCTGTTATTACAACTTTATCTGTTGTTATTGATTCAAAGATTGTATTCTTACACTCTACATATTCTTTTGGTGATTGTGATTCACTATTTTCAAATAATTTGTATGCAGATGCTAATTCTTTATAATTTGAAACTCTATATTTAAAAAAGTCTTCAATAAGATATGAATCTTTTATAGATTTGATTAAATTGTACTTTTCTCTTTTTAAAGTACCTTCAATTAACTTAGCTCGTTCTTTTAAAACAATGTTTAAGAACTCTTGTGCTTTATATTGAGAGTCAAAGTTCTCTTTTGTAAGAGCTTGATATAATTTTAGCTCTGTTGCGAGTTGAGAACCTTTTGTAAAGTGTTTTTTTATAATCTGAGTTGCATAGCAGGTATTATCTGATAAAGTATCAGAGGCAATTTGTCGAACTAATAGTTCAAACAGAATTCCTGTGTTTTTAAATTTACTATGTTTTAATTTTCCCATTTTTATTACCTTAATTATTAACAACTACACTATAAATATCTAAAAAAAAACTAAATCGTGTCATCTATTAAATTGTTCTCATCTAACAACCCACCTTTATCATTAGGTTTGGAGTCATCTTTCAAAGATTCAAGTATTACACTTCTTGTTTTTCTCTTCATCTTACTAAGACTACTTTTCATAGCTTCGGCTTGTTCATATGCCAATGGTGATATCTTATGTTTACTATAAGATGTCTCTGGCTTGGACGCTCTTCTATTCATTTTTTGTCCAATTGGGTCTCTTCCAAATGGATTATCATCCGTTTTGTAGTTCCCTGCCTTTGGTGGTCTTCCCGCGCCATCAAATCCACCATCTGGTGCACCAGGAGGGTTACTTGGAACACCCGAATTACCATATTCGTTTTGTGAACCTTCTTCACCATCACCATTTTGTTGTATCATAGCTAAATCATGTGGAGTACCAAACGACTCACCTGATTTTATTGGGTCATTACCTTCAGATTCTATCTGTTCATGTCTGAAACCTAACTTAAGGTCGTTTATTACCTTACCTTGTTCAAGTTTCCATTCATCGTCTGACATATTAAAGATGTTTTTGTATACCCATTCTTGAGATACCATCTTAAGGTCTTTTAAATCACTTGCAAGTCTTGTTTTTTCAGTCCAAAGATTTGCTTTCTCTTGTTCGTATATGATTGATGGGTTAGTCAACTCTAATTCAAAGTTAACTAAGTCTGCATTTTCATATCCTTGTGAGTATAAGTGAATGATTGCAATCTTTGTTAATTCAGATAGTACAATTTTTTGTAATCTCTCAACAGTTCTTGCGAATCTAATATCTTCTTGTGCTAATGTTGCTTTACCCTCAACACCTTCTTCATATCCAATAAATGCTTTTGGAACTTTAAGTGCTGCTAACATTCTATTTTTTAGATATTCAATATCATCAATACCACCGAATTCCATTCCACTTAGGGAATCAATCTCAGTACCACTTTGTCCACCTCTAACAGGTAGATAGTAATCTTCTAACATATTTTGAAGGTTGAACTTAAGGTTGTAGTCACCTGTATTTTGGTCGAGGTAAGGAACTTTCTTCATTTGGTCAATAATACTTCTCATGTGATTATCAACTTCATTAGGTGGAATGTTACCTACATCGATTTTGAACACTCTTTTTTCAGGCGCTCTCATAATTCTATGAATCATCATTGCGTCTTCCATAAGAGTTAATTGTTTCCAAGTTTTTCTTGCACCTTCAATTAGAGAACGACCATATGGAAGGAAGTTTGTATCTGACATTAATCTAAAGTGTGCCATTTGATAAAACTCCATATAGTCTGCTTGTTTGTTAGATGCGACACCATGAGCTGCGCCAGCTGAACCTAACTTAAATCTAACTTCATAAGGATTCTCTGGATTAAAACCTTCTTCTCTTTCTATTTCATATGCTGACATTGGTGATGCGTTTACAATACCCACACCTTCTTCAATATCAAGATGTAAAAAGTAATCACCATATTTATTCATACCTCTAATCCAAGACCAAAGGTTAAACTCTATATTCAGTACATCATAGAAAAGGTTTTGTAATATCTTTTTTACATTCTCGTCATTTGTCTTAATTCTAAGAACATCACCCATATCATTTTTTAGGGTACATTCATCCGAGTATATATCTAATACAGATGCGATGATTGAATCTTTATCCATCGCTTCATAATCTGTATATAATTCTAATTTATTTGAATGGTAGTTGAATTGGTTATTATAAGTTTCCCAATGCTTTCTTGTAGTGTGTAATCTACCGAACCTATCATAATAGGACGAGCTCCTCAAGTTACCTTGTGATTGTAGTCTTTGAGTATCGATAGCTTGTGTGTTACCTTTACCAATTCTACGAACAACAACTTGGGTGTTGAATAATTTCTTTAGTCTACCAAATAATGATTTATCTGCCATATTTTCTACTTCTAATTATATTGTATACTTATACATTCTATAAATATACAAAAAAAATAGTTTATTTCCAAATTTTATAACAACCAAGTTAAATCTTGGTCATTACCATGCTGGTCTTTCTGTTTCCAAGGGTCTATTCCAAGGTTTCTATTGTTATAAGCACCTGGTTGATTCCTTTTTATGTGGGTTAATGTAGTTCTTGTTAAGTCCATACCTTGTTGTCTTAACTTCAATGCCGTATCTCTAACCCAAAGACCTGTTGAGAAAGATATTACTAAATCATCATTATAACCTCGTTGAGCTTCTGCTCTACTACCATTCCATATAAAAACAAACAACTCATCGATTAATCTTTTTGACCTAATCATTGGTGTTCGTTCTCTCATATAAGTATCTAATTTAGATATAACCAATGGGCGAGTTCTACTTGTCATTGAGAACCCAGGAACCATATCGTCTTTTCTTTTTAAATCAAAACCTTTTCTAAGATGAATATCCTCATCGACATAACCTAAATCTCTGTATGAATAATATAGGTTTTGGTAGTTTCTGTCTATAACTTCTTGTATTACTGCCCAACCAATGTTTGCGTTTTCAATTACAAGTAATGCATTGTTCCAATCAGTTGCAACCGATGTTAAAAATGCACCATATTGTTTTGTTTCAATCTTACCTTTATATTCAGCAACTTGTTCCACAGTCTCAACATCAAAGACATGAAACGCAGAATAGTCAGTAGAATCCCCACGAGCAACATCAGCCACAACAACATAATCACGAGAATAGTTAGGGTAATCCCATAACCAATAATTACCATCAAAACCTCTTTTTTCAATAGGGTCTTTAACATGCGTCTCTTCATACCATTTTAATGTTGAACCTTCTACTACTGTATAACCAGAACTGATGAAATCACAATCACATTCTTGTGCTGCTCCCTTTTCACCAAGTAACTTTGTTTGTTGTTCTCTCCATGCTTCATCTCTTTCTGGATGGACACTCCAATGTAACTCTATCGGATTCCATTGTTCACCTGCTTGTCCTTGTAACCATATTTTGTGAAAAAAGTTACCGACACCATTTGGTGTAGATAACACGATTGCCCCACCACCAGTTGATAGTGTTGATTGTGCAGATGTCCAAATTTCTTCTACATTATCGATAAATGCAGCTTCATCAATTACCAATAATGATAATGCTTCAGAACGACCCGCGTCACCTGCAGCAGATGTTGCTTTTATCTGAGAACCATTTTTAAGTCTTAATGATAACTTGTTATCTTCTTCAGTATTACCTCTTAACCAAGATGGTAAATTCTGATGCATGAATCTAACTTTAGTAACTAAGTTTTTTGCAACCTCTTGTTTAGTTGCAATTACTAATACATTTTTATCTTCATGAAATAACATAAGCCAGAGAGAATATCCGGCTGATAGTGTTGATATACCTAATTGTCGTGATTTAAGAATTACATTAAATCGATTGTCGGAAACTGCCGACATTAAGTCTTCTTGGAAGTCGTATAAATTAAAAAGAATTTTACCACGAGATGGGTGTTGAATATAACAATACTTTCTAAAAAAATATACGGGGTCTTTAGCACATTTTAAGTACTCTTCCTTTATGATTTGTTTGATATTCTTTTGCATACATTTACTTTTTCCCCTTGAACGAGATTTTCCAATAGACTCTACCGATTACTATTGGTTGGAAGTTCTGATTAACACCAAGCCCCACTCCATATACATTATCTTTTTTAGATTTGTAAAGTAAGTCTCCAGATAAAAAGTTTATTTGCTTAGAATTACCACCGACACTTACCCCACCAAACAATTTTGGTTTATTGAGGTAAATGTCATTAGTAATGGTTGTAGTTGGTATTAATACTTGGGAGTCAAAGTTTCTACTAAATATCTTGTTTTGAGATATTGTATCTATAATAGTAATGTAACCCAACGAATCTAACTTAAGAGTATCTTGATAGACATACTTGCTATAATAATCTTTTAAGATTTCGAGGGTATCGATTTTAGTTTTTAATACTACTGTATCTGTAACAGTCTTTGTCTCTATTCTTGTTTTGTATTTTGGTACATAAACTTTTTTTTCTACTGTTAGAGTGTCGTATCGTGTTTCGATTTTAGTAACAATCTTTTCAGTAGTAACATCGTCACCACCACCACAAGTTTTGAGTAAGACAAGTATACAGAGGACAATAATTATTAAGTTTTGGAGTTTTGTTCCAGCCTTTTTAAATAGTCCCATTACTATGTACTCCTATGAGTTTATTTTTTTCCGCTTCCTCTACCTGAACCTGAACCTGAAGATTTTCTTCCTCTTCCTCTACCTGAACCTGAACCTGAACTTGCTTTACGAGGTTTTCTACCTTTTCGGTTTTTACCCTTTGCAGCTGAGACAACATCTTTAGTTTGTTTACCGACTTCTTTTACTGCGTCAGCAACATCACCGAGCTCTTCTTTAACTCTTTTTGCTCTTCTTTTTACTTCTTTAGCAACTTTTTTAGCGTCTTCGATAGTATCTTCTACTTCATCTGGAATGTAGTCACCATCTCTGTCGTTAATTTTACCTTGCTTGTAAAAGTAATAGTATACACCTGCTCCGACAAGTAGTACACCTAAAATAATAAAAATTGTAGTCATAATTTTTCCGTTTTATTTGATTATTAATTAAACTTTGATTACTAATATAAATATGTAAATTAATTTAATTAGTTGATTTTGGGATTTCCCTACAATTATCTTCTAACTTTTCTAAGATATCGTAGTACTCATCTTTTTTAAGAAGTTGAATGAAATCGTTATTTGCTCCAACCAAATCTTCTTTTATTTTATTCCAAACTTCATATAGTTCGGGTTTGTTTTCTTTTTCAGCTTTATCATAAAATGTTTTTGCACCCCATAGATGAAATATCTGTGTACCCAACTCTTTCATAACTTGTACTGATGGTACATTCCAAACTTGGTGTTGGAATCCTAATGGTGTTGATAATGCGTTAGTTAATGACTGAGACTGAAATGGGGTTTCTCTTGATATTGGTGCACCAGTATTATCATATTCTTCTTGGAACATCATAGCACTTAATAACCATTGTTCCATTGTGATTTGTGGTGCAGTACTATCTGTAAAGTCTGATTTTTCGAAAAACTTTTCAGAATAACCACCTTTATTATTTAGAACAAATCTAAAGTACTTGTCTGTATACCTTTTTAAAAATTCCATGTCTGTAAAACAAATAGCTGCACAATTTGCAGGCATTGTGTTTATAAATGCCATCACATCCCAATCACTCCATTTAAAAGCTTTTGGTTTATTTAAAACTGATGGGAATGCGTATGTTGTTGGTGATTCTGTATGTAAGAATGATACCTGTGCTCTTTCTAATACATCAGGTGTTATGTTGTGTAGTACTAAATCGGTATCCAACATAAGGAAAGGTTCTTCTTGGTGTTTCATTACCCATAACTTTGGTGAAGACCAATAATCTTTAGAAATCTTATCACTTGGATATTCGTCAAGTACTTCAGTATTGACTTCATCATATAAAGTATCCATACCAAATTTTTTATACTCGTTTAAAGTATAAGTGTCTACATACAACATGATTTTTTCAGAGGGACTTGATACCCTCAGTTTTACAACACTAAGTAATTGTGTTAGGAGTTCTAAGTCGTTAAAGGATTTACCCTCTTCGAGCTTATAAGTGTGAATGTACTTCATAACTTGTTTTTTAGTTTTATATAAATATGTAAATTAATTTAATGAAATTGATTACCATTTTTTACAAGACCAATATCTTGCTTTATGTCTCGGTCCAGGATTATCACAATTGTGTCTTGCTCTAAATGCTTTCCTTCTTTCAGGATTATTTTTTTTGATAGACATTGTCTTTTCATTTCCCTTACCTTTGTGACCAAAGTTTACTTTCACTACATTTCCTTTTGGATTCTTAACATAGACTTTAAACTTTTTAACATCACCTTGCATTATTTTACCAAGCTTGACATCCCTACCTTGATACTCTGCTTCATTTATATCAGCTTTGTATTCTTTCATAAAGTTAACAAATTCTTTTATGTCTTGTTCATTTTCTACATCATATTCTTCTACTACTGAAAATCCTTCGTAAATAGATTTAAGATACTTTAAAAAGTCTTTGTCCTTTTTCATGTCTTTAAAGTCTGGGTCTGAAAATACATTCTTGATAAAATCTCCCGCGTCTTTAGAATCTTGTCTAATTTGGTCGATTACTTTAAACATACCTTCGTTTACTGATTCTTTTACAAATCCTTCTTTGAATAAAATTTTACCTGTTCTATCTTCAATTGCGATAGTTGCTCGTGGGTATCCACCTTGCATCATTCTAAATGCTGCTGGGACTGCCATTGGTGTTTTTACTAATTCTTGTTTTACAACCTTACCTAACATAGTTGCCACAATACTAACAGGATAACTTCCTTTTTTAGCTGCTTTATGTATGATTGCAAGACCTGTTGATTCATCTATTGATTCATGCATATCTTCGATGGTAGCTGCCATATCACCAATAGCCATAGTTACATTTCCGTTTCTTTGATATAGATAATACTTAACACCTTTTGGATTCGCCGGATTTTGTAGAATGATTCTTTCTACTTTTTGTTTACCAACTAAAGTTTTTCCTTTGGATACTACAAATTCCTTTTCAACTCCACCCCTCATTGATGAACCATACTTAATCGTAATCTTATCACCTTTTTTAAGTTTATCGTAAACCTTTAATCTTTTTTTCATATCCATAGATTTAGCTTCGTTTACTGATTCTCTCATACTACCATCATAATTCATTGCCCAATTATTGAAGTTATCAAGGATTTTAGCAATCTTTCTTTCTTCGTCTGAACCATACGGATTGTAATTCAACTTCTTTTTCAAAATATCTAATTCTTTTTGACCGAAGTTTTCGTATCCACCTTTTTGTTTCCACTTTTTCATTAACTTTTTCTTAGTGGTTGATACGGTATGATTAACGTTCATAATAGTGTAAGCACCTTCGTTTACTGATTCTTTTTTCATAAGTTTGTAAGCCATATGTCCCATCATTACGATACCACTCTTAACAAACTTATCTTTATTAGATTGTTGTTTAAGTGCATCATATACTTGAACCATTAGGTTTGCTGAATTCATATCAACTCTTACCTTCTTACCACTCTTAGTATCTTTAATCAAATCGTTTTGTTTATTCTTTACGATTTTTCTTAATGTAGTAATTACTTCAGGTTCTTTGGCTTCGTTTACAAATGATTTTGCATAGGGATTAGAAATCACTTTACCTAACTCAGGTGTGAATCCATATTTGTATTCCATGAATGACTTAACATTTTGATATTCTTCTTTTATAATACTCTTGAGTTGTTTTTTATCCATGATGTCCCTTAGTCTATTGTTTTTGGAAACTTAGTTTTCTTAGCTAAATCTAAAAGTTTTTTTAAGTCTTCAGGATTATTTCTGTTGAATTTATCTGCGTTCTTTTTGTTTTTGAAAATTGCTGATACTTTCTTTCCGTTATCATCAATCATAATGATAATACCATTTTTACCAACATGCCTTTCATCAAATACAGATACCTTTTCTTCAATAGTCTCTTCTACATTTTCTTTTGTAGTTCTCCAACCACCACCTGCGGCTTTATATTGTTTTGCCGCCCATGCGTTTGCGTATGCTGATGGATATACATCAAACTTCTTTTTAGCTTGTGATTTGTAGTAAGACCATTTAGATGGATTTGTAGGAACATTCTTTTCAACAAGAACAGATAAGTTTTCTAATAATTTGTGTTCTTTATTTAGAGATTCATTTTTAAGGTCTTCAATTTTTGAACCAAGAGGTCTGCCTATATACATTGATACAAAGAATCCGATTGCATCAAGAATGTCGTGTCCATCCCATTTTGCGGCTGCGGCGATGTCCATTCCTTTAGACTCAAGATTATCTTCCCACTCTCTCTTACCAAAGTATTTTGCACCTTTAGCTTTTGGAAAAAGTTTATCTACTTTCTTAGATGTACTATGAAAGTTTGCGTCTGTTAATGCACCTTTCAAAATAAACATAATAGCGTGATGTGCTTCTGGTGAGGACGCACTTGTTCCTTTAAAATATGCGTCTAAGTCTTTTTTTACTTTTTTATTTAATCTTGGATTCATTGTTATGCCCCTGTTTTACTATTTGTAGGTTTTTTACCTTTAGTTCTGTTTCCACCTTTTTTTGCGTCACCACCTTTTTTCTGTGCCGCTCTTTTTCTTCTTACAAATGCTGCCCTACCTTTTGGTCCTAACTTATTGGCTTTCTCTTGTGATAGACATGCGGCGTAAGCACCACCTTCTTTACCATCACCACACTTACCTAACTTCTGTCCATCTGAACCATATCTATCCCAACCACCACCTGATGAGGTGCCAGTCTTTCCTTTACCAAACCACTTACGAAGGTCTTCATTCATTAGATTCTCTGATACTAATTTTTGATAGACATCAGAAATGGTATACTCCAATGCTAACATATGAGGTACACCATCTGTCTTGTATGACTCGTAAGTTTCTTTTATAAAGGACTTCATTTTTTAACTTCCCATTTTTTTAGATAGTTTTCTTTAAAAAGACGAAACTCGTTATCAATCTTCTCTTCAACATCTTCCCACGACATATCGTTCCATTCTTCTATTGAACCATCTTCATTAACGAATTTCGCCTTTAATGCCGTTTTAACTGCCTGCTTTTCAATCTCGGCTTGTTTTAACCAAGACTTCATATTAGCATAAATCTTTTTTCTTTCGTACTCTTCGTATGTTCCATCAATTCTCATTTGATGTTCCATTTCAATAACACAATCGAAACACATACCATGGATTCCTCTCATGTATATATCGTTTCGTGTTGGCTTTAAGTACGAGTTACAACCTTTTTTACAATTTGGAAACTTTGTTAAGTCTTCTCTTAACTTTGAAAGTTTACCAAGTTTAACCTTGTATCCTTTCTTTTGTTCCCAAAGTGTACCTTCATCATCAGTCCATTGGTCACCAACTTCTCTTTTGACAAAGGATTTAGTCTCACCAAAACTAACATTAGTTTTTGTTTGACTTTTATGTGTTCCGGCAATCATTTCGGTGACTGCTTTTACATTTTTTAACTTTTTTGACATAACACTTGTTTAATACTTTATATAAATATACAAAAATTAATAGAAAAGGCCAAGGATTTGGTTAAGAGGTGCGAATGTACCTGTTAACTTATATGTACCACCTTTATATAGGAATACAATACCCTCGTTTGGTACTATCTTATCTCTACCACCAATACTCTTTAATCTTTCTAATTCCATTTTTAATTTTGCAATCTTTTTTGGGTCACCTGATTTCTGAACATCTTTGATTACTTTATCTAATTGTTTCTGAATATCACGAAGTGATTTATCAGGATTAACAGTAAGTGCTGATGACATAAATGAAAGTACTTCTGCACCAAGACCTAAAAATATATCTTCGAATGGTTTCATATTATTCTTAGCCATTTTTGAGTGGTCTATTTTATCTGTCTTGTTTGCCCAATCTCTTGTTTTAGAATCAGAAATGTTTTTCTTATCTAATCTAAATGATTTATCATAAAACGCCCATCGTTTTACTAACCCCATTTTAGTTTTATTATCTAATGTGGTTGGTGAGTTTTTATCTACAAAATCACTCCACCATGCTTGATGGTAATCTGCAACTCCATTAGAATCTTTTAGTTTAAATTCTTTTTGAAGTTTACTTACCTTCGATGAATAAATTGATTTCTTGTTTGATAAATCCTGACTCCTTGGTATCTTAACAACTGGCGGTCCTTGGATAGTGTAATTATCTTGAACATCGGCATTTACCTGCTTTATCATACCCGCTAATACTTTAGCGTCTGATGTATCAGCACCGATTGCCTTTCCATCTTCATTATACTCCATCGTTCCATGAAAGACTAATAGAGGTTGACCATATGGTATTACATTTACTGACTCCGGCCATATAACTTCAAGGTTCATAAACTTTGAGCCATCCTTGAATATTTTACTTCTTTGCGCATCGGAGAGTTTTGAAATGGCTGATTCTAAATCTCTCATTGCGAAATTATACGCATCGGTCAACCCACCCCTATTAGCAAACTTATCGGCGACACCTTTGATGTCTAATGCGTTAAGTCCTCTGTCTTTGAGGTGTCCTTTATTTCTGGCAGCGATAATACCTCTATCTTTACGATATGATATAGCCAGAGCTTGTCCATCTGTTTTTTCTCTTGCAAATTCTAATGTACCTTCAAGAGCTTTTGATATGATTATTTTTAAATCACCAAATGTCAAATTTATTTCTGTATCGAATGGATGATTCATATGCCCATATGCTCCACCTTCCATAATCATACTTTCATTAAATATATTTTGTGTTCCTGCATTTCCAACATAGGACACAAAGTATAATCGTTGTTTACCAACTTTTTTTGAAAGTACTTGTCCTTCTTTACCTGAGTTGTCAAGTTCTTTTTTTGCATTATCAGGTTTTAAGTAAAAGTTTCTCTTTTGTTTCATTAAAGATGCTTTTTTACTTTTTGGTTTTTTCTTTTCGTCAATGGTTGGTTCGTTATCATTTCCACACTCGTGACATATATATAAGTCATCACCACCATCTTCTATTTTCCAACTATGGTCACATTCATCACATTCAATCGTATCACCTACGATAGCTTCAAATCGTTTTAAATCTTCTTTTAGTGAAGCGGATTTACCTTGTTGTTTTTTTGTGAGGGTTTTAGGAGTAAGGTTATCTAAATCTTTTGGTTCAGCGAATTTAACAAATTCCATACCCAATCTCAATGCAACTCTTTTAATATGTTTTGCCCATTTTCTATAAGCAGGTCTACCAGTTATATCTTTACCATATCTCTTTTTCTGCCCATCCATAGTATCACCACTTGGAAAGAATGATACTTGATATCTACCAGGTCCATTCGGATAATGGGTGTTAAACGATTCCATTGAGTCTTCGTCCATTAAGTAGTTTACAATATCCCAACCTAAGTCCCCAACAACTTCTTCCATCTCTGCTTTATAAGATTTCATATTACCATAGAATGCACCTGGCCCATCATCTACAATACCTTTACCACTTGTTGGAATTTGTGAAGCTTCATTGATTAAACTATTAATGTTAATTGATTGTAAAAAAGATTCCATTACGGATTCTACTGAGATTAATCTACCTGATACTAAGTTAAATATTTTTGGATTGAATTTACCATATACTTTTTTAAAGAATGATTTTCTTTGAGAATCACTCCCTCTCGACATTCCCTTACGAACATCAGTACCACTTATATTACCAAAAGATGGTGATACATAAACATATCCCTTATCTTTGTAACCTGTATCAACATTTCCCTTTTTATACATTGAAAAATATTTTTGATAACCAGGACTTGCTAATCTGTTTGCATCTTTTTTTCCTACGACAGTAATAAATGCCGTTGTTTTTTCTGGAAACTTATCCATCACCTCTGATGGTGAATATGGGTTTTTAACTTGAACAATTTTATTAGAAGGGATTTTAAACATCGTAGTCATAACTTCTCTTTTTTCTCTGAAGTTAAATGGATGTCTTGGACCACCTTGTTTGTTTGATGTACCTATGAATACATTATTCTTACCAAACTTACTGACAAGATGTTCGTAAACTTTTGCGTGTCCAGAATGGAAGGGTTGAAATCTACCTGAGTAAACTACTACCTCTTTTTTTATATCTTCACTCAGTATAGAGTCTACTACCCAATTTGTTAAAGTCTTTCCCATATCTATAAGTATCTTAGATTTATTAATTAGTTATTTTTTATCCACAATACAAGTATCCATATACATTTTCCATTCTACCATTAGAATCCCATGAAGAGGATATCATACACTTAGCAACTGTATATGAAGTATGTGATTGTCTTTCTTCGTAAAGTGGACTTGAACCACTAAATGAAGTTACCACCCACTCTGATGGTTGTTTCATTAGATAACCAGGCGTATCTGATGAACATAGTAAATCTCCTTTATTTACATCACCACCTTGGTTACACAATTTAAAACCAGGTAAAACAAATGAACCTGATTCATCCTGCGTTACACTATCCCCAATCGAAGCCACTTTCCAAATTTCTTTAGAACCTGTTTGACTTACAGGAATATAATCGCCAAATGAATCTTTTCTTGATGCGGAGTAGTATTCCTCAGGTGGGGTAAGTTCGTCTGAATCACTTGTATCATTTTTTCCTAATCCAAATCCTTCAAATTTCTGAACATAACTTAGTTCAAGTTTTTCCCACAGAATTCCAACAACATTAGTGTCTTTTGCAGTTGTGACTTTATGAAGTTCATTATTTACACCTAATTTAACCAAGTCACCAGAATTAATATCTGATGTTACATCTTTTTTGTATTGGTGTCCAAGTGTTGTTTCAAGGCCGGATGGTCCAGTCGGTGCGGGTGATAACTTAGATGATGTATTGTGTGAAAGTATTCCATTTGAAACATAGTTGTGAACTACATCTAATTCATAATTCCAAACTTCAACTTCTTCATCAAAAGTTTCTATACTTTTTATTTTATCAATAACTAAGTTTTCACCATCGGCAACATACAACTCACCACCAACTCCAAGCTCATCTATTGCAATTGCAGAATTTGGATAATCAGGATGATATAGTAAATGTGAGTTAGAACATTTTAGTTCTTTGCCCGATTCTGTTTTTATTAAACTCCATCCTTCAACTTTATCTCTAGTAATGTGGTCAATCGGTGACCAATCCCATTCTTTAGTTTCAAAGTTAAATACTTTGATTATATCATCGTCTTTTGTATCTTCTATATTTATCTCACCTCTTTTAGTAATTATTTTAGTACCAGGCAATACACAACTATAACTTCCACCATATGCAGTTGAAATTGCAGTCAATTCAGTATCAATATCATCTTCAAGGTTTGTAAATCTTGTAGCAGCATTTTTAACTGTTCCATCACTATCTCTAAATCTTGGTACTTTTAGAATTAAACCAGTTGCGTCAACACCAAACATGGTATTAAATGCTTTTGTTGTACTACCAGACTTGAAGGTTGCGGTATCTTCAAGAATTCCTTTAAATGTTGCAGTACCATCTTGTGCAATTTTAAATTGAGGTGCTGAAATATATCCTGAAGAACCTAATGTAAACTCACCATAAGTATCATTTGAGGTTGCCGTTCCTTTTGTTCCAATATGTGATGAACCAATTGTCCACCCACCAATAGAACCAGCTCCTGCGGTTACTGTACCATCAATGGATAATGTAGTTCCATCAAATTCAAGTTTTGGTGAACTTGTACCACCCATTTTAAATGTTCCTTTATCAAGACTTATTATAGAACCGTTGGTAGTACTTAAATTGTTAGACCTAATTGTTCCTGTCTTAATTGAATCACCACTAATTGTAGTAGAACCACCACCACCTGCGAACTCGGTAACTTTTATATAATCTATATATACCTTACCTGGTGCGTTATTATAGTTTACAAGAATCATTGGTGCAAATGCGTTTGTTGTAGTCCAAACTTGACCTGGGTCATGAATGTTTGGGTGAACGCCAGAAGTCTGGTAAGTTCCTGCAGTACCCTTAAAGTAACCTTTGTATATTACCCATTCACCAATCGTTGGTTGTGCACCACTTGCAGCAAAGTAGTGTTGACTATTATAATTACCCCCCGTACCAGAAGTACTACCCGCAGCATTAATTGCGGTAAGTTTAGTACTACCATCTGTATGTAATGAAGATGAGAAGGCAGTTATACCTGCGTAAATGTAATTATAAGAACCTGCAGCTCTCTGTACTCTAACTTCTATTTCATATAATGAGTTTGGATTAAATGGCATAACAGTATTTGAACTAAGCCAGGCCATGTCGTCAGTACCAGAATTATTACCAATTATAGCTACTGGCCCAAAGAATTGTCCGTAGTCTGTATCTGTAATTGAATCGTTTGCGGTGATAGCTCCACTAACTAAAGCCATTCCTACACCTGAACCATCTAATTTTGGATTTTTTCCTTGGTCTATATATGAGGGTCTTGCTTCTCGTGTTGCTGCGTTAAAGTCTTCAAAGTATAATGCTTCTGGTTGATTTCTACCTACAAGTTCAACATCACCACTAATTTTAATATTACCATTAGAACCACTAATAGATGTTAGTCCTCTACCAAAATAAAATTCTTGTACTGCGAAGTCAACGCCTGAACCTGATATCAATAATGTTTTAGCCGTATTGTCCCATGCGAAGTAACCTGCTCCTAATGCACCCGAACCACTACCTAAATAGAAGTTACCATCATTATCCATAAACGCACTCATGTCGTTTATTGTAGCTGCGGCAGTTAATGTATTATGGTATCCAAGAACTTCACTATTCATTACCAACCCAGCTGGCGCGGGGAATGGAATTGCGGATAATGTATCACCTAAGAAACTAAAGTCTTGATTGTCTGCACCTTGAGCGCCTGTACTTCCTTTTGCACCTGTTGAACCTGCCGAACCTGCTGCACCTTTTCCACCTTTTCCACCTTGAGCACCTTGACCACCTTGAGCACCTTTTCCACCCTGAGCACCTGCCGAACCTTGTTTAGATTTAGAGAACGACATGGTTTTTGCAATTATTACCTTTTGTGAACCACTACCACTAATTGCATTAATTTCTAATGAACCAGAATCTTTTGTTAGGGCGGTTATCTTAAAGTGATTATGTCCATTTGAGTATGTGTTACCCGATGACCCACCTGCGGATTGTAATTGACTAAACGAAACTCCTGTTGAACCTGTACCTGCGTACTTGTATGAATTAGTTTTATCAGTAATACCTTCAAATACAATCATATCGGTAATTGCACCATTTAATCCACCTGTTGCAATCGAACCTGCTGCGTTTGCAGGAATTGTATGTGATTCATTTGTAAGGAAACCTGTTACTGCGTCAGAACCATCTGCACCTGGCGTTCCATCCGAACCACCTTCTACTTTGAATATTGTAATTGAATCAGATAAATCACTTGCATTGTTCGATACCTCGATTGTAATTGGAAATTGATTTTTATTGGTAACTTTCCCTGCTGCATTGGATGCACCATTGTCAAATGTTAATGTAAATGTTTGAGTACCTGTACCATTTGTTACCGTACCACTTAAAGATGGAGTAGTAATCGAATTACCACCACCTTTAGTGATTGTAATATCACCTGTATCAATTGTATGTGCTAAGTTCTGCTGAACTACACTCATAGTAATTGTAGTAGGAGTTGAAGTTGTATCACTTGAGTCATCAAACGCAAAGGTTTGAGAATCCGAAAGTAAAGTTAGTGACCTTGCCGTTGAACCATCTAAACCATCATCACCTTGTCTTGCTACTGCAACCGACATAGTTTTTGCAATTTGAGTACTTGCACTTACTGCCGTCAATACAATAGAACCACTAAATGGTGAAGTTGTATTTGTAATGGTTACTGGATTAGTACCACTCGTTGTTATATGTGCTGATTTAGTAACAGATATACTATAATCACTTGTACTATCAGTCACACCCTCAAATACTATCATCTCAGTACTTGCACCTGCGAATGAAATAACTTCATCAGATGAACTTAATGGAAGTGTATGAGAATCGTTTGTTAAAAGCGCTGAAACTGCGGATGTACCATCTGAACCTGGCGAACCATCTGAACCACCTTCGACTTTAAATATTTTTACTGAATCAGTTAACCCATCTTTGGTACAAGAAATTTCAACAGGTAAATATCCTTTAGTTTGTTGCATCCCACCTGCGGATTGTCCACCGACCCACTTTAAACTACCACTTACAATACCAGTTCCATTTGAAACATCACTATTATCAAAAGCAAATCCCGTTACTACCGTACCACCATTTCTTGTAATTGTAATATCACTTGTTCCAATAGTACCTGTAAGATTTTGTTGTTGGAAACTAAATATAATATTAGATGGGGTTGCTGAAGAATCTGATGAATCATCAAAAGCAAATACAGGCGAATCTAAACTACCAATTAGTAATTTAGCGGATGTACCTGGATTACCATCTGCACCTTGTTTAGTTCGTGTAAGTGACATTGTTTTAATCAATCGTGTACTTGAACTAACTGCGTTAATTGTTAGTGACCCCGAATCAGCACTTAGGCCTGTTATACTAAAATGATTATGACCTGCCGTTGTTGCATTACCTGACGAACCACCTGCTGATTGTAAATGTGAAAATGTTGTTCCTGTCGATGCCGTAGCAGAGAATAAGTAATTAGATGATTTGTCTGTAACACCTTCGAATACTTTTACATCAGTTACACCACCTGCGAATGATGCAATACTACCACCCGAATCTGCAGGAAAGTTATGATTCTCATTTGTTAAGAAAGCGGTAACTGCATCCGTTCCATCTGTACCAGATGTTCCACCTTCTACTTTAAATACTTTTATACTATCTGTAAATGAGTCTTTACTTACTTCAATTGTAATTGGTAAATGAGTTTTAGATACGACTTTACCTGCCGCCGGAGTTGCCCCATTATCAAATGTAATACTACCACTTAATAAACCAGAACCATCACTTACATTACCACCTAATGATGGTGTTGTGATTGTTCCACCACCATTCTTAGTAATGGTAACATTACCTGTTGAAAGTGCCCCACTTAAATTTTGTTGATTGATAATAAACGATATTGAACTTGGTGTTGCAGTAGTATCTGCAGATGTATCAAAAGCGTAAACTTGAGAATCAACAGTAACTTGTAATGTTTTAGCATTAGAACCTGCGAGACCTGCAGTACCTTGTTTTGATTTAACCAAGGACATTGTTTTTGCAAGTTGTGTACTTGAACTTACTGCAGTAATTACTACTGACCCACTATCGTGTCCTGCTGCTGATATTGTTAATACATTTCCATTTGTACCACCCAATGCTGATGTTACTCCTAAACTACCTGTTCTACTATAAGAATAGTTTTCAGTTACATCTACAACACCTTCAAAGACAACCATTTCTGAAGTTGCGCCATTAAAACTAACAACTGTTCCATCTGATTGTGCAGCGAAGGTATGTGCTTCATTGGTTAAGAATGCCGTTACTGCATCTTGACCATCAGAACCTGGTGAACCATCTGAACCACCCTCTACCTTAAATAATTTTATTGTATCGGTTAATCCATTTTTAGTTGCTGATATTGTAATTGGGAAATGTGATTTAGTTCCTTCTATACCACCTGCATTTAGATTATTTCCAAACACAATACTACCACTTGCTATACCACTAAACTTTCCATCAGTAGAAGTTACATTAGTATTGTTGAAAGCAAAGTTTGTAATAGCATCATCACCTTGAGTTGTGATTGTAACATCACTACTTCCAATTGCGGCGTTTAAGTTTTGTTGGTTAAATGAGAATATAACATTTGTAGGTGTAGCCGTATTATCTGATGCACTATCAAATGCCATCACTTGTGAATCTAAACTTGCTACTAATGTTTTAGCATTAGAACCTGCGAGTCCCTCTGCACCTTTTGCACCTGCAGCACCTGCGGTTGATTTTGCAAGTGACATAGTTTTAACTAATTGAGTACTTGCACTAACTGCGGTTACTGTTAAAGAACCACTATCATGTCCCATTGCGGTTATACTAAATGTATCTGTGCTTTGATTAAAACTAACACCCAACGAACCTGTTCCACTAAATGAATACTTTGATGTCTTATCAGTAATACCTTCAAAGACAACCATATCAGTAACACCTTGACTAAAGTCTGATACTGTTCCTGATGAGTTTGCAGGGAATGTATGTGATTCGTTAGTTAAGAATGCCGTTACTGCATCTTGACCATCTGTACCTGGCGTTCCGTCTGCACCACCTTGTACTTTAAATATTGTTGTACTATCAGTTATATCATCTTTAGTAACCGATAGGGTTAATGGTAAGTCAGTTTTATTTAATGACAATCCACTAAAAGATAAACTACCACTTTGTTGTCCTGACCCTGATACTATTCCTGAAGTCCCACCTAATGATGGTGTTGATATTGTTGAACCACCTGCTTTAGTGATTGTGATATCACTTCCTGCGATTGTAGCTGACAGGTTTTGTTGACTGATTGTAAAGTTGATTACATTCGGAGTTGCGGAAGTATCCGTTGAATCATCAAATGCGTACACCGATGAGTCGGTTGTTATTTGTAATGACTTTGCAGTTGCAGATTCCGTTACGGCGTTAATTGCTTCTTCTACTGATTGAAATCCACCTTCTGGTGCAGTTATTTGAATAGTACCTTTTACTACTAAGTTAGTACCATCCCATGTAAATTTATCACCTAATGAGAATTTTGAATCCGAACCTAAAAAGAATCCTGTGTTTGTATTACCATGTGTTCCGACACCTGTAAACAATTTGGAATCTTGCATTTTGATTCCACCAATAGAACCTGTGTTTGCTATTATACCACCTTGAAGGAATACATTATCAGTTGCCAATCCAAATCCTGGATTTGAATTACCGAATACATAAGATGAGTTAGCCAACCCACTTAAATCACCCAATCGAACTTTTAATCCAACATCATATAATCCACTACCTGTTCTTTCAACAATATCCATAAACGGAGTATTGGTGTCTCGTGGATTTGCATTCATTTTAATGTAACCACTACCACTCAGTCCAGTTGATACTATCACCTGACCTTCATCGTATGGTTGAGCTGCTGATGCTAAATCACCAACAAAATCACCTTGTGACCCACTTCCATATCCTCTTGTTACATATAGTCTACCATGTACTTCGTCTGCGCCAGAATTATCACCATCAAGTGATGCCGAGTTTACTAAAATATATTCTGTTTGGAATCCTGTACTATCTACTTTTTTAGCTAATAGAATTTCACCAACAGTAAACCCACTTGCATTCTTAACTGACATTGTTGTGTCATTTGCAGTAATGTTTGACCCTGTTAATGTTGTTGCGTTAGTAACCCATAGTTGACCACCAACTGCGTTTACAGATTCTTTCTCAAATGTAGTTGTTCTTAGAGTACCTCTAATTCTTACATTTTCAAACTCTGCAGTTCCATTACCTTCTGAAGATATTTTCCATCCTTTAAAATTACTTGCGAAATCTTTTGTCTGTAAAATACCCTCTGGTTTCATTATAAGATTACCACCCTCAATGGATGATGTTGTAATGTCCCATCCACCAATAGATGCTGATTGGAATATAGCAAATCCATCGGCGTCAATAGATGACGAGGCGTTTTGTCTTGTAGAAGGGTTTCCACTAATTTGTGCAGGAGTACGAATGTTGTTTGCAGTAACTGCCCCTAAGATAGTTACACCATCTGTAATCGTACCACCTTCTATTAATACTTTTGATGCGGTTATATCACCTTGAGCTTTTAATCTTAATGAATTGTCTGATGACCTAATCTCATCTGAAACAACCTCAAATCCTGCAATAGATGCAGATGCGAATCTTGCAAAACCATCTTGGTCAATTGACGATGATGCGTTTGCTTTAGTTGAAGGAGAACCATTAACTACGGCAGGAGTCCTAATTTGATTTACTGTAAGTGATGATTTTATTGTTGCGTTTGTACCAATTATCAATTGACCTGTGTTTGGGTCTAAGTGAAAGTCAGATGAACTAATTTCAATCTTACCATCCGAACCACTCATAAATTGACTACCCGGCGTACCTATAAAAAACTTCTCTGCTTTTACATCTAATAAACCACTACCTGATGTTGTGAATATAAGGTGACTCTTATCATTCTCAGATACGAACTCAAATCCGACACCTTCCATTAAGTCACTACCAACTACCAAGTTACCACTACCAGAATATATTAAAAATCCACCTGGCCCTTTTCCTTCGGATGCGGATGTAAATCCTTTATATCCAACAGACCTTAAGAATCCACTACTTGCTCCACCGATTTCAATACCACTACCTAATGCGTTTGATATAAAAATAGAACCTGTTATTAAAGAACCCTTACCACCAATGAAAGTAGTAGAACCTGGAAATACCACATCTTCTATTATAATGAAGGTTTCCGATGGTTCGTTTTTACTATTTAAGAATTCTATTCTAATAGTCTTGGGGTCACCAATATGTTGAGATGGTATTGGTATTGTAAATATGAAGTCTGAACCATCAGTTGGTTCTATATATCGTGTTGTTGCAATTGTTTCAAAATCAGTACCAAGTCCTTGTGATTTAACAGAGGTTCTTAGTAATTCAATTTTACCTGCAACTGGGTCGGCACTTGTGATTGTAAATGTAGATACTGTTTGTAGGTTTTGTGATGTTCCTACCGATGCCGATGAAAAATATTCAATGTGAGCAGGAATTGTTGCTGCATCACTAAATCTGTACTGGTGGTCTTGACTACCCGTTATAGGGTCTTTTATTTGTAATATGTTACTACTTGATACACTTAAGATAGATGATGTAAAGTTTGTTGGTTGTGCAACACCTTTTTGTCTTGGGAAAATAGTTTGTGATGATAAATCTAATCTTACTTCACCACCAATCATCATACTATTAAATCCAGTACCAGCCGTTTTGGTTAGAATTACATCATCACCAAAAGTTGACCTTTGATACTTGACACTATGTGTATCTGTTGTTAATGTTAGGGTTGCGTTTCTACCCTGACCCAATTCATCTTCAGTTTCTTGATTTAATTCAAATGTACTAAATGGTTGTAAACTTGCAGATATTGATGCGAGTGGTAAAATCTTTTCATCAAAAATAATATCGGAAGAAGACCCTTGATTTACTCTTACAGGAATATCTCTATTCCATCTTACTGCGTTTCCATTTCTAGCCGTACCTACAATTGTTACTTTTGCAGTTCCAGATGCGGTATTTTCTGATGGGTCTGTTCTATCTGTATAAACCCAAATACTAACTATCTTACTTCCATCTCGTTCCTTTCCATTCATTATCTCAAAATAGATTGGATTTCCTTTTGAATCAAGAACCTCTATTTGTATTTCAGAGTTTCTTTTAAGTGAGTTGGAACCTGTTAGTCGTATTGTGTTTTTACCTGACCCAAAGAATTCGGGCACTTCCGTTACATTAAAAAATGTTGAGGTTGGATTGGTATCCTCTACAACAGGTGGTTTCGCAGGTGAAAATCGTGGGGTCGGTCCAGACCTTGCATCTCTCAAACTCGCACTTGTTCTTGGTGCGAATTGTTTGTTTAGATTTTTCTTACCTCTTCTTCTGAATGGTATTGCCATTTATACTCTCCATATATAACTATAAATATGAAACTTTTGAGAACCCACGAACTTTACTGATATCTATTATTTGGTCTACCATGTCTCTCGTTTTGTCAATATGACTTATTGTTACAATAAAATCAAATTGTGTCTTAAGGTAATCAAATAATAAATATAGAGAATTAAAGTTATCAGTATCTAAAGAACCAAATCCTTCGTCAATAGCGATAAAGTTTGGTCTTGGTAAATTAGATACATTTATTAACGCAGTTCTTATTGCGATAGAAGATATAAACTTTTCCATACCACTTGTTAATTCAAGAGGCCAGTATTCATCAGTACCATATGCGATATATGAATTGATGTTTTTACCATCTGTATTTAGTAGTACTTGGAAGTCTACTATTGGTTGTAGTATGTTGTTTATTTCTATTTCTAATTTTGGTAATACTTCGGATATTAGTTGATACGGAATCCCATCTCGTCTAACACACTTAAGATAAAACTCATATCCATCGTACTTGATTTCCATATCACGAAGTTTTTCTATTGATTCATTAACTTGTTGTATAGACTTTTCTGCTAATTTTATATCAGAGTTAATCGACATTACTTCTTCGTTAACCTCGGATATTTTGTCTTTTAAAGTTTCTCGTGTGTTTTTAAAAGAATCAATTCTTTCATTTACTAACTTGTTGTGTTCAACTGCTTGTTGTTGCTTATTTGCTTTGTCAATTGTTTTAGATAAAGTCTGTATTTCGGATTTGTAGTTATCTACCAACTTAATACACTCATCATAAACCTTTGTTGCATTTAACCACTCTTTACCCAAATCCAATTGTTCATCTACCAATGATTCATAGTCTTGTAGTTGGTTTCTAACATCAAAGTCATTTCGGTCTTCTAATACTTTTATCTTAGTTTTAATTAACTTTTCATATTTTGAATTTTGACTCTTAATGTCTTTTTGTAATTGTTCTGCTTGTTTAGCGAATGGTGTATTTTTATTCTGTACACAATGTTCACAATTGTCATCAAAGGTCAATTGCCCAATACCATCTAAGTGAGACCTCATATGTTTTAAGTCTAACTCAATGGTCTGAGATTGTTTTTCTAAATCATTAAATTTTATATTTAAAGTTTCATACTTAATATTCTTACCTTTAAGTTCTTTAATATTTAATTTCTTTAATTTAGATTCTATATCTTTTTGTTTGGCTTCGATATCATTAATCTGTAATTTATTGAAATCACATTCTGAGTTTTGATTGTCTAAAAGAACTTTGACCTCGTCTAACTTAGATTCTAAGGTTTCGATATCACCGATATCCTCGACTGGTTTTAAAGTTCTCATTTCAAACTCCATTTTCATATTGGTGTTATCTAACTTTAATTCGAGTTCATCTTTTCTTTCTTGTAACTCATCTAAAGAACCTGTGATTGATGTTAGAGATTGTTCTGCTTCAATTAACTGACTTGGAAAGTCTTCTTTCTTATATTCTCTAAGTAATGTGTTCAACTCTCTAATCTCTTCACTTGCTATCGTCCATAAATCTTCGAATACATCCATATCCAAAAATTGTGCTAATAGTTCTTTTCTTTCCTTTTGAGATTTTTCTATGAACCCACTACTATTAGATTGTGTTGACATCGCAGTTAAAACAAAGTCTTCATATGTTCCAATGTACTCACGAATGATTGCATTGGTCTCTCTTCTTTGTTCACCATTAAGTGATTGTCTTTCACCATCTACAATACGATAAAACTCCACATCAACTTTTACAGTTCCTCTTTTTGGACTTTTCTTTGCTTTTCGTTCTATAAAGTATTGTACATTATTTAATTCAAATTGGAACTTACAATCAAATCCCATTTTAGAATAGTTTAGAACATCCTCTGCTCTGATTGTCCTTGAACATTTATCAAACATACAAAAAGACAATGCGTCCCATAGAGTTGACTTACCACTTGCGTTTGGTGCGAATATCCCATATGCACCTTTCATGTTAGTAAAATCAATTACATTGTTAGTACCATACGAGAACATATTAGAAAACTCAAATCTTCTTGGAATCCAAGTTGAATTACTAATAACATTATGTTTACCGAGTTTATCGTTTATGTCATTATTAATCTGAGTAACTACTTCAAGTTGTTCTTTTGTAAGATGGTCAGTCTCTTCTAAATATTCAGAAATTAATTTGTTTTGAAATCCTGTATCTCTTACATTTTGTAAAACTATTGATTGGTGTTCTACATCTCTTTTTCGAGTAAGAACTTTCTGTACTGTTAGTTCTTGAACATCCCTACCTTTTTTTATTTCTGCTATAAGTTTGTTTAGTTGTGATGTCTTAGTATCTTTTACCCTTACTCTTATTCTTGGTTTATTTGGAATGTAGTTATCAGATACTATCTTACCATTCTCAATATCAATAGTAACATAACCATAATCATTGTGAACTTCGATAAACTTACTTTGTAAAGTTTCCATGTCCCAAACTAAAATACCATGCTTTGGATATTTAGCCTCACCATGATTTTGAACTATAAGTGAACCTGGATATTTTATATGTGAATTACCCATTACTGAATTATTAGGTTTATGAATATCACCTAATAAAACTAAATCAAAATCAGTAAAGTGAGATACCTTAACATTTTTGTTTTGAATCACAAATCCATGTTCCGTTTCTATATTATCTACGGGGCCATGGAATACACCAATTCTACCATTATTCTTTTTATAGTCTTTTGCTTGTGGGAATCCTTCAGAAGTATCCCATATTGATTTATGTATAAATGTATAACCACCAATACCATAACCACCTGTATCTCTTAGGTAGTAAAGGTTTTTGTGGTCTAATGCTTTCATGATTGGACTGAGTGCATCAAGTCTTGATGTGTTGTTTAGATTTGCATCGTGATTACCAGGAATTACAATAGTTGGTAATAAGTCTGCTAACTTACAAAAGAATTCTTGAGTTAAATCTACAACCTCAGGTGACATATCTGTTTTTGCGTGAACAATATCACCTGCAATATAGATGATATCATTTTCACCCATAGTAGATAATATGTGTCCATACAATTGTGAGAATACCTCACGATACTCTTTATGTCTTTTTAGATTTCTAATATGAACATCGGCAATATGATATATCTTATCAATTTTCTCAACACCGATGTCGATGTATTTTATTTTTCTCATACATTAAAAAGCTGATACTCCATTAACTTTCTTAAGTCTAATGATGGTGTATCATAAATTTTTTGGTTTATATTTTCATAACCCATATCGGATGCGTCTTCCTCTCCCATATCAACCAAATGCGTATCTATCCCATACGACATAAACTTCTTTGAAAGACCTATGGCATTAGATAGAGCATCGGAATCTAAACAAATATACAACTTTTTTACTTTATTTGCAACTATTTTCTTTTCTAATTCCGATTGGATTGATTTTCCGAATAATGGTATTGCGTTTCTTCGTATTGCGATTGCGTCAAACGCCCCCCTCACATAATACCAATGGTGTATCCCAATTTATTAAAAGGTCAAACCCTATAATGTTTTTAGATACCTTTGGATTCTTATGTTTAAATTTGCCTTGATAGAATGACCTACCTACAAAAAAGTTTAGCCGGCCTCTGTCATCATACGATGGTATAATAATCTTATCTTCATATTCTCCTGTTTCACAATATCCAATATTGTATTTAATTATATCTTCGGGTCTCAATCCCCTTTTTAACAAATAATTTAATGCGTGTTTATACTTGAAAGAATCTGACTTCTTATAAAGTGGTTTAAATTCCTTTGGTAATTCTACTTGCTCTACGATAGTATCAGTTTGATAATCTGAATTGTATCGATTTACCCTACTGAATATACTATTGTACTCATCCCATGTTGATTTGGATACACGAAGTTTCTTGAATAAGGTTTTAATTGTACGACCCTTTTCATCCGATATCCAACAATGCCATGGATTCTTACCATCAGAAGTAATTTTAATATTTACTTCTAACTTGGGTTTATAGTGGTCAACAAATGGTGAGTAAAACGCATAGTTATCACCTGATGTTCTCTTGGATTTACCAAGAACGGACTCCAATAATTGCAGTAGTCTATCTTCCATTTAATATAAAGTTACCTTAATATACGAAATTATTTCGAGAATGCAAAGAAATTTTGTGAAGGTTTTTCATCTATCCATTCTTGTGGGATTTCCTTCTTTGCCCATTTGAACCCATTCTTCTCACACCACTCGGCGTAAGTAGTTTTAGAACCTTTGTATATTTTACCATTTGGTGATTGTAATACAAACCTTAAATCCATCTCTGGATTTTGTTCTTTTATTAATAAATGTTTTTTTCTATCTTCAGGTAAAAACCACCCCTTGGATTCTATATAGATTCCATTTGGTAATTTAAAATCTGGTTTGTAAGTATGGTATGTTGCTGGTATTGTATATGATACTTCGTGTTTTTCATATTCACCATCGATACCTTGAGCTTGAAGTTGTTCATCAATTCGTGTCTCAAGGCCGGACTTATGTCCTTTTTGTTTTTGGATGTGACTCCAATTGCCTTTTTTATTCATAACTATTCAAAATCTAATCGAATATCAATCGTTACATCAACATCTTGTCGTTTCTTTAATGGCGAACCTAATTTACCTATTGCGAGTAAATCACCCGTATCATTGTATAAACCTACTGATGTTATATATGGTCTGAAATCTGACCCTGTTACAAACGCTTTTAATTCGTGATTATCTTCTGTACCACCTTTTCTTAAAGTGTTGTTTTGTGATACATTATATTCATTTTTCCCAATCTCACATAATATGGATTGCATTTCTATTTTCTTTGTTGACTTATATGTAAACTCATATCCCTTGTCTGTATAATCAAAGTCACCATTTCCTAAGAAACAATTTTGATATTTGGGTCTTGGGTCTGTTACTACTATTAATCCTTTTTGATAATATACATAACCAACATCTCGTGTTTGATATGCCGACCCACTTATCACATGATTGTTTGATAAAGAACCTACATGCGCAGGTGTTAAATGTCTATTATAAATTCTGACCTCATCTACTGACCCACTTGTTCCTGTGAATTTTCTTAATCCCCCATTGTCACACATTATAGTAATATCAGCTTCATTGGAGAATGTTCGTCTTTGTGATGTTATTACATTTCCAACTAAAGTACCATCTATATAAAAGTTAAATCTATTTTGTAATGGATTAAATGAATTATTGTGCGTTACTATAATATTATGCCAGTTATTATCATTATACTTTGTAGATGAACTTAAAGTCATTATAGGTTTTTTGTCTTCCCTACCATCACTATACTGAAAAACTATCTGTCCGTTTTTTGCACCTGCCGTTTGATTGTGTACACTAATATCAAATGGGAACTGTCCATCTGTTGAAGTATCTAATCGTCTCGTGATTGATGGTGCAGTTGAATACGGGTCTACTTTTTGATTTGATTTCTTTATAAGAGTATTAGTAGTATTATCTGTAAAAGATTGGCTTGGCGGTAACTTTACCCATAAAGAAATACCAAAGTCATTTTGTGGTGTAAAGAAAGTATAATGGGAAGTTCCCATTGTTGTATATAAATGGGATTGTTGTGTCATATGTACACCATACCCACTTGAACTAACTTCTCCTGTTGTAGTAATACCAGGAACAACTTTTGCTTTACTTATGTAAACATCTCTTCCATCAGGCCCATCGTCTTTAGACTTTTTGTAAAATGTATTAAATGTACCATCTTGAAATCCTAAGTAAAACTTTAAATTCTTTTTAGGTACAAAGTTAGTATTGTCTATTACCGTATCGTATAAGATACCACACTCGTTTGTATGTTTTGATTCACTTAAAAATAAAGAAGAAGATGCGGCTAATTTAGAATGGTCTGTTACTGTTACTGAACCTGGCTTTATACCCAACCCAAATTTATTTTGAGGTATTGATATAATAGATGCAGTTGGATGTAACAAGTGACCACCATGCCCACCTTTAAAACAACTTGCGTCAATTGTACTCCACATAATTTTCTGTGGAATCTTATTCATAACAGGAACTACTGCTCTTGATTGAGTAAGTAAGTCACTATCAAATTGTATGCCTTGATGTTTAGATTCAGAAACTTCTGTTCGAATACCATTTGGTGATATTCCTCTAAATGTAGATATTTCAAAAGATGATGAATGATTAGTATCAGTCACCACATAATTTTTATATGCCGTATAGGGATACTTGGTTATCCCTTGGTTGAATATCCTTTTGAAAACTTGACTCATACTTCATCGCTTTATTAGAAATCTAATTTAACTTTTATTAAAATTTCATTAGAGAAAGATTTCAATAGAGGTTTAGAAAGTTTAGCAATTGCCAACAACGAGTTGTCGTTATTATATAAACCAACACTTGTGATATAAGTTTTAGGGTCACCGATATAAGTAGTTTGTGCTAACTTACCTTCTGAACCTGAAATATATGTTGGGTTATTACTAAAGTTATACTCTGCATTTTTAGCTCTAACAAAATAAAATGTAGACTTTATCTCTTCTTCATTTCTTGCTTGGAATCCGTTTGCAGCATCTGCAGCCGCAGCTCCACTAATTGCCGTAAACAATCTATTGTGGTTTTGATTATCTGCTTGTGTTCTAACTGTTCCTAAAGATGCTGATGTGTCGAGTAATGCTGCACTTAATACAATGATACCATGTTGTGGATAAACTTCACCGAATACTCTTGATGAGTTTTGGATTCCGTTTAATAATGAACCACTTACAATATTGTATTTAGTTTGTCTTGCGTTACCTGATTGGTCTCTATCACCACTATCGTCAATTAACCTTAACATATCGTTTCCGCCAGAACCTGAGATACATAGTTCCCAATTTCCAGGGTCAAGTCTATCTTTTAATCTTGCTCTGTTTATTGCGATTGCGTAGACATCGTTTTGGTTCGTGTCATTAAATCTAAAGAACTTTTGAGAAGATGGTAATAAGACTTGTTGTAGTTGTGAGTAAATCGCTGATGAAGGTGAATCTTCATTCGTTCCTGCTGACCCACTACCAGCGTAGTGACCATATGAGATTGAGAACTGAGGTTCGTTTGTTGATACAGTCGGGTCGCCATTATAGATTTCATAATAATATGCTTTTTGGGTAGCTGATTGAAATGACGATGTATGGAATACTGTTAGTTCACCACTATTACCACTCCACAATCCTCGTGTTACTCTTTTAGTTCCGCCTTCTACAATATCTTCATTTGTAAATGCAGTATATACTTTACCACTACCGAAGTCGTATGCACCTGCTCCGATTACTGGTGTGTTGTTATTTTGGTTGTCGTCTCTTACTATATCTACAACTGGGTCTGTAACTACTACTGAACCACCACCTGTGTTTCCACTTGTTACACCGACAGATACTGATGAACCACCGCCACCGCCGCCTCCATTTTGCATGAAGACTTGACCGCCGAGTCCGAGGTTACCATAATAAGGTTGGTCTCCACCCATGCCGTAGTTACCAAATCCACCCTCAATTAATCCACCATTATAACCATTGAAGTTAATTCCCATGCCGCCGAAACCCAAGTTTCCTGAATTTCCGAATCCGTAACTACCACCATAATTGTTAAATACTGCCATAATCTATTCCTCTATGCGTTTGATGTTACTTTAGGCGTTACCGTTACATCAATCTCAGCTCTACCACCTGTTTCATTACCAATGATAACAATTCTTGTAGAAGTTGTTTGATTGATTGGTAAGTTTGTAGTTGGTTGAAATTGAAATGCAGTTCCTGTTACAGAAATTGCTTTTGCGGTTGCGTAAGTGTTAATATTAATAATTGCAGATTGTCTACCAGGTACTGCCCCTAATCCTGCGATAGTACCGACATCACTATTTAATAGTATTGCAGTATATCCTAAGTTTTCATTACCACCATTTTTGGTTACCACATTGATTGGTACAAGAATACTTTCCTCAGCAACATTAATCGATGAGATTGATGTTTCTAAGAATGGTAACTTAATAGTACTCTTTGGTAATGATAATAATTTATATTTCATTAGATATGATTCATCAGTAATTGCCTCTAACACAGGCATATTCTCTATAACGATACCATAAAAATCACTACCTAATGAGTGTGCTGGATTCCAAAGGTCGTAATCAACCTCATCGTCAGCCAATGCAAATTGTGTTATTGCAAATTTGTCTCTGCCTTCAGCTAATAGCTCTCTACCCTTCTTGGTAAGTATTGCGTCTACTGTTACAGATGAATTATCTAAAAATCCCATAGTTGTTTCCTCTTTTACTTATATAAATATAGTTTTTTTTATTTTTAAATCATTTTTCTAATATGATTCTAATTTTATCTATTTTAACCACCTCGGCGATTGTTTCTTATAAACCCACCTAAAGTTGTATTTGGACTTGCAGCCCCTGTTGAATTAGGATTGGTTTCATTAAAAATCCCACCTTGTTGGTTTGGTCGTTGTTGTCTGCCACGACTTCTGTTTATCATATCGTTAGCAGCATTCGTGTTAATACGAACTCCACTACCATTTGGTGTAGTTGTTGTAGTTGTTTGCGTACCTCTTGGTCTTGCTCTTACAACAGGGTTTGTTGTACCCAAACCTAAACCAGGCAAACTTCTAAATATATTGTTTTCTACTACAATTGTTTTCCCTTTAGACTTTACCTCATTATTATTGTTACTGAGAATGTGTTGTTTTACACTTACTAAAGTTTCTGGGTCTGCAATTTTAATTGTATCCGGCAAGTCACCTTTAACTTCATCACCTTTTACTACATCATCAGTATTGTATACTAATACATCTGATTCTACTTGAGTTACTATAACAACAGGTGAATTATCAGGAGTATCAGGAGATTTAGTTGTCAATGAATCACTTGATATTTTACATCCTTCAAAAAATAAGTTCTTTAAGTTACCTGTTAATCTATCATCTTGAATTTGTGAAAAATGGTATGATGCCGAATTTGCGAATTTAATTCCCAATGAAGCACTAACATCATTAGAATAAAAATACTTTGGTTCTAATGCGTACCTCGAAGGTCTTGAATTCAAGATTGTTGACCCCGTTGGTGAATATTCCCAATAACCATTTGAACCTGTAAAGTATGCACCAGATGCCGTATTAAATAATGCGATGTCGGTGAACTTATATATTGATGGTTTAAATGGGTCTCGTTCAATACTTGAAGTATAAGTTAAATAAGAACCTGATACAACATTCAGTACACTAATTCCAGGTGCCTCATATTGATGTTGTGTGTAATCAATATTATCAGGTCTTTTGTAATTGTTTCTTTCAAAGACATGAGGTTCAATCATTATACCTTTATGCCAATCTGCTCTCGCAGGTACAAGTTGCCTCATACTATCAAAGACAGACATATCATATCTTGACAACATTCCTATTATAATATTAAGAGCCGTTCCTCTATTATATTTTTGGAAATAGTTTCTTGCTCTAAAATCTAATAAATCATACCCGTCAATATTTCTAACATCAGTATCACCAATTAAATCATCAATCTCAAAATATCCTTCTGATGCGTAAATATCAAAGTTTACAGTATCAGTTGTTGAAAAGTAAGTTCCTAATAAGTTTGAATCATTTGGAGCTCTATCGTATTGACTTACTTCATTTGATGTATCTCTTTGTAGTGGTCCTTGTAATGATGATGACTCTACCCTTACTTTATTATTACTAAGGTTTAAGGCGCCTGCTGATGGGATTGATACAAAGTATGTATCAACTTCACCAGAAAGATTATCTGGCTGACCATGTTCATATGACGCTGATAATATAAATCCTCTATCTGAAGATGTGAAATGTTGATTAGGGTGTCTTGATTGAATTGACCCACTAACATTATTAAATACACTATCAGGGAATATTCTATAAAGAACATTCTCATACGATGTATCTAAATCTAAATCAGTTGTGTTGGCGTCAGAATAATATGCTTCTCTATTTGCCGCATGTCCTTCGAGAACCTCAGATGCTAATTTTGTTTTGTAATATCTAATCTCTTGAATACTTGCAGTTGAGGTTGTTCCAAGGTAAGGCGACATCAGTTTGTTGTTGTCTGATGAACCACTTGAGTTCCAAATAAAGTTCCAATTATTATTAGTTGTTGATGCGGTTGCGTGAACTAATACATCACCAAAGTCATCTACATATGTAGCCCCTAAATGATATCCACCCGATGCAGATGAAAATCCTATAACAACATCTCTCTCTTGTACATACGGGAAGTAATCTGAACTTACTGATATTACTGGTGAACCACCTCTTAGTCTTACTCTGGCTTTCTTTGTTGCTCGTTGGTAATCCCAATGTAAGTCAATCTGACCACCATCTTTTTGATTTAATCTAAATACCGTATGATTATCTGTTGGAAGTTTACCAACATACTCAATAGTCTTTGGTCTAATATTGTTTATAGTATCCCAAATATGTTCACTTCTATTTTTACCATCTAATTGTAATTTGTAAACATATCTGTCGTGTTCATAAATGTTCTTTTGAGATTCTATTCTTGGACCACCATATTCTCTAATCTTTAAGAATGAACTTGGTATTCCGTATGATGATATTAATGTTTTAAATGAACGAGCCGTACCTTTTGTCTTGTAAATACCTGGCAGGTTATTTAACAATCGTCTCCAAGTCTCTTGTACAATTTCTTTAGTTGGTTTAGAATACAACGACCCTGATTGTTGTGGAGTACCATTTTGGTCAACACCAAATTCATATTGCCATAAACCTGTATCTGCATATCCATTATATAGTTTCCAACCAAATGATTCTGCTATTATGGATATTAGGTCATTTGCTAAACCATCTGCTGGGTGTTCTTCTCTTTCATTGATTGTTGTCAATGATTTTATGTAGTTCCAAGAAATGTCAAAATGTTGTCCCAACATATCTACAAATGTTTGATACTCTTCATTAAGTTTATCATCATTTATATTTACAGGAATAACACTTCTTAATTTTGTTGGGTTTTGGTGGTCATATAAAGAGGCACTTGATATTGTCTCAGTTAACCACGAAGTACCTTGACTCGATGTACTATGATACAATACATCTGGATTTCTTGTTTCTTTTGGATATGGATTAATAGTAAATGCTGAAGATGAGTGGTGAGTATAAATCTGTGCTTCATGATTGTAATACAACCAATACTCAAAGTCATCAAATGTACCTATAAGTTCTAATTTTCTTCTGTTAGATGAAGATATGTTTGTTAATGCCTCAGAACCACTTACATTATTTAATACACCAATTCTTCTATCAAATGCCTCAACTTGTTGTAACTTATAATAAAAGTTTCTAACTCGTTCTTCTGCTGATGAGAAGTTTACAAAGTTTTTAAAATCAGAATAATCTATATTTAATTTTACATTTCCAAGAGAACCACTAAAATATCTATCTATTATTTTTTGTTGTGTAGGTGCGCCAGAGTCTAATAAACTACTCCATGTTTCGTAGTCACTACTTGCACCACTACCATCACCTAAATCTATATTAAAGTTTGGGTCTGAGAAAAACTCAGTATTGTCTTCACCTAATTCGTTAAATACTATAACTCGTTCTATGTAAGATTTTTGTAGTTGTGCAGATGTTCCAATTGTATCATTTACATTTATTTCATCTGGCAGTGGACTATAAAGTTTTAATATAGCGGTGTCAACTGAAGTTACCGTCATGTCGAGTCTTTTGTACTGCATACTCCAAAAACTTGGAGCACTTAATGGTACACCAACTCCACCACCTGGACTTCCGTTGTTCCAAACACCTGCCAACTCTACTGACTCTCTAATACCATTTTCAGTAACATCTAATGGTAACGACCCTGATGTTGATACACTTCCTAAAGAAAACTTTCGTACCCAACTTAAAGTAGTGTCGGGGTTTTGTTTAAGTTTAAATTCATCAAATCTACCAGTAACCTCAAAATGCCAGTTGCCTGTAACAGGAGCGGTTTGTTCTGTTTTCTTTCTTACGATTACTTCAGTAAATGTATTGTAGTCCGATTCACCATCTAAATTCAATGAAGCTTCAATACCACCCGATTCAACTGGAAACCAAATACTATCTTGCGTATCACCTGGTGGATACGGTAAGTAGTCTTGTACTTCACCGACAATTGTACCATCAAATGCGGCGTTGATAATTGGTATTAAATTATTCTCACCAAGATTAAGCATCAATGGTGTGTAAGTTGTACTTGGGTCTGTAAATGAGTTTGCTTGTATTTGTTGATTTTTTCTATACAATGATGCAAATGCAGAAAGACCATCTTGAATAAATCCTTGAGAACCAATTACTTTAATTTCTTTTCTGTCTCCTGATATTTCTACAATCTTTAGGTTTGATAGGTTGTGAAGGAAATTATAAACTATGTTGTATGTTCCTTGATTGAACCCTGCGGCTCTAATATCTGACTCTGGTTTTACATATACAGTATAACCATTTTGTTCATCACCAATTTTTTGGATATTTCCATTTGTACTTGCGACAAGAGTTGCACCTGCGTAGAAGTGTTTTTCAACTATGGGAGTTGATACTCCTGGAACACCAACAATGTCAGCATCTCTAAGAGGCACTCTGATTTGACCACCATCAAGTATTGCTTGGTCACCATTATCAAAAACTTGACCATAAACTGGTTGTCTTGATAAAACCTCTTCTTGATTATAAAATCTATCTAATGCCATTCTTTAAATCCAAAAACTTACCATTATAAATATTTTCTCTCATTCGTTTCTTTACTTTAGAAGTTGTATAGTAATCGTACCCTTCTATTTCGTATAGACCCGTTGTCAATTCAGTTACATTTAAACTATCAGGCAACATTCTTTCTTGTAGAGTAACCCCGTTAAATGTTTTTAAACTTCGTTTATGATTTTTAACTCTTTTAAACTTGTTTCTTGCTTTAGATGGTCGTTCACATTTGTTTCTAAGACCTAAGTGGTCTTGCCATAATGCCTCATTTGACCATTTAATATCAATAAACATATTTCTTTGGAATCCTAAAATCATAGCCGTATCTAAAATATGTTTTAAGTATTGATGATTTTTTATTTCATTTCGTAAAACAATATCTACATCCATAGTTGGAATATTTGCACCATAAACATTTTCTGCAAATGCACCAACCAAATAAACTTTATAGTCTGATAAATCAACTTCTTTGTTAAAGTTGTTCCACCACCCTTTAAACTTATCGTACCTTGGTCTTTCCCATGGTGTTGTAGTTTCGATATTTCCTATTTTAAAATAAAACATATTTTTTCCTATGAATCTAAGTATCCACCACCACCAAACATACCATTATAATATGGGTTGTTAGGGTTGTATGTTGTTTGATTTCCACTTCCTGCTCCAGCTGGCGAACCTGCGGAGAATGGGTCATCGGTTACGACTCCACCACCACTTGTACCACCACCTCCTGAAGAGTTACCACCAGTTGTTTGACCTGTCGATGTTCCTATAAAATCATTGACTTGTGTAGGGAATGCATCGGGTGGGAAACCATATCCATTTGGAACTCGTGTACCATCATCTAATTGAGCAATCGGTGGCCAAGGAATTCCCTGCTGACCTTGGATTTCAGTAAAAGGTCCTGATAAATACATAGAACCCAATCGTGCTCCCATCCTAGCTCTTTGTTGAACTGATTGATTTGGAACAATTCCTCTTTCTGGAAAACTTAATTCTTTTATTTCAATGTCAAGATTATTAGTAACATCTGATTGTTGATATCTGGCTACTTTTGTTTTTGAACCATCATCTTTATCAACAAAGTAGATATTACCATATTGTTCCCCCTGTTGTTGAATGGGGTACGATACTATCTGTCCTCTGACATTTCTGTTTATATCTCTTATTCCTTGTACACTCATTATCGTACTACCTTAAAGTAAAAGTTGTCATCGTAATATTTTATGTCACTTCCTTGGTCAACCCTAAAACAGAATTTATAAAATCGTTCAGGTTGTAATCCGTTAAACCAAAAATTGAAATAGTTACCACTTGCGTCACAACTTAACTTTGTGTAGTTTGTATCGAATGGAATGATAACTTGTTCGGTTTGGGAATCTACTACTGAGTAATATGATGTAGTTGGTAAATATTTTATCGTCTTTAAAGGTGACGATTCAAATGTCCTTGTTGGATATCGGTCTCTACCAAATACTCTAATCTTAGCTTTAGAACTTTCTTTATATTCTGTTGAAAGATTCTTCACATATAATATAAGGTCATCGCCTGTTAGTGCGTTTAGAGACCCTGTTACAAATGTAGAATCATCCCACCTTGCTTCTAATACAGGTGGATAGATTGTATGAGTATCAGATGAAAAGAACTTTATTGAACCGAATTTTTTATCTGATGCTTCATCATTGTTAGACTTTTTAATAATAAGTCCGTTGTTAACCCTTGTACCATTAATCATTTCGTTTACATACTCTGTAACTGGCACATCCAAATTGTCAGTTGATTTTGTAAACACTTGTTTGTAATGTGTGCCTGCACTATAAGATGATGTGAACCATGTTCCACCACCACTTGTTTTAGCAAACGATGCTTCCCATAATGTATCATGGAATGCTGACCCTGTTAGGTCATGGTCTGTTGATAATATTTTAAAGTTGTCAATAGATGCACTTGATTGTATTGAACTTCCACTTGCAAAGTATGACCATCTAAATAAATGTTGTCCTGATTCTCTTGCTTGGAATTTTACTGTTGGTGTAAAACTTGATGTAATATATCTTATTGCATTATCAAAATCGTTAACATCAACTAATCTACCTGTTGGTGTTTGTATTGTAAACTCAACACCCAATGATTGGCCTTCTGCATTTACTCTTGGAAAACTTCCTGTGTCTATTGAAAAACTGGCAGTATAGTTTCTACCTTCTTGTAATGAAAACTTTCTATTTAAAGTTGCCCCACCATTGTTGGATGCACTTATATTTAAAATATCGTTAGCTATAAAGGCTGACCCTGTAATTCCTTGTGTGTTATCTATTCCCTCATTTATAAAATATGTAGATGGTAATCCACTTACATTTACAGAGAACTGGTCATTTACCAATGTTGATGAAGGTTCATCTTTAAAGAATAAGAAATTGTCAATTGAACCTGCTGACCCATCCGAACCATTTTGGTCAAAGAAAGAAAATTGTAATTTATGAAGTCCAGAAGCACTTGCCGTAAATGCCATTTTATATGTTGCGGTTGATATTAGTGATTCTTGGAATCCTGCAATCTCGTTATTTAATAAATCCCCTGAAGGGTTTACTACATTGAAGTCAACGCCTGATAAGGACTCTCTGTTGAAATCAAATTCTACTTTGTATATTTGCCCTGCATCTAATGACGCTGATAAGTTTGCCGTACCACCACTAAACTCAGATGCCGACATTGCCATCTTACCACCTGAAACAAATAACAATGGTTCATCACCATTTTGTCCATTAATTTTATCTACTAACTCAAACCCACCAAGACCTGATACAAAGTCTATTGAGGATATTAATGAGTTTATTAAACTTGAATCTTTTATCTCACCAACCAATGCACCTGTTACATCCCAAGTTTGACCTGTATTAGGTTCAACCCACGAACATCCCTCTTCGTGATGTGGTGTATCTGCTTCTTGCCCTAATCCCTCTACCCATGCTTGTTTGATTGGATAAACAAACAATTCGAAATCTTCTTGTAAGTCTGCACTTTCAACATTCTCTAATCGTAATCTATATTCAGGTGATGTTATTGTTCCATCTGAAACTGAACTTGAGATTTCAGCTAAGTCGAATTGAACCAATGCCCTACTATTTCCTAACAAGTTAGTATTAGATGGGTCATACAATTTATTGACCTCAAGAATTTGGTCTTTACCTGTATTCTGGTCCTTACGATTTGAATCTTCGTAAATTGTAGTATCTTTATTTGCGTATATTCTATAAATCATATTTTAACCCTTTAAAATAGTGGTACTACTTTTCCTCTAATATCTTGTTCTGGGAATTTTATCTCAAATATAGATGGGTCTTTAGGTGGATATACAACTCCCTTTCTTGTTGCGGTTACAATATCATATCGTTTGTTGGAATAACTTCCACCATACTTGTTAATGACTTGTAAACCACCAAGACCATCTTTATCAGGTCGTACCACACTTTGTACCCCATCCACTTCATCTAACATTACATATATATCAGATAATAATATCGGTTGATTAATACTTCTTTTATTAATTGTAAAATAGTCCTTTATCTTTTGAATACATTTTAAAAGTACATCATTAGAATTAAAGTTAGGTTTAACTACGATTTCAAAATCAATACCTACATTTACAATGTAACCATCTTTAATATTGATTGCGTCAGTTAATATTCTATAATACGATAAATAATTTCTTAAATTTTGTTTAGTTGCCGGATTTAAAACTGTTAACTTTTTGTTTGCGTCATATCCTAAACAATAAAAGTTTATAGCTAATGGATTTAAAACACTTTCGTTTGTTAACGGACCATCATCAAGTGGTGTCTTGATTTGAAAATCAGGAGCAACAAATGCTTTTGCTATTGAACCGAATTGTGGTGGTAATGCGTATGCTCTTACTAAGTAATCTTCTCGTGTCACATTTCTATTCTGTGCACTAAAATAAGCTTTTGCGTTTTCTCTTACCTCTTCAATCTCTTCTTCAAACTTACCACCAACCGCAGGTCTCTCATTTATTACTGCGATGGATTGTTTGATTTCGTTAAACAACGCCGAATCTAATCCTATGCCTGTTGTTTCTATTTCAACCTCGGCTACTTGGTTTAGGTCACCTGCGATTACATTATCAATTACACCAAGACCAACTCTGTAAGTTACTGTTAGTTCTTGATTTGCAGGAGCGATTCCATATGTTTTACTATATAAAAAGTTTGATGGGTCTAATCCTTGATTTAGATTTCCATTTGCGTTATATAATGCAGAACCCACATTGTCTGGATTAGGAAGTAACTCTTCATCTGCGTTTGCAGATACGCCTGCACCAAACTGAACTATGATTTCACCCTCATCACTTATACGAGTTATATATCTTTTAGGAACTCTTTTTAGTTTTAGTAAAGCGGGTGTATCATTACTAAATGCAGAATATGTTAATGAGTAGTCTGCCGTATTTGGACTTTCTGTAAATACAGTATCTTGGCCAAGGTAATCTACCTTAGTCCAAGTTTCACCATCATCGTCTGTTATTTTGATTACATCAATTAACCCATCCTCATCTTGAAGTTTTATCTTGTCATAAATCTTTGGTGAATCAAATGTAAAAGTCTGAGTCTTTTCTTTACCACTTGTTGCCTGTACATATTTCTTTAAAAGATATTTTACAGGTAAGTTTGTACTATCATCTACTTGGTATACTGATATTTCAGTTGGGTCAAACGATGATGAGTAATTAAATCTAATTTTTTGATTTGTACTAAACTCGATATCACCATTTGATTCTGCGATTATTTTTGCACCTTCTTTTATATTTAATGCGTATCTAAAATCTGGTCTTACATTTGCACCACTACCAATTGCTGGTACTAATTGGAATACTGCCATATTTGTTGTTGCGGGTACATTTAATTTTGGTTTGTATCCATACGCCTGTGATATTGCAAATATGTTTTTCTTTTCTTGTGCTTGTTCTAATATAGATTCTCTAAGTTGAACATCAGTATAATATGAAAGTACATCCCCAACATATGAAGATAGTTCCAACATCATCATACCTGGAGAGGACTCGTTAAAGTCGTTAAAAGTTTGAGGGAAATAAGTTTTTGTAAAGTCTACAAGATTCTGTCTTATAGAACCAAACTCTCTTCCTATTAACTTAACATCTTTTTTAATTTTATCTGCCATGTTGTATTACCCTATGCTATTGATAGACCACCTTGTTCATCTATCCCTACTATAATTATCTTGTTTGCTCCAGTTTCTCCTACTGAAAATGAAAATGAAAAGTTTACTCTGTTATTATCTGCTTCAGTATCAACTCTAATTTCTCTCATTTTAATGTAAGGTAACCAAAACTTAATATCTTTTTCAAGTCCACCTTTTAATCTTTCGATTAATTCGTCTGTTATATTTTCAAAAAGAAATGAAGGTAAGTCTGTTCCAAACAAAGGCTGAAAGGGTCTCTCACCCTTTCTTGTAAGTAATAAGTTTTTAAGATTCGATAATGCCTGTTCTTCTGTTGTCATCGTACTACGAAATATTGGAGCACCACCCAATGGGAATGGAATCCCAATTGCAGTATTCTTTTTTAAATCTAATGGATTTATTTTTTTCGTAGGTCTTGTAGCCATTATACTCTACCCTTCTTCTTGTTTATTGCTTTCATTAAACCTGAATAATCTTTTGTTAATGCGTTTCCTACACCAGAACTCATCACTGCGTTTACATCAACCGCTCTACCATCAGAATCTTTTGTTGGTATCATTGATTGTGGTGTTGGTGAACTACTGAGTCCCATCATAGATGACATAGTTGCTCTATCCATTCCTTGTGCATTATTTGCAGTCATAGTTCCACCACCCATTGTTGGCCAATGGTCAACTGTTTCATTTAATAGGTCTGAGAATTTCCCACCCTTAAATTTAACATTTGGCTTCTTAACCTTTTTTGTTGGTTGTGGTGTACTCATTTCTTGAATAATAGATTCACGAATGGCAAGTTTCTCTTTTGCCACCTGCTTCTTTACTTCTTCTTTTATTAACAATCGTATTGCTTTTACAAATTTATTAGTGTCCATAATAATAAATAGTTTTATTTTAATTAATTTTTCATTAAATTTAACTCTGTCGTTATTTTAGCGATTCTTGCTTTGATTCCAGTACATTGTCCTTTCAATGCACCACCTGCGGAAGCAAGTGGGGCGTTTACTCCTACATATTTGTTAGGTGTTGTACTAATGTTTGGAATAGCTCCATTTGAAGCAAATCCACTAACCGCATTATTTAACGCATCGAGTTCGTTTTTAATTTCGTCTATTTGTGTAAACATATTATCCATCGCAGCTTTCCATGCTGGTGTTGATATATTCACATCTTCTGTTCCTGCCAATATAACTCTATCCTTTTTAGCATTTAATAATACTCGGTCAGAGTTAACCATAAATTGTGGGTCACCCCATAGGTTAGCAGGTGTTACTCCTAAAGAAAATGGATGTGCTTGACTTAAGGATATAGTTTGTTTGGATGTCATATATAATGAAGTATCATCCTCATCAACTTCCTCTATAACAAACTTATTCCAACCACTTGAATTTTGAGTATTTCTTAGTATTGTAATTGGTGATGTAGAGTCACCTTTCCAACTTGGTTTTTCAGTTGTCTTAGCACCAGCTGGAGTATATCCAAGTCTGATTGATTGTCCAAACCTTCCTTCAACTATCACATCACCACTAAATGGTTGTAGTGCGGATACACCACCCACCTCTTCAAATCCAAAATCAAATTGAAAAGGTTTAGTAGAACTTGCTTGTGGATTACCTGCAGATGCTTCTGCATATCCACCCGAGTCAGCTCCATCACCTTCAAGTGTTGTATATCCTGATGGTAATGCGTTATGATTTGTATTCCTTTGTAATGACAACGGAGTTACATAATACATTCGTGTTCTACTTGATAGTGCGTTGGAATCAGGACCTCTTTCATTAATGAGGTATACCATTTCCCCTGCAACGGGTACTCTTTTTATGTTGGTATCCAAAGGCCATGCAATTTTTTCAACCTTAGTTCTACCTGATGCCATATTTACTTCAACCTTAATTGAGTAAAGTAAATCGGAATCAGAGTCTTGTAGTTTTACTTCTGTAACGAGACCTGTGGCCATTATACTTCTCCTGCTTCTTCTTTAGGTAGGTCTTTTTCAACCTCATCTATGGCGTCCATCAATTGTCTTTTCTCTTCATCAGACAACATATAGTTTCCACCATCGGTGTTATTATCTTTCATCATTCGTTGAACAATTGCTGCAAGTTTTATTAATGCGTCATCGTTCCTAACGGATATGTCGAGATATTCCTTTATTAAAGGAACAACTACTGAGGCATCATTTAGATTCTTGACCATTGGTTCAAGTTGTGCAATCAGTAGTTTTATTTGTCGGTCTTTCTTTTTCTGATTAGAATAAATGTCAGCCATTACATCTGAAAAAGATTTACCTTTAAAAATTTCATCGTCTTTGGTCATTGAATTCCTCGATTCTATGATTTATTTCTAAGTGTCCTTTTGATACAAAATCGATGTACAACTCTTTATATACATTTTTTAATTTACCAATTACTTTTGTAATATATTGGGTTTGAACACCAGTTCTCTCTCTAATAAGTATGTAAAGAGCCTTTTTGTTGTAAGAATATAAATCATGTCTTGTTCTAAATAGTTCTGTAACTGAGTCTGCTATTTTTTGTTCTCTATCTTTAGAAAACAGCTTGTATAGATTTGCGTCAACATATCTAACATAGAAATCAAAAAAGTCTGCTATTGATTCTTTTAACTCCTTATCGTAAACTTCGTTACCTATATTTCTTGAACTATCAATATACTTTACTTCGGTCTTTTGTTTCATTCTTTGATAGTTCTGATTATTCTCATTGAATAAATAGTTTCTTGCTACCACAGTAAAATAAGAAAACGCCCTACCATTAGCTCCATTAAATTTATGAATCTTTTGGTTTAGGAACGCAACAACATTAGCTTTGACATCATCATATGGGACATCGAAATAATATGTCTTATATGTGTGAATAACATTTTCAGCTAACTTGTCAAATGGATAGTGAATAAATCTATTGTAGATTTTATTCTTCATCTTATAGTCGTCTGAATTGTTGTATGCGTTAATAGCTATTTCAGTAATCTTCGTGAAATACCTTTTACTCCTTTTCCTTCGTTTCCTCGGCATAATAATTTTCAAGTTTTTCTATGATTGTATATAACTGCTTAAATACAAATCCAGTTTCATCATCATTTTCAAATGCTCCTTTAGTATCTAAGTCCTTCATCTTTTGCATTGAGTCGTCTATTTCCTTTGCAAAGTCAGATATAAATTTTTCCTGTTCTTCAACAATTTCTTCAGCAGCTTCATTCTTTCTCAGTAAATTCCAAGTAGTGAATGCAAATACTATTGTTGTTAAAGACAATATAATAATTGTTTGTACCATAATTTTAATCTTCTACGATATCTTTAAATGCATCAAATACTTTTTTAGTATCCTCAGTCGATGTCTTTGAGGTATTAAATGTATCTGATAATTTCCCTTTTGTAGATGGTCTTCCGTTTGGATTACGAGTTGACTTTACTGGTGCCATCTCTTTTTGCCATCTTTCATACTCATATCTAGCTGCATTGATATCTGCTTGATGCATGATATGAGGTAGAGGTGTTTTAAGGGTTTGGTCTTTATTGAAAGTAATATAATACTTTTTATTAGACTCGTCATACAACCCATCTGTAAGTTGTATTCCTATCCACTCCTCTTCACTACACTTAACTCCAAAATAGTTTAGAAGATAAAAACTTCTAAGACTATGGTCCATATAATTTAGGTTTGGATTTGTTTTGTAAATCTTACCTTGGTTTTTAACATGCCACTCGGAGTCGTTTTTAATATAGTGGTCTTCTTCAACCGAACCAAGTTTACCTAAGTCGTGATGTAACGCCGTAAATATAAGAGACTCTTTACTGAGTCCTTCTAAATCAAGACCCCACTTTTCTTGTAGGTCATATATACTAAGTGCGTTTCTTGTAACTCTAAGTACATGGTCAATGTATCCACCAGGAAATGCATTATGATAATGTTCAACTGATGATGCAGGTGTATAAATTATTCTCTCTTCAAAATGGTCATACATTTTGTTTAGTGATTCTAATCTCTCACCTGTAAATGTTTGGTTGATTAATTTTCTAAATTTTTCGTAATTACTTACTAATTCTTCTGCAGTAAAAAAGTTTGTCATTTTATATTATTTTATCTATTATTCCAAGTTCTAATGCTTGTTCTGAAGATATAAAGTAATCATTGGACGATATACTTTCCCAATGCTCTTTATCTTTCTTTGTACACTCATCCATAAGTTGATTACAATCACTTTCTAATTCTTCACTAAATTTAGCATTTGATTTTACATCACTTAATTTACCTACTACAACAGTAGACAATTGGTGTACCATAATCTTTGAGTGTTTGGATGCCATACGAGTACCCGTACCACACGCCAGTAATAATGCTCCTGCGGACATCGCAGCTCCCCTAACAATGATATTGTATTTGATACCTTGTTTTTTCTGAGACCTCATAAAGTCAATTAACCCAAGAGTTTCAATCACATCACCGCCTGGTGTATTCAATAAGATATTGAATGTCTTAACATCACCACCATTAAGTTTGTTTAGTAATCTTGATTTTGATATAACATCAAATGTCATACCAGATTGGATTTCACCTTCTATAATAATAACATTATCTTGAGTGTCTATTCCATAATCAAAATGTCTGAAGTGTTTTCTATCAGGGTCTTTGTCTGGTGCTGATGCTTGTTTTCTTTCAGCCTCAGTTAACTCTTTATCATATCTAACTTCAAGTTCGTCTTGACTTGTAGTTGTCTCATTTCCGTATAATTCGTCCATAGGTTTAATTATAATTTATACTAATATACAACATTTATTTGTAATTACCAAATCTTATTGATGTTATTTAAAGATTTCTCCATGCAGCGGTCTTCGTAGTACCCTTAGTTATATTTGCAGAAGGTATTTTTTTAATTACAGGTGGTACATTCTCACCATATAGTTCTTTTGCATCTTCGTTTGGTACAAATCTAACTTGCTCATTATCATCAAAAGTTCTTACTTGATTTTCTGGTTGACTTTCTTCCAAAACTTCTTGTACTTCTTCTTGCTGAGGTTCTGATGGTTCTTCCTCATCTTCTTCAACAATGGGTTCGTGATAATCACTATCAGGGGTAACCCCACCATTCCCATCATGTATAATATTGTCTGTGCCGTTGTCATCTTTTCTTCCTAATAATTTATTTAATGCAATTACCATAGCGATTGCTAATGGGTCAAAAACAAATACTATTAATAATGTAAACCAATTAACAATTACATTCATTGGTTTCTTAGTTAACTCTGCCATATATCTAAGTGGACCTATCTCAGCCGCCACTTCGTTATTTGATTCAATATCTAATACTTGTAATTCAAGTTTTGTAATTGAGTCAGTTAATTGTTCAAGTTTCACATTTATACCTGCCCTTGTTTCTACCGCGGTATTTAATTCTTTCGTTAACAACTTTCGAGTTGAGGAAGATTGTGTTGTAATAATTCTACCCAATGTATCTGTATATTGTATTCTGTTATTAGAGATACCATTCCTCAAATCAAGGATAGATTTTGTTAAATTACTTTTTTCTATATTGTAATAATCAAGTTGTTCTTGGAATCGGTCTCTCTTTAACTCAATTACTTTAACTTGTTTTTCTACAATTCCCAATTGGTCTGCGGTTGTTTGATATGCCGATGTTAAGAATCCGTAGATACCTAATGATGTAATCACCATCAGTATACCAACTGCAAGAGTTAGATACCACTTCATCCATCCTGCTTTACTCCAATTATTATGTAGGTATGATGCGGTCACAAGTTTTGCTACTTCTAATGCAGCTGCCATAATAATAACCTCAAACCTGGCTCCTGCGAACAAAGAACTCAATCCAAATACTGAATAGTAAGCTGCAGAACCTGCTACTGAGAAGGTACTGATAATCATTAATAGGACGAACCCATTTGACCTGTTGAAAAGTTTTTTCATTTTTTTTCCTAAAAATTGGTTTTACTAACTTTTAAAATTGTACTTATATAAGACAAAGTCGCTAAGTCGCTAAGCTTCACCCGTACTTAAGTACTCTATAAATATCAAAAGTAAAAATAATAAAACAAATAAAAACAAGCTTTCCCCATAGTTGTGCCCTTTAGTGTCTACTAAAATTGGAAAGATAATTTAGAACAGTCAGTTCTTTTGCCTTAGCTTCAACCACAATATCAAGGTCATGACCATAAGTTTTGATTTCAGAGTACAAATAATCTGAATGTGCCTGTGCTCGTGCAGTCTCATCCTCAAGTGTTTTTGACTCAGAGTAATGAACAACTGGTTTGATATCACCCCAAGTGGACATCGCCAACTCCAATGCTTCTTGTTCTGATAACCCACCTGTATTGAATGTATGGTGGTGATAATCAAAGACAATTGGAATGCCAGTCCTTTCGTGTATATACATTAAGTCCTTGACAGAATACATACTTGCCTTGTCATCATTCTCAACAGTAAGTCGTGTCTGAACAGATTCAGGCAACTTCTCAAAGTTTTTACAGAACCTATCCATAGCGGACATCTTATCACCATACACACCATTACAATGAATATTGATTTTGTTGTAAGGAGTACGAGACAATCCCATCAAGTCAAATATCTCACCATGAATAGTTAAGTCTCTAAGAGTATTGTTTACTACTCGTTCATTTGGTGATACAAGAACATTGAATGGGCCAGGATGAGATGTGATTCGTTGACCATACTTTTCTGCCAGATTACCTGCTCCCTTGAGGAGTGTAGATATCTTACGATAATCAGGCATATCTGATAACTTGAACTCACTAGCCCAAGGAACTAAATCAGAGGTCATACGGAATAGATTGAATCCGTTCTGATGATTCCACTTGATAATCTCAATAAGGTCTCTTGTGTTTTGTAATGCGAGGTCTGATGACCTTGTGATTCCTTCCTTAAGGAATGTTCGTTTAATCATACTACGATTTGTAGTAATCTTGTTTTTGCGTAGTGTCATATTGATACACGCGTAACCTAAGTTTGTCATTTTTTATTATTTAATTATTATACAATATACGAAAATTATTTTACAATTCCAAATTTAAAAGTTACCATCCGCAACTTGAAAACAAGTAATACCATTCGCTCTCCACATATCAACAACTTTGTTTCTATCATCGAATGTACAGAGAACATTGTCTTTACCAATATCATTTAACCAATCTTGTTTTAAGATATCATCGGGAGTAAAATCCTTCAAAGGTCTCATAAACAATCTGCTCCAAGGAACTTTGTGTTTGTTTAACCACGACTTGGTAGTGTGAATAGTACCTTTACTTCTACCACTAAAGATAATAACCTTGTGGTCAGTAGACGCCAACATCTGTGCCATCTTTATAACAGGTATATTAGGTTTATCCAAACTAATATTTTTAGGGTCAAAGAATTTGTCCCAATCTAACTTACCATTTGGTTTAGTAGATATCTTTCTTCTATCATCGATAAGAGCGAGAGTACCATCTAAATCAAAAATTACTATGTTCTTCATACTATTAAACTTTACATAGTAAAGATAATAAAAAAAGGGGACTCTGGCAAGCCCCCTATGTTAAGAAATTGTTAAATCTCATCGTACTCTACATCTGTAACTTCTTGGAGAAAATAGAAGTAACCATCACTTCCTCTGAGTACCATATCGCAGTTTAGATATTCTTTCCATGTTTCCACAATCGGTCTTCTTTCTTCATGGATTTTTCGAATGATTAAATATAGCGTATCATTATGTTGTAACTTCTTATATCTAAACCACGAATATGCTGACATCTAAACTACTTAACTTTTACTGTAATATTCTTTGCTTTCCTATCCTCATACTTTGGAATCTCAATATTAAGAAGACCATCCTTACAAACGGCTGATGTAGAACCTAAGTCGAAAGACTCGTGAATCTTATACTTTCTTTCAAGTTTACGATTATCCTTTTCAGCTTTGATTAAAAGATATCGGTCTTCAGTTTTCACATCAACATCTTTGTTTGATAGTCCAGGAACTTCCAACTCAATTTTCAAAACATCATCCTTAACCCAAGATGTTGGTGTTGAAATACTTTTTGCATCGGTGTCCCAATTTAACATTGAATCCATAACAGTATCAAAATTGCTATAAAATAAATTTGTCATAATAACCTTTTTTTAATTAAACATTAATTTCTTTGATTATTATAGTACCAATTGTGTACCAAATGGATTTGTATGACAAAATGTTAGTTTTGTAAGGTTATAGTATGACAAAGTGTCAGTTTAAGGATATAGCTGGTCCTTGTTTTATGACACGATACTTTCTTGTGTCCTCGAAACTCTCTTCAAGTTCTAACATTAAACCATCCATTTGAAACATTCGGATAGTATCATTCATCATCTTTTCATTATCACAAGTTATCCAAAGAGAATCGAAATCAAGTATAACACTAACCTTTGTAGTTTTTGGTTTGTCTTCGGGCTCTGGAATGAATTCGAACATAGGTTCATCGAAATCCTCATCTTCGAAATCATCGTCCTCAAGTTCACCATAAAGGTAGTCATGCATATAATAGACTTTCGTCATATCATCTAAACTCATGAAGTAATTAAATTCTGGCTCGTCCCATTCCATGATACTCCTTTTATTATAAGTATGACTCATGGTTTGTCTTTCCACAATTTATTTAGATATTCTAAACCTTCTTTATTGATAATCGTATTATCTGCTTTTATAAAATCAATGTAGATATCAATTATGGTTTGTACAAACTCGCTGGTAAACCTATCCTTCATCTGGTTAAGTTTTGCCCCCATATTAACAACATAGTTAGTATCAGGCGCCTGCTCTGAGTCTATAAGAGAATGAATCTTGTTCTTAGCGATTGTGTAGTAGGGTTCTTTTTTAGCGACAACAACATCCCTAACTGATGCGACATAGGTTTCAAGGTCAGACTTCTCACCAAGCGTATCATCTGCCAACATATCAAATATGTCGGATGACGCGAAGTTCAAGTAATACTTGTCGTGCCTACGAGACTCCATTATCGAGTCTGAACAGAAAGGTAAATTTTTATCATTCACTAATAAAAGATTTTATAATCCTAATCTATATTTTTTCTTAGACAACTCAACTGCCTCAAAACAAGTCATGGCTAATTTATTTAACTCGGCCATTGTTACTTCAAATTCCTTATTGTCTATCTGAATGTAACCTACCTTAGTAGCTCCATGTGGGTGGTTTGAGAAATCAAATTGTTCGTGTACACGAAAATCTAAAGTGTTGTAGATATTTCCGTACTTCTTTTCGTTTCGTTCCTGTCTTTCTTGAGGAACTCCAAATGAGTGGTTTACATTACCAAGCCTCAATTTGGTTTTATTATACTTTTTCATAAGTAACTAATTGTTGGTTATATACCAATAAATAGTTTTCTCAATACTAATAAAGTTAATTTTTCTTACGATTTCTTCGAGAAATTCTATCAAACTTTTTTTCATCGAATTTCATGTCTTGTTTAAGTGGGTGTGTTCTGTTAAAATGTTGCTCTATCTGACAAGACCTACTTGCCCAATACCATGCATCATACACCTTCGATTGTGGTGGGATAAATAACTCTTCACCCACCACAGTACCAATACCACTCGATATGTAAAACATACCACTTGAATTCATTTGAACCTTTGCGTTAGGATACTTCTTCCTAACCTTTCTTTGGAATGACTTAAACTTCCTCGTCTGAACTTTGTCCATTTACTTTGTTTTTTAAATTCTTAGTAAGACCTTTATGAATATGGCAGGTTGACAATTCCTTATTTACAGAACATCTGTCAACCTTCTTACCATTTTCAAGGAGTACTTCATATACCAAACCTCGTTTTAGTTTAGTTCGCTTCGTCACCATTCCAACTCTAAAGTGGCCGTTTACTTTTAATATAACACTATCTCCTTTTTCGAATACCATTACTTTATAACCTTAATTATTTTTGTCTCAATTACAGAACCAACTTCGAACTCAATTCCTGAACCTTCGAAATCCTTTGTAACTTTCACCTCTGCGTCTGTAACAGACACTGCGTTAACAACATATTGTTCAGTTAACTTTTTTACTTTACCTTTGTCATCTGTGTGATGTACTTTTACTTTTGCGATGTAATACTTCATAATTTAATTTTAATTGTTTAACATATTATCTAATTCTTGTTCATCAACAAGTTTATATTCCCCATTTGGATTTTCCGAATGAGCGTCTTCATATATAGTGTGGTAGAAACTCACGAAGTGTCCTTCACCGATATCTACCTTTCCTGCAGGTATCACTACATACCCATAGTTCTCCCCTTGGTCTTGCCAATACTTAGCATCCCTTGGGAATTCATTTAATTTTGCCATTTTTCATTTTTTTAATTAATGTTCCTAAATCTCTACCTTTGTCGGTAGTCTTGTATGCTAACTTACCATCTTCATTGACTACCATACTAACCAATCCTTTGTCTACTAAATTAGACAACGCCATATCAGTTTCGTATCTTTGATATGATTGGTAAGCGTCCACAATAACCTCAGATAGAAAGTCTTGTGATTGTGATGTTTTTAAACCTTGTTTGATATAGTCTGCGAACACATCCCAATCGTTTATATCAAAGTTACCTTCCATAAGTTCTGAGACTATTGTTGAGGTAAACTCTCTAAGTTCTGATTCACTCCACCTCATCTTGTTCATCTTTAAATTCTACTAAACTATCTAAATATTCCATTGAATCAGAACTGCCTATTAGACAATCCACCTTCGGTCCGTTGTATCTATTCAACACCGACTCGGCGCCCCAATCTTCAACCATCTTTTTAAGTTCTTCTATGGTTGGTAAATGTACTTTATTAAATCCCATCTTTATTTTTTTTATCCCAAAAATGTTTCTCGTTTTCTTTTCCCATCTTCTTGATTGAATCCCATTTCTTTTTATCAATAGTATCACCTCTAAGTGACGCGTCAAGGAAACTTATCTTTTTTAATTCATGTGAATTTAAAGGTCGACTCTTTGTTTTTAGATATGCTGATTTTGAATCGAGATATTCTAAGAACCAATCAAAATTATGTTGAGCCATCTCGTCAAGTTCTTTATCCGTAAGTGGATTTTCAGGGTCGTACTTTGTAGTCATAACTTTAAATATACAAAAATTTTACTTATTTACCAAACTTTGTCTCTTCAATCTTTCAACGAGATAGAACTCATAGACTTGTTCTGCGTCCATTAGTCTACTCTTCATAACCTTATTCCAAAGACAAAATCCAAATTCTTTTTCTAATTCTTTTTTAAGAAGGTCTAATGTTTTTATTTCGTCACGATGACCTTCTTCATCTAATTTATTTGCTCGGACATTTTTCATATAAGACTTTTGCCTAGCCTCATTCACATATCCCCAATAGTCATTTGAATTTGGATTCTTGTAGTAACCTTCCATTACCTCATCGTAAATGGCAGAGGCCAGCTGTCTTGCTGCCTCTGCCTCTGAGTAATAATGAGAGTAATCGAAATCACCATTGTTAATTCTTTCTATCAAGGATTTTTTTACTGATAGTTTTTTCTTCCTACCATTTGTCCACCATCTAAATTTGTTATATCCCATATCTTAGTAAGGAGATTCTACTTCATCAGTATTAAACAAATCTTCATTCTCTGGAACCTCACCCAAAAACTTTTGGATGAATTGTTTCATATAAACTCTTTCAGACTGAGCCCCACCACTTTGGTCAAACATTGGGTAGATAGTAATCTCAGCAGCTTCACCTAATTCGAAACCATCGTAGAGTAGAGAACCAATCTCAACTGCCGTTCTCGTAGACAATGCGTTACTAAGTTTTGGATTTTCAGACATCAAGTCACCTCTTGTCATTGAAGTAATCTCAGCAACATTAGACAAAATGTTTTCATCAACCGAAGGATACATCATTTGAAGAAGTTGAGTTTCCTCTTCGTGAGTTAGAGTGTCCATTTCGATAACAGTAAATCTGTCTAACATCGCTCTGTCAAGAGCTCTTGTAGCGGTGTACTCATTACCGATGTTAGCCGATGCGATGAACGAAACACCATCAGCGACCTTGACAACAGGAGCGTTAGCCGCTTCATCTAATCTCAAGTATCTTTGACCTTGGTCAAGAACCGTCATTAGAATATTGTGAGCCTCAGGGTGAGCTCTCGTCAACTCATCAAGGATGATAACAGTATTTGGTGTTTGAATCGCCTTAACAAAAGGTGAAGTGTTGAACACCGTACCTTGTTTGGAATCGAACTGAGTGTTACCAATCAGAGTTGTTCTTGGGTCTTGAGTAGAACCAAGGTTGATGATGAAGGTGTTGTAACCTTCGAGTGAATTAGCCGCTGCTTTAGCCGCCATAGTTTTACCACAACCGGCAGGGCCAGTCATCATAATGTTTTTACCTCTAAGAATGTTTCTTACTAAGTACTTCCACTTTAGGGACTGCATGAATAACATCTTAGGTTTTAGACCTTCTGACTTTTCGTGAATGAAACTAAGAACATCAGAAGTCATCGCTTCAGTAGCGACAGAGACAGGTTCAGGTTTAGAATACTCAAGAGCGACAAGACCGCCATTAGGAGCGGTGAAGTTACCAACTGGCTCAAGGTTTTCTTCTACCTTAGATGCCGGAACTCTTGTGAAGTCAATCTTACCATCAGTTAGTCTACCACTAACTCTAACTTTGAACCCATACTTGTCGGGTCTTTTGAAGGATTGTCTTACCCTTTTGTAAAGGTTAGTACCTTCTTCATTGAACTCAGGAATCAAGAACTGCTTTCCTGCCGAATCTTCAAATAGAAACTTTCCATCTACTTGAACAATCTTTCCGAATACTGATTTTTGTGCTTTCATCATTTTTACTTTTTAATTATTAATTACTCTTATTACTTATTACTCTACTAAAGTACGACATTAATTTGACAATTCCAAATTTCTAATGTTAAGAAATTGTTAAATTTTCACCTCGAACTTTTTATTTAATGTTTTGGCTAACTGAGTCATGTTATCAACATTGATAAACTCTGAGTCCTTTCCGTACATTTCCTCAAACTGAGTCTTACTACTTCCATAGTATCCATCAGAGATAAAGTAAGATAGGACACCGACACCTGCGTTTCTAACTTTCTTAACTTGGTCAGCCGTATGTTTTACTGCGTAGTCACCACCATAACTAATTTCTTTGTTGTCAAAGCCAGGCCATCCATCTGAGAAATTGATTAGGTAACTTTCTACGCCATTTTTTGTATTGGTCAACTCTTTTAGAATCGCTTCAAAACACAACCCTTCAGGAGTAGTTCCACTTGGTGAAATGTATTTAAACAAGTTTACAATTTTAGAAAACTTATCTTTTCTTGAATCATATGCAATCATCATTAGAGGTTGACATCCACTTCCACTATTGTAGTAGATACCTCTATAAGAAATCACTACATTCATATTGTCGGTCATCGATGCCGCCTTTGCAATCGCTACGGCTGCCGTTTGAGTGTTGTACCACTTGTCACCACCCATAGAAGAACTTGCGTCAATCGAGATGTGTACTAAACAAGGAGTCGCCGTATTGATATTGATTTGGTCAAAGATTTGGAAGTTACCGAAACCAATCTCGTGTAACATTCTACCATTTAACTTACCACTCTTCATTCTTGGAGTGTTGTCGATTCTCTCTTCGTTTCTTGTCTTAAGTTTCTTACCTAAGATAGTTCCAAGTGTAATACCTTTTCTAACTGCCGTATCGTTTGAATCAACTCTCCAACTTCCTAAGTGACCAATCATACCTGAGTCAATCAATGATTGATTTACATTTCTGATTACATAGGTCTGAACACCTTGAGATTGATTTCTCCAATAACCTTGGTCAAGTCCTTTGCCTGTAACCTCAGTTTCGATATCAGCTTTATCAAGAACATCGATTTTCTTTTTGTCAGCCTTAGTGATTGTAGTTTTTTTGATATCACCATCTAAGAACTTCTTTTGTTTCTCGATAGCGTTATCTAACATTTTCTTTTGTTTATCATTCAAAGGTTGGTAGTCACCGCCAGCACCATTCTTGTTACCGAGGCCAGTTGGTTGAGGACTACCTTCTTCGGTAGAACCATCATCCTTACCATCATCACCCTTAGAGTCTTTACCTTTACCACTTCCGTTACCTTCCATTGGTGAACCATCAGAAGTTGGATTGTCATCAGAAGACATCTCAGACTTACCATTAGTATCATTGTCATCACCACCCATTTCTTTTTCAGATGACTTAGATTCATACTCAGCGTCTTGTACATTTTCGTGGATAATCATATAAATCTGACCTGCCACTTCGAGTGCGTCATTTGATGTTCTTAGTCTTGAAATATTTTTAAGGTCAAGAAGATTCCAAATCTGTTTCAATCCTTTAAGAGCTTTGAGGTCTCTGTTAGAGTTAGTGATGTTAATCAATCTAAACATATAAGAATCCCAAGTCTCGTCTCTATGTTCTGAAGACTTAAGACCTTTGTCCACTACATTAGAGTGGAAGTACTTGTTATACATTGACTCATAGTACCCTCTATAACCAGGCGCTGATTTGTAAATGTAATTGTCAATTCGTCTGTCCTCAACATAGTTAAGTAAATCTTTTAACTTACTTACAATGTCTCTTCTTTTTGACCACCATGCGGTAGAATACTCATCACCATCTTCAACCATTTGAATATATGATGATAAAGTTTTTACCCAAGGTAACATAGATTTTGGAAACCCTTGAAGACCATTGTTGTCCATCAGAGTTTTTAACATTTCGAAGTCAGTAAGTTTGATGTGAGAACCTTCGTGAAGTGCTAACCCAACCACAGGGTCGAATTCTTTGTCATTCATTTTAGCTGATATAACAACCTCTTTACCATCGGTGTAACTATCATCACCCCTACCATTAAAGGTAACGGGAATAGGTTGGCCTGTAACGATACTAACGAAGTTACTGATTGACTTTTTGTATGCCATCAACTTCATTAAGTCATTAGACTTCTTCTCAATTTTGTTAGGTTCATTATCCGTATCCCATATTGACTTGTCAAGCCAGAAGGAAGAATAATTCATGTGGTTTGTATTTCGCATAATTCTCATTTTTTAATCTTACAATATAAAGATAAGACATTTTTGTCTAATTGCCAAATTTCTAATGTTAAGAAATTGTTAAATTTTGCCTTTATGTTTTTCTTTACGAGTATAGTGTTTCTTGCTTTTATGAGGCATTGGAACCCTGAGTGAATCTCTCCACTCTTGAAAGGTAAGGGTTACCTTCTCTAATTTGATATTTTTATCTGATTTAGCCATAATGCCTTATCTCTTTCTTTACTATGTAAAGATAGTGAATTAAGTTGGTATTGCCAAACTTTAAATGTTAAAATTTTGTTAAAGTTTTCAACACTATATGTTAATAACTATTATAGTTTACCTTCGTCTCGTAGATTTTGACGAATTTTTGTAGCAGATATATCGTGAATATCGCCTGGTGGGATGTGTTCTATTATATCGTAACCAACACCTCGACCATAGTTTACAGATTCAATATCAGGTATTATTATTATTCTAACTCTACCATCATGTATAAGGTCTTGAAGTTCTATATGTAGATTCTCGTATACTTCTTGTGGTGTATATGGTTGGTTCTCATTCGGTTCAACATCACGAATAGCAACACAAACATTCTTACCTTCGTTTAATCGTTGGTCGATTAACCATCGGTGTCCTTTATGCCAAGGTTGCCATCTACCTATGAATAGTGAGTACTTCATTTAATGTTTGTATTGGTAGTTTATCATCGGTACATAACCATATATCATCTGTACCTATTTCCATTGCGTCTGTATGGTAGTGTTCTCGTCCTCTAACTTCTTGTGTAAATAAGTAAAACATTTTAGGGTTTAAATCTAATAGTTCATCTCGTACATCTTTGTATGGACCAACAACTGATATGACTACATGAAAGTTTTTATGGTGAAGGAATCTGGCAATAGTAGTAACCTTTCTCATATTGTTCTTACGACCCTCTTCACTATAATCAGTATTACTAAATACCTCTCTCATAAAATCACCATCGATATGTATTACAGGGTTACCAATGGTCTTATACTCGAAGTGTTCTTTTAAAAGTTTTGCTATTGTTGTCTTACCTGCGCCGGGCTGACCATAGAACCAATATATCATTCGTACAACCAATTGTCAAGTTCTTCGACTTGAATTAAACCTAAGTCTTCTTCTCGATTTGCATCCATGATATTAAACTCATAAAATGGATTGTGTCTTTGTACGAGTGGTGTATCCATAAAGAAATTATTTTGAACAATACCAATACCCCAATCAGTATCTACTACGCAAACCTTTAAATCTGTTCTACTTGTTCTTAACTCATAGATTGCTTTCCATACCGTACCATTCCATTCTCTATATTCACCATCCACCAAGTAGTCTTCTCTTGCCATAAAAGAATTTGGTGGATTACAATCGTGTAATAATATGTAACCATTTGGATTTAGATATCTAAGAGAATTGTGAATGTCTTTTTTTACCTGATAAGATTTGTGTAACCCATCTATGAATACAACATCGAATCTATCATTAGGTCTTCTATCATCCATGAATCTAAAAAACTCATCAGATGTCATCGTATGGTCAACAGGATTTTCTTCGAACTCAACGCCAGGGTCTACACCCTCTTTGTGTTCACATTGTACTTTGTCAAAACAATGAGTAGGGTCACATACGCCGATTTCAAGATACTTTTTAAAATCGTTCTCTTTTATTAGTTTGTTTATAATATCAAATCTATACATAATAAAATTTATTGTAGCCCCTAGGAGAATCGAACTCCTCTTTCCAGGATGAAAACCTGGCGTCCTAACCGATAGACGAAGGGGCCAGTATATTAGAGCGGAAAGGTGGAACTGCCCCACCATCTCCACATTGGTAATGTGGCGAGTTTCTTTTAACTCTTTTCCCGCTTAGAGCGGAAGGTTGGAACTGCCCCAACTCCTTTGTACTGGATGTACAACGACTTTCTTTTAAGTCTTCTCCCGCGATTGTTTACACAATATACAAAATAAAATTGACATGGCCAAATTTTTAGTGGAGAATATCGGAGTCGAACCGATGACCTCTTCGGTGCAAGCGAAGCGCTCTAGCCATCTGAGCTAATTCCCCAATAAAGATTTATCCTTTTAACAATTCCTTTTCATCCGATTCGGATACAGGAATGTCGTGACCATATTCTTTACCAAAGTTTTTAGTAAGTACCGACAACTTGCCAGTTGCGGATTCTAACTTACCTAATAACTTATCGATTTCTTCTGTGTGTTGTGGATGTTCACCTATCGCAACAGGTGATTCAAAGTAGATTGATAATGTCGCCCTTGCGTCCATTATTTCTGCAGTATACTTTGCCTCTAAGGCTTGGTATAATCTTCTTGATAATTTACTCATAACAAATTTGTTTTTAATAGTTAACTTTATATAAATATAATTTTATTTTTAATCAACGCTATATAGATTATATTTTAGCGTTATCTCTTCATCACTTGGGATTGGTCTAAGTGTAAACAACATTAGATTCCCATCGATATCTTGTCTTACTTCACAATTGGGAGTATCACTATGATTTATGAATCCACCCAATGGTGTTCTGATATATCCGTTTTCAAACTTATCGTTAGGTATATGAGTGACTCCTATGAATCTTGCGTGTGGTAACGACTCGGTTGAATACAATCCTAACCCTTCAATTTCAGATTGTTTAATTGTAACTTCTTTTGGTAGTGGTCTATATGTCATGTGGTTGGGTTAATGAGTTATTATACATCTCTGTTCTGTATTGTACACCGACACATTCATTCAATGCGAATGTAATCAAGTCTTTTTCAAAGATATAGTTGAGGTCTGTTCGTGGTGTTTCACAATATAATGCAGGTAGGAATTCGTCAATAACAAATATCATTTTTTTATACTTAGCTAAATGATTCTCTACTAACTTTTTAATTCCGTTCTTACTTAACAACAATGCGTGAGTTTGATATGAGTAGCCAGGTTTACATATCATATCATCTATTGGAGTATCTTGAACACCTTCAAATCCTGTTTGAAGTAATCTACCTAAATAAAATAAATCATAGTTCATAGATTTTACTTTATCAAGTTGTGACCAATCCATAGGTTTTTCAAATACAAAGTCATCTTCATATACAAGTATATTATCGTATCCATTCTTATATGCATCTTCCCATATAGCGATATGAGATAGTGTACATCCAATCTCACCCAATGTGACATCTCTTTGCCAGTAACGATTAGCATTATCTTTTACATAGACATCACTTGTATTTAAGTTCCAATCTTTATATGCTTCAATCCCCATCAATTGCATATGATGAGTTGTCAACTTCCTACCATCAATACCAAGTACTTCAAATGGAACTTCATGTGGTAGTCCAACCTTGTCTATCTCTTTTAGAATAGATGCGATGTGTTCATCACTCCAATCTAAACTAACAATGTATATTTTATCTATCGCCTTTTCGGTCATGTAACTCCTGTTGTAGTTTCTGAATTTGTAGTTTGTCCTTTTGAGTTTGGGGTCTTTTCATTTTCAACTCAAGAATCTTCGCAATGATTTCTTTATCACTCATTTAGTTTTTCTTTTTTAATTGTGTTAGTATATCAGTTACAAACTCACCTGCGTAAACCTTAGAACCAACACTCCACTTAGTGTTAAATGTTTCAGCCACAGTCAACGCATCCCCACTTCTATATTGTTTGTCGGTTTTAAAATCATAGATGGTAAAACATGCGCCGTCCATTTCTCTTTTAAAGACCCATTGTTTTTGAACCTTACCATCAGCACTTGGTTCATTGAATGTCGGTTCACCGAATGCTTGAATTAATTGTTTATAAGACCATCCAATAAGATAATCCTTTTTACTCGTCCCATCACATAAGGTGGACGCTAGTTGTTTGTCTCGAATTAAATTGTATTTCATAGTGTGTTTTTTTTAATTTTTTCGTGTGAAAAGGAAACTTCGTTTCCACCTTGCACCTTTGCACCTTGGCGGCTTAGTCACTTTTTCATATTGTCGAACCACGATTTCCAAAAGTTGTACCAAAATATCCATGCCGTTATCGGCCATAGAAGGAACGACCAAACCCTTTGTTCGTTTGAGGGGTTGTAAGGTTGACTCAATGCTCCCTTTCTATCTGCCCAATCCAATATAAGATTTATTATGATTGTACTGATACATCCTACTATGATATACATAGATATATAATCAAATGTTGTTAATGTGTTCATATTATTAATTTAGTTATCTATAATTATCTGAATCGGATATAGTTGTACATAGGTTCTTTTGGATTACTCGTAGGTACGATACCTTGTCTATACGCTGGAGTATTAGTATCATATCTTTGAATTCACCAAAATTTATACCATGGTTTCGGTCTCAACTCAATCTCATCTATCAACCACTTCAATCTCTCACCTGCCATCATTGAACAATCCGATTCACATAACTCTGCGATTTGTTTCAATTGTTTTACTATCTTACTATTATCCATGTGATGATGAGTATGCCGAGTTCGTTGCTTTCTCTAACAACCAACTTGATGATTGAACTTTATCTCCAAGATTCCATACCATATCTACTCCCATAGAATTACAATAGTCCTCTTCTGGTACATTACCTTGTCCTCTATCACCACCATTTCCAAATGCCATAGGTAGTTTATCACCAATGAATCTATCATTAGTTCTATCTTTATAATCTCTACGGAAGATATTCACCGCAGAATAAATTCCATCACACACAGATTTATCACCTGCACTTCTTGGATTACATATAATAGTTTTAGTTACTCCCTTTATACGAGACATAATATATTCTCGTTCTTTCTCATCCATAAAAGGTTTCCCTTTCTTTTGAGTTAACCAATGGTCGTTATTTAGAATCACCCAAACTTCATCTGCCATCTCATGAGCTCTCTCAATCATTTCGAGATGTCCTTTATGTACGGGGTCAAAACCACCACTAACTAACATTACTTTAAACTTCTTCATCTAATGCCTGTTTAATTTGTGTTAATGCTATTTGATATGAGTCAACCTTACCTAAGTCTTTATCTTCTTCTTGCAACTTACTGGCTAACTGCATTACTTCTAATCGTATACCACATGCGTGTGCTTCGAATAGTATCTCTTCTATATGTTCTTCGTTATTCCAACTCATAGTGATTCCATGTATTGATGAATTAATATTGATATCCCAACAACTACCATTACTATTAAAGAAACTTTAATCCCAAAGAAACTACTTTCGTATTGTTGTCGACTTCTTCCTTGCCTTAGCTCTATATCTTCTCTTGTCATTTCTATTTTTTCTTTTGTCGTGTTCTACAATTTCTTTATCCCAATTGTTATGTCTGTTATAATAACCTCTCAACTCAGGGTCATTTTCCATATCCCTTCTTTGAGAAGTATGTCCCCATCGTATTGCGTATAACAAACCAAACAAGTATAGTGAGAATATTACGAATCCTATTATAAACATTCCTACCATTATCTTCTTCGTTTATAGTTATCGTTTCTTCTCTGTCTAATGGCTACTGATGCTGCTAGTATTGATGGTACCCAGATACCAACAAATATCCCTTCTAACTTCAACCCACTAAACCATAGTGATACTGAATATAAGAATGATATGAATGCTAAAACTATTGGATAGTATACTTCCCAAAAGTCCATAATTAATTTTAATTTCTTTTTCATAATTTTTAATTTGAATTTAATGCGTAATCACTTACCTTTGTAAATAGCCATGCTTGACCTGCCCCACCTGCGGAGTCTGGCTTCATAACTACCATTTTCATTCCCTTTAGAAAGAACATCAATCTATATTCCTCATTTTCTTTTTGGACATATAGATACTCTTCTTCTATTGTGAATCTTCCTGTTGCGGTTTCTTTACCATCTTCTGTATGTGATACTCTTACAAAAGTGTCAGCCGAATCCCCATAGTTCATATACAGAATACTTGACCCATCCCACGATGACCAAGTTCCATAAATGTTTTCATTCGATGATTGGAAACCCATCTTAGGTTTCTCATTCTGTGCGTGTGTATTAAGACAATATGTTAGTGTCAATAATACAATCATAAATGTGTAAATCTTTTTCATTACATTAATGTTTTAATAAAGTGGATGGTCCATGCCATTAGTCCGTTCAGTTGTAATACAACTAAGTTCCATTGTTTCTTAACAAATACTTGAACTAATACACAAATAAATCCTATTATAAATAATACGGGTTCAACAGTCCATTGTCCTGCCATCAAGAATCCTGCTCCCATATAACCAACTCTTGATGACATCCTTTCGGATGCCGTAAGCTTTCTTTCTTTAACGAGAGTCTCTAAAAACTTTCGCCATGCTTTTATCCTTAAGGTTTTCTTTTTAGATTTCATATCCTAAATCTCTTCTAATATCTTTTTTAACAACTTGTAAATACTTCCATCGTTTCTTATCATTCACAAATGGTACAGACCAAAATTGTTTTGTCTTACGCCATCTTGAAAATTTCCATCCAAACACAAATGAGAATACACCTAGCACCAATCTCAACTTGACTGAGTTGAGATATAAGGTTCTAACAGGTAGACTTGGTGCTCCATGTGTGATGTAGGTTCTAACTTTCTTATCCTTTAGGAATGGCTTTGGATATGCATATAGTTTAGTAAAGTTAACAAACTTATATGCGAACCCTGGCGTCAATACTTCGTCAAAAAATATTTCCATTCTTGGAGTTAATCTAAACCACCATACAGGTGATATAAAATAAATTCTATCAGACCATGTTATTAAGTCTTGATAACCCTTCATTAATTTAGTTCTTGGTGTACTATAATTGTCACGATATAAATCAATGATTTTAAGTTGTTCTTTATCCTTATGCTTTTTCAGTTCTCGTTTAAGAGTTTTGAGAATACCATTGTAACAGAATGACTTCTTGTCAGGATGTCCTATAACTATTAGATTCTTCATTAGTTGTTTAAAGGTGCTTTAATTCTTGGGTGTGACTGATAGTTGATTAATTCATAATCAAACTCCCCATTCATTATATCTACATTAGATACCTTTAGTTGTGGTAAGTCATAACCAATTCTTGTTATTTGTTCTTTTGCTTGTTCAATATGATTATTGTATATGTGTACATCACCAAGCGAACCAATCAGTTGGCCAGGTTTGTATCCAGTTTCTTCACATAGTAATAGTAATAGTGTACCATACGATGCTATGTTGAAAGGTAACCCAAGGAAGACATCAACGCTTCGCTGATTCCATTTAAGTGATAACTTGTTTTCTGAGTCTACATAACATTGGAATCCATAATGACAGGGAGGTAGTTTCATTAAGGAAAGTTCTGAGACATTCCATGCGCTGACAAGGTGTCGTCTTCCATGTGGGTCTTCTTTCAATGATTTAATTAAGTTTTTAATTTGGTCATGACCATCCCAATTCTTCCATTGTTTACCATAGATAAATCCAAGGTTACCCCATTGTTTTGAGAAGTCATCATCCTCTAATATTTTTTGTTCGAATTCTTTGACATCGTATTCAGGGTCTTCTAAGTCCCAATGATGTACTCGTTCATATACTTTGTATGCATCGCCAGTCCAGATGTGACAATTGTTTTGTAACAAGTATCTCAAATCAGTCCTACCTTTTAAGAACCATTTAAGTTCAGTCATCACAGATTTGACTGCCATCTTCTTGGTAGTTAACAAAGGAAACCCGTCACACATACAATGTCTGATTGTGTAATCAAATAAAGATTTAGTTCCGTAGCCAGTTCTGTCGGGCTTATCGTAACCGATATCTAAAATTTCGTCTATTAGGTCTATGTATTGACTATCTATTCTATTCATGATTCTATATTACATTGTAATATACAAATTTATTTTGACTTATCCAAATTTATTTTTGGTTTTTTGACTTGAATCTTTTTGCTTCGGATGTTTTACTATGTTTAGTCTTTCTACCCTTGACTCTTTTACGCCATCTTTCAAACGAACTTCTCTTCAGATTCTCTCTCATAATCTTACGGACATCATTCTCTTTGATTCCAAACTGATGTTCAATCGCCTCAAAGGGAGTCCTATCTTCCCATGCCATTTCTATGATTCTATCTATATCTAAAGTGTAACTCATAACCGATGATAGTCCCGAGTAGGAACAATTAAATTTTGATTCCATGTTTCTTTTTATATTTTTCTAAGAATGATTCACCAACTCCGACATCTAATATCTTACTGCCGATTGGTATCTTTGTACTACGAGGAGCCAGTAACTTATCGACATGAACATCGAATGACTCTACTCTAACCTTCCTACCTCGTGGTGGGATGTATGCTACTATTGTTGTATTCATAATGAATTATTTTTATACATAAAGATATCATCTACTATATAGTTTATGTTTAGATGAGCTTGTTTAATGTCACCATTATCAATTAGCTCTTTAACTTTTTTTAGTCGTTCTATTATTTCTTGTCCACTCATCTTGCAGAAGGTATTGGGTTGTGTATAATTTTTAAATGTCTATTGTCTAAATGAATTATTTCACCTAAGTGAAGTTCCCACTTGTCCGTAAGTTTTTTATCGATACACTCGACTACCATATGTGTGGGGTTCTTGTGATATGCGTACTGAAAGTATATGTACTTGATGTCTTTATCCTTCAGTCGTTTGGTCCAATAGGGTGTGTTGTCTCTGTACTCTATTGGTTTAGTCCCATTCATGATTCTTTCAAATGGGTCTCTCATCAAAACTAAATGTAAAACTTCTTTATCTTTCCAAATCATTTTAACCAGGTTAATAATATGTTAATTGAAATTAGTATGTTAGTAATCACCGCCTGTAATATGATTAATGTTCTAAACCTTGCAATTCTATCTGCTTCTTTGTCATCCTCACCAATCTTCTCACCTAAAGCTTTCGCCCATAGTCGCCACAACTTCTTCATTATTTCCAAGGTAACATTGTTAGTCCTACTTTATTTAGTAGGAACTCCATTATAATAACAAAGGTTAAACCACCTATTATTTGCCATGCCCAAAACTTCCAACCTGTCAATCCTTCTTGCCACTTACGGAATCGACTTTTCTTAGCCCACTCGTATACTCCTAACTTAGAATTGATTTTGTTTGCCCACCATCCGATATCAAATAGGTTACCAAACATGATTAGTAGTTTTCTCATTTCTTCTTTTTCTTTTTTGGAATTACATTTCCGTTCTCGTCAACCACAGGTGCGATTTTTATTTCATAAAAAATCCATAACCAAATAACACCTAATGTTATAAATACTACTTTTGCCATAATCTAATCTTTGTATCTTTTTTTCTTTGGTTGGAATATAGGTATCGTTACCGACATACTTACTCCACCAAGAGTTGTAGCGAATATATCTCTTTCATCGAAATCACCACCCCTTATATTATCAAGTAATTCTTTTGCAACTCCTGCAGCCAATGATGTACATAAGCCAGTTATCATCGCCCTCTTTTTATCTTGATGTTTATTGTAAGACCATGTGTAACCTAATGCTGATGTAACTACCCCTGCACTAAAGTGTAATTGTTTATCATTTTCTTTTAACAATACAAATGGATTGTATGTTGTTTGACCAAACATTGTGGTCTTAATAAATAATATAAGTGTAATTATGAATAATGTTCTCAAGATGATTGCCCCTATTTGTTTGAGATTCACTACAACTTCTTTACTATATATATTCACTTTTTGTTATTACTATTTGTTAATATAATATTTTTTATATAAAACTCTACCCCCTGCGCGTAGTATCATTTCATCGCCTGTGACGACTTACGGGGTTCGAGTTAAAGTTTGTTTATTCTTATAGTTCGTTTATCTGTCCTTGGCCAGTCCTATCCACATTGAAACCAATAACAGGTTTGTATCCAGTCAACTTGTTTTGATGTTGTTGAATCAGTTGTTTAGTTAGTACTAACTTCTCAACATCCTTTTCCGTTTCTATCCAATCCATGAATAGTTTAGTTAACATATAATTTTTAATTGTTTTAATCATAATTTTTAATTTTTATTTATAGTGTTCGTCTAATAACATCATAGCGACCTCTTCACTAATCATGTTTTCGTTATATAGTTTCCAAATTAATTTTGTCATAATATTAAATAAATAATTTGTAATCCTTTTCAGCTTTGGTAGCCGCTACCTCATATGGGTGAGACACATAGTCGTGACCCATATTGTAATATCTCTTAAACCAAATTGGTGATTGTAGATAATGTTGGTACTCGTGAATCAGAGTCTCGACTATCATCTTTCTACTTTTCATATTAGGATAGTAGATAGTAATCTCATTCATCATTGAACAATACTCAGCGTGACAACCATCCTCATCACCTTGAGCACCTTCTTCACCACTATACTTTTCGTATATGTTTTTGTGAAGTTCTACATAAGGAGTACATTCTTGAAACTTGGAAAAGCCATAATGCTTTTCAATCTTAGGATAAATTTCCTCAATTATCTGTTTTACTTTTTTTTCTGTCATAGACTTAATCATTATTACAATATAAAAGTACGCAAAACATTTGACTTTTCCAAATTTTCAATGTTAAGAAATTGTTAAATTTTACCTACAATCTTTGGACCTGATAGAGCCATCTCTACATAACCAAACTCTGGATACCTAAGTAGGTGTTCCATCTCGTCATAGTAAACCTTGTCCAAGTGTTGTGGTCTCGTTAACCTCATCCATAACTTAGTCCAGTTCTTCTGATTCTTAATCGTGTTGTGATATACAACTACTTTGATTCGAGTCTGTACTGACTTCCCACTAGCGATTCTCTGAACTTGTTCACTAATGTACTTGTCCATCCATCTATCAAGAGTCGGTGCACCTGATGCGCCATAGATAACAAACACATCATCGTTAGTTAGTCTTGCAACTTTCTTCAAGACTAAATCCTTGTGAGTGTCTTCGTAATCATAAACCATTTGATTACTATCTTCCAACTTCTTCTTGTCGAGGTTGTCTTGTACTTTGTCAAATACACCATCAACTTGTCCTGATGTTAATCCCATCAACATGAATCGTTGTCTCATACCAATAGTCTTCCACGAGTGTCCTGCCTTGTGGTGTTCCATACACTCATCAATAGCATCTTGTTTACTGAATGACTTACCTACATTAAAGTCTGCGTTGAGGTTATTACCCAACATCTGAACTTCAGTCTCTTGCATCAGAGAGTGAATGTCCTCATCAAGTATGAGACACTTTATCATAGTGTTCTCGGTGTGACCGATGTTCTCATCTCTCGTCTTCCAATATGCAGTCCTTGTGTGATTACCACTAATAAGGATTAACTCATAAAACTGACCATTGATAGTGACATCCTTTAATAATACAGGCATATCGTAGTTACCGATTTTGTTTCTTAACCTATCAACAATCTTTGATAGATTGTCGTGGTCTATCTCAAGTTTACGAACTTGCCACTTATCTGTGTGGTACAAATCCTTGACAGACATTTCAACAATGTGTGTCTCGTTAATGTATTCAAGTTCTGAATCTAAGATGAGGTTGGTGTGTTTACGAAAGTCATCGATTTCTACCATCAAGGTGTTTACTAACTTCATGTTCAGTTCCTTCTTACCAGGATGACCATTGTGTTTGTTGTAGTACTTAGGGTTGTTCTTAGCGTCAACCTTTGTCAACAACTCATACTCAACTTGTTTACACTCTTCTACCGAACCCCAATATAGGATATGGTATTCGAATAAACCAACTGCGTCACTTGCGAGAAGTTCTTTGAACACTTTGTTAGTAGATGATGTACCATAGAGTTTGTTACCTTCTTTGTGGTAACCAATGTAAATCATCTTGTCTTGTGTATTGACTATCATATACACATAAGAGTTACAACCATTTTTTGTACGAGGCCCTTCAGGTCGTAAGAAGATTTCGGGCCTTGTGGTATCGTCAAACATTAGTTCGAGATTCCATCCATTAGCTGTTCTAGCCATAATTTAAGTTTTAAAATTTATAATTAACCGCCTGCCTTTCTGACAAACTTAGTACTAATATACAACAATAAAATTTAACTGGCAAGCTTTTTAGATAAAACTTTTAAATAAAGTTGAGGTGTGACCTTCTTCCCATCCTTTATCTTTATAAAACTGATGTGTAGTAGGAAGGCAATATGTAATTACTTTATATCCTTTTAGATTTTCTTGACACCATTCCCATCTTACATCCCATAACATTTTGTAAATACCATTACCTCGGTACTTCTCTTCTACATATGCGTTTGCGAACTTGACGGTATTGTCAGATAAGAATAATAGAGAGTTCCAACCAATAGCTTGATTGTTATATAACGCAATCCATCCACACTCGTCTTTCGGAGTGGGTACAGACTCGGGCAACTTGTAGGGTACTATCGTTATATTCATTCTCGTTTCTCATAAAGAAATAAATATATGGAAAAGTTATTAACAGGTTATTAACAATTAGTTTCCACCTCGTTTACTTGAAGATACATTTGAACGCCCACCTGATGACCTTGAACTATTATTTCTTATAACAGGAGTACTCGTGTTTATCCTTGTTGGATTTTGACGAGGTTTCCAATTGTTGTTCGATGGTGGATTAACTCTGATGTTGTTATTAGTATGAGTTGGTTTTACATATCGAGTCCCATCTTGAGGAACTACATAATTGTTTACAGGAATGTTATTGTTCCTACTCCATCTGATAACATTATTGATTTCTCTATTTGCATTTGAGTTAGGTCTTACTCTGTTAACTCTATTGGTATCTTGAATGTTTTGGATTCGAGAACCTCTATATCCGTTTATGTATGAGTAGTTATTATTACTTGCAATCATAGGGTCGTTATAATGAGAGTATCCGTAGTGATTCCAACCAGAGTACCAACCTTGTGGATATGGATAATACCATTGGTAGTATCGGTGATGTCTAACATGAAACGGATGATACCATCCAAACCAAGGATAGTTGTACGCCCACTCGTTCCAGTATTGGTGTGAATTAAAATAAAAATCAAAAGATGTTTGAGGATACCATATACCATTATAACGAGGATGTCTATTATACCAATACATAGAGTAAGGTTGATTACTCATGTACTGAGCAAAGTCCCATCTAAAGTTAAAATCAGTTCTTAGTTTTCTTCTCAGTTGAAATAGATTAGATATAGTATCTATCTTTGTTGAATCAGGAACTACAATAGTATAATCGTTAGTTCTGTAAATACCATCAATGTTACCAGCGGTGTTAAGAGTACTATATTGAAATTGTAATCCACAACCACTTAGTAACAAGACGATAAAAATAAGTTGAATAAGTTTTCTCATATAATGATAAATATGAGAATTTTATTAATTACATCTTAAAGGTAAGAATGTTAGACTTTAAACTATAAGACTTAGCAGGTACACCGAATCGCCAGAAACAATACTTTGTTGCCTCATCCACTTCGGACTTTGTTATGTTACCTACCTTCTTATACATTACCACCTTTTTAGACTTCGGTTTCCAAGTTACATTTACACCTTTTAGCATATTATTGATTTATTAATTGACATCTCATTATGGGGAGATGAATACCCTTAGTACCGATGGGCGGATTCGAACCGCCACGAACATTACTGCTCAAAGGATTTTAAGTCCTTCGTGTCTACCAGTTTCACCACATCGGCATCTCGTGTGTTCCCAATAGGACTCGAACCTATGACCTAATCATTATGAGTGATTTGCTCTAACCAACTGAGCTATGAGAACGACAACGATAGTGAACGAGACAGGATTCGAACCTGTGACCGTCTGCTTAGAAGGCAGATGCTCTATCCAACTGAGCTACTCGTCCATGATTTCAAAGAACATTACTAATATACGGCAGGAATGTTAAAAATCCAAATGGGAGATGTTAAAATTTTCGTGGACATCAAAGATACTAATACTACTACATAGGTATAGACTAATAATAATCCAGCTAACAATTATAAGGTATAGTATATAGACTAATAAAACATTCTATTCCAAGTTAACCAAGAAGGTTCACTAACCAACTTAGTAGAAAGAACATTCGAAGGAGCAAGTACTACATTTCTCTGAACAACACATCTGTTACCATCCTTACTTACACTAACCAACTTATTGTCTCCACAATAGTCTTGACCGATAGCTGACCTTAACTCGCCAATCTTATCAAACCCATCAATAGGGTCACTTATACTTAAGTTTATCATAATTTTTAATTTTTACTTTTTTAAACACTCAATCGTATCGAGAAGCAATTCCCCCATTGAGCTTGGATATCCTTTTCATATCTCAGGGGAGCTTAATCCCTCAACTACTTCGGACCTTCATTGAGCTCTCACTCAATTACAATACTAAGATACGCAAACAATATTGAATTTCCAAACTTTTAATGTTAAATAATTGTTAAGTTTTCAACAAAGTTATTAACATTATACAGAATGAGCTAGGAATAAGTGGGCTAATTCAGTAGAATACTGGCTCAGAGGGGACTTTCCTATGGACTAAAAAACCGACCCCGGTATAAGAACGGCTCACAGGCGACTGTAACTTGCTGATTACCAGTGGATTACACGAAAATACCCGCCCCCCTCGCTCAGTCACATGCGTTCCTTCGCTCCGTAGGCCTGTGATTTCCTCGTCCACTTCCCCTACCTCATCTGGCTCAGAGGCCTGAATAGGGTTAAATAAGGTTAAATTCTGCCTTGGGTGTCTCTCCCTATACCTATGTATCCGTATATACTGCCCTTTTTTAGCTACTTTTTTTTTATATCACTTTTGCTTTTAGTGTCACCGCAGGGTTTTTTAAACCAGGCCCCCCCATAAAGATACGAAAAATATTTTAAATGGCCAAATAAAAAGTGTTAAATCGGCAATAAAGTTATCAACATGACACGATGTCAGTTGCGTTGAGGGCAAAGTTATTAACAATTTTATTAACAATTTAAAGTTATTAACAATTAAATGCTAACAGTATGACATAATGTCCGACTTATCAGGCGGTGACATAACCCCTTGAGCGTCAACGCTTTAGACCCCTTTAGTTAAAGTAACCCTCGAACATGACATAATGACCGAATTTTTATGGCTAAAAAGGGCAAAATACCCCCTAAAAATACTTTTCCCTCAGGAAATTTTGGTTTGCCGCGAGAAACGGACTTGTGCCTGTCTATAATTGTGGTAAATTTAGACCCATAGGGGTTATCTAAGTAGAGTTTAACAGAATTGTGGGAAATGTTAATGATTTAGCGCTGAAATCCCTTTACCTCATCTTATCCCTCATCTTCCAATAAAGAAATAGACGCATTAAATAAGGTTAAAATTATATGGTGTTTACCATAAAGTGGGAAAAAGTGGTAGAAAAGGGTGGAAAAGTCCACATTTATTTGTCGAGATAATGGAATAGTCGGTTCATTACGAAATAGAACGCTAAAAGGATTCCGATAAACTTAAGTAGTAGAATCATACTGATATAAGTAGGTAGAAGAGCATAAAAAAAGTCCTCAAAGACTTGTCTGAGAACTTGTTTCGATGACTTATATGAGTAAATATTAGGGAATTTTACCCTTGTTAAAAGTTCGTGGGTAATTAAGGACTCTACCCTACGATAATTGTCTTACCTTGATTCCAGCTCTCTATATGGTATCTGAAGTCGTGTAGGTCGAGAAACTCGTGAACTATTCTCCTCATCTCAGGGGAATTACCATGAATGATTTGTGTGTCAAGATAAGGTTTGTCGTACCCTAAAAGGTTTTGCTCTAAAATAGAACTAGCGTCCTTATGTCTTATACCATGTAAATCTATTATCTTCATAGTTTCCTAACATTCACACCCTACAATTATTTATTCCATTCATCATTGAAATAAGTGTCCCTTGGGCGTTTAACCTCATCTCTATTGTCTATGATATCATCACTAAAAAGGGATTTAGGCGCCTGATAGAATTTAGACTTCTTATCGTCAAATGTGTAAGCTTGAAAAGAAATTGTTTCCAATTGGGTACGATACGCTTGATAAAATGGATTGTGATATTGTATTGTCTTTATACCCTTATCCGTATGTATCGTTATAATACCCTCGTTATCTATTGTGATTGATTTAAGTTCCATAATTAGCTATATTTACTTTATCGTGTTTTGAGTCACCGCAAGGTTGTCGTGGGTTGGGATATCCATCAAAGCCAGAACGAGAAATTTAACCAACATCGCATATAAGAAACATTTTGGATTCATTCAAAATTTTCTTTCGACACACGATATCGTCCCATCTCGGAAGGTCGATGTACCCTTATTATTCTTGGTTAGTTTGTAAGTCTTTATATATATCGTCTTCGGAAATGTCGATTGACATATCGAATCCTATATGGGGTCTTTGGGCGTTTTGTGCAAACCACATTCCTACATCACATAGAGAATCTACGATTGACCCTGATACTACTTCTTTAACTTCTTTCTTGCTCTTGTTTCCTACTTGTTTAAATGACACTTCTTTTACTCCGATTTCTTGTTTAAAAATAATTGATAACTTCCTCTAATAATATATAGTATTTTTTTTGTTATTGGCGTAAAGTCATAATCACTTATTTCATCTAAAGTAATCCACTTGACTTTTTGGTGTTCATTTAGTCTTGGTTTACCACTCTTGTATTTGATTAAATACGGATATACCATTAACCCATGGAGTTCTCTTTCTGGAATGAGATAATATGTTTTTATCTCTATATCCAACTCCTCTTTCCACTCTCTTACGATTGCGTCATCGGGAGATTCACCTTCTTCTACTTTTCCACCAGGCAGTTCCCATTTATTGGGAAATTTTGGGTTTGATTCTAATCTCTGACCTATAAGGAATTTATCCTCGTCCAGTAAAGTCCCACATACTATCTTCATCATTGTCCTTACTATCTTGTCGGATTATTCCGAGGTCCTTATAGTTGAATGGTAGGTCGTATTTCTTACACATGACAATCATTACTTCTACTGCTTTTATCATCTTTTTCGTTCTTGTATTCCACAAAAATGATTGCATTATATTGTCATCCATAATCACTATCTTCTTATATTAGGTATTTGAAAGTCTGACCAATCTCTACCTTTTAGGTTTTTATTATCGAAGTAGAATGTCCACTCGTGTTGTCCTGCCCATATTTGTTTTGTGAATCCACTTGGTATAAGTGCTCCACCCTCAACATATTCGGGTTCATTATCAAAGTGTATTGTTACATTCACTTTCACCTCTTCAAATACCTTGGATAAGTCTCGTTCAAATCTTTCGAGTTCTTTCCATGGTCCTCTGTTTAGTGATTCGTGTTGTAATGCACAATTTAGATAATTAAATGTTTCTCTGAGTGTTTCCCTATCATAACAATTGAATGCTGCTGCGGGTGCCATATGACCTTTGTCATATACATTTGCTTTATAGTCATTATTGTCTGAAGTTATATATCCCTTTGGTTTCCAAAAATCCATCCCACTTCTACTGATTTCTCCTGTTGGACACATTATCTTATATGTGACTTGAAGTGGTTGTTGATAATCTTCACTATATACAACATCGTAGAGTTCACCATCATAATGTTTGATTTGTGCATTTAATGTTGTTGCGAAACCGATAAAAGTAAAATATACCAATGCGAAATACATTAGTACATTTATAGAGTCAAATTTGTTGTTTTTCATTTCCTTGCTAAAACTTTATACTTAAGTGGTGGTCTGTTTCTCTGATATTGATTCATAGTCCACCTAAGTCTATCTGTCTTTACTATGAATACATTATCTTCACCCTCTTCTGGGTTAATGTAGGTTATTTGTACTTTGTATGATATTTTTCTAGCCATCGAATTCTAATTTTCGTTCAAAATATTGGGCAGCGTCCTGTATTTCAGGATTCTGTTTGATTGTTTGCATCGCAATCATATCTTTCATTTTAGTCGTTGACCATCCATGAGCTCTTGTTGTATACACAACTCTCGGTGGTAGGTCATCACCTGTAAAAGACTTGTTGATATAATCCTCACCTAAGATTCTTACATCGGGTTTAAAGAACTTAATTAAGTCATAAAGTTCTTCTTCTGTTTGATATACATATACTTCATCGATATATTGTATTGCCATCAATGTTCTATATCTTTCGTATAGTGGTATAACTGGTTTGTACTTTGATTTCCTATGAAGACTTGGGTCTTTCTGAAGAAATACTATAAAGTGGTCACAATGTCTTTTTGCTTCTTGAAAGGTATAAATATATCCAGGATGTATTAAATCAAAGTTACCTGCCACACATCCTACTATTTTTCGTTTACCTCTCATAGCTACATTGAATCTTTCTTTTTCTAAATCTTTATCCATAAGTGTTTAATTGAGCATTAATTTTATCTACTAACTTTTGATGTTTATTCAATCCATCATCTGTTAGTGTAGTTTTTAATTGTTCTAACAACTCAACAACTCTTCGTTTACCTCTGACTTTGGCGAACCCTCTGTTTTCTCTTTCTACTTGATATAAAAGAAATGCGATTTCGTCAGTTTGTCTCAACTTAGTTTCATATTTACTGATTCTTGAGTCTACCATTCTATTATCCGTTGAACTCCAATGTGGAACATATCCTTTGTACAACTCGTCCAATCTACCCTTGAGATATTGAATCTCCATCAGTTTGTTTAGTGTCTTTCTTTCCATCACTTAATAGTTTTGCTTCTTCTTTTTGTAAATCCTTTGGTAAATCTTTATTCTTTACCTTTAGTTTAGTTTCTTCTTCTACTCGGTTAACACAATATAGTCGTTGTTCTTTGTTTCCTTTACCCCATAACCATCCAATAGTCCCTTTGATTTCTTCAATCTCAGTTGAAATCCTATTTGTGTTGTTATTGAGTATTTTTTCATCATTTTTATCTAATTTGTAATTCACATCGAATTTACCTGCCAATTCTAACATCGTTGCCAAATCTTGTTTTTCATATGCGTCTTTTACTGACTGAAAAATCTCATGTCCATCTTCTAATTTATCAGGATGAGTTTTGGCAGCAAGTCTCTTATAGAGATTCTTTACCTTTGTTGGCGCATTTTTGAGAAGCTCCTTTTGTCTGTCAAGTTCTTTTTGTCGTTCTTCTTGCTCTCTCTTTGCGTTTTCAAAGTGGGTTGCTGGGTTTTCGAAATTCGTCTGATTATTATCATTATTAGTTTTTACTGCTTTATCGTAGTACTTCTTAAAATAAGAATCAAAATCTTCTGTATACTTTTCAAAATCATCCTTGACATCTTCAAGTTCTAATTTTAAGTAATCTAATTTTAATTTTAATATCTTAAGTTTTCGGCTCACTACTCATCCTTCGAAGGTTCATCTACAATCATACACTCAGTAGTAAGTAGAGTACCTGCGACAGAAACTGCTTTTTCAAGTGCCGTTCTTGCAACTTTTGTTGGGTCAATGATACCTTTTTCTATCAAATCACCAAATGACTCATCTACTACATCATAACCCATTGTTGATGAAACCTCGGTTGGTGCTGATTGAAATTTATCTAAAATCACATCAGGTTTCAATCCTGCATTCTCTGCGATTGCTTTGAATGGTTCATCACACGCTTTTAAAATGACATCGATTCCTTTTTGTCTATCTAAGTTATCTTCTGAAAGTGAACCATTAATCATTTGTCTTGCGTGAATCAATGCAGCTCCACCACCTACAACGATACCTTCTTCAACTGCTGCTTTAGTAGCGAGTAGTGCGTCATCGATTCTGTCTTTCTTTTCCTTCATTTCAATCTCTGATTGTGCACCTACTTTTAATACTGCTACACCACCACTCAATTTAGATAGTCTTTTCTGAAGTTTTTCTTTTTCAAAGTCTGACTCAGTTGAATCAATCTCATTCTTGATTTGAGTGATTCTAAGTTCTAAATCTTCTGATTCACCATGACCACCTACAATAACACTCTTGTTTTTTGTAGATATGATTCTATCACAAGAACCTAAGTCATCCCAAGTGATATCTTCTAATTCTTTACCAAGACCACCGAAAACTACACCACCTGTTAGTGAACCCATATCTTTTAAGATTTCACTTCTTTCATTACCAAATCCAGGAGCTTTCAACGCCAAACACTTCAAAGTCTGTCTTGCTGAGTTAACAACCATAGTTGCCAATGCTTGACCTTCTATTTCATGTGCAATTACTACGATAGGTTTATTCTTTGATGATGCGTTTTCAAGAACACCAACAATTTCATCCATATCGGAAATCTTACCATCATATAATAGAATAGCAGGTTCTTCGTGAGTCACATTAAGTTTTTCTTGATTGTTAATAAAATAATGTGATAAGTAACCTCTATCAAACTCAAGACCTTCTACGATTTCAAGTTCGTCTTCAGATGCGTTACCTTCTTCAACAGTAATTACACCATCTCTTCCAACTTGGTGCATTGCCTCACCAATCATATCACCAATAGTTTCATCACCATTTGCTGAGATTGTAGCAACTTGTTTAATTTGGTCATTAGTGTTAACATCAATAGAGATATTATGTACTAATTTATCAACGAGTTCTTTTGATGCAATATCCATACCTCGTCTAAGTTCGATAGGATTTGAACCTGCTTTAACCTCATTCATACCTTCATTGAAAATATACTGAGCCAATACAGTAGATGTGGTTGTTCCATCACCTGCGTTATCTGCCGTTTGTTGAGCTGCCTCTTTGATTACTTGTGCACCAACATTTTTAGTATTATCTTCAAAGTTAATACTTTTAGCAACAGTAACACCATCTTTAGTAATATGTGGTGATGCTTCTGTTTGAATCACAACATTTCTACCCCTTGGTCCTAATGTTACTTTTACTGCGTTTGCCAATTCATTGACACCATCTAAGAGTTTTGTTCTTGAACTCTCTCCATGAAATACTTGTTTACCCATAACTTATTTACCTTTTTTTTGTTTTTCTCTTGCTTGTTTGATTTGTTCTGCTCTCCATTGTGGTTGTTTACCTCTAAGATTACCTCTTAGATTATGAAAACAGTTATAACATAAAAATCTGATATTATCTTTTTTGTGATTTGTCCAATCATCGTCCATATGGTCAAGAATCAGAGGAATTGTTCCATCTGTAACTCTTTTCTCATTGTAACCACAATTGTGACATTCATGCGGAAATTCTAATTCAGGTTTATGTGCATTATTAATTAGTCTCTTCTTTAGTAAGAAAACAGGATACTTAGGATGTTTACCATCTAATATGTCATTCAATGCGTATTTACCTTGAGTTACATTATATGGTTTCTTAACACCCTTACCTCTTTGATTCTTGTGTAAGTCCCAAAGATTTTTACCTGATTCTTCGTCTTTGTATAATTTAGAATATTTTTGATATGTAGTCAACGACACATTTAAGAATCTCGCTGCGCCTGAATTTGACTTGGAGTTCTTCATCGCATACCGAATCTGTGCTTCAGTTAGGTTCAAAGGAGTTCGTCCTTTTCCTAATACATAACCATTTGGCAATTTAGTACCCTTTTTCATATCCTTCATTTATATATAAATATGGTCTACCCATATTTTTCTACTATACTCTCTAAAAATTGGAATTCTCTGAAAGTTAGCGTTTGTTGATTCTTTTGAATCTTTTCTTTTAAATCGTGTAATCTTTTCTTGTCTCTATATGCAAATAATCCTTTTATATGTTTTGGATTTGAGTAGACTATATCTTCTGCAACCCTAACAAAGTGAAAGTGTCTGTATAATTCTCTTTTAATTATTTTCATTGTTTCCAAAATAATTGTACTGCTAATAAAGTAGATGCCAATACCAATGATACTGCCACCTTTGGTGTTATTCCTTGTTTAAAGAAATATGCGACTCCGAATGCGTATACTACCATTCCGATTGAAAATCCTAAAAACCTTGCTGGCCATAGTTGTCCATCAAACCCCTCTACTGCGTATTTAGTTCCCCATATATATAAAAATGATATAGGTACACCACATATTGCCAGTAGAAGTGTATTATCTTTGAACCAATCCCATTTGAATTGTCCGTTTAACTGAAAGAACACTGCGATGTGTCCTAACAGAAACCAAACTATACTCATCAATACACTCTTATTCATTATGCATTGATTTTCATTAAGATTTCTTGCTCTCTATATAGATTTAGCTTTTCACCATCTAATTTTAGTTGAACACCTGTATTTGGTACGATAACATTATCACCTACTTGTAGTTTCATAGGTATTTTTGTACCTGTTGTAGTATGTATACCACTACCAACTGCGAGTACCTCACCCTTCATTTGTTCTTTATTAGACTCGGGCTTGTACAACCCACCTTTGGTCTTTTCGTCTTCTTTAATAACTCTGACTAATACATAGTCATTTAATGGTTGGTATGTTTTCCACCATAGTTTTTTTTCTGTTTTCGCCATAACTTCTTTCTAATTTGATTACAATATACAACATTTATTTGATATTGCAAAATGTTTTTAACTATTTTTCGTTTCTTCTCAAGATTTCCACAAGCAGTCTTAAATCCTCTAAGTCATTAAAAACTATTGATGTGTCTACAATCTCTACTTCTAATTCGTCTTCCCATTCGTCTTCTCGGTTTGATTGGAGTTCAATCTCACCAACCACCAAGGTATAAAAGGTTGGACTTTCTACATTCTGAAATATACCTTCTACATTAACATTTTCATGAGAAGGTTCTTCACGCTCAAACCCTAAATCAATTAGGTCTTGCTCTGTCATTGTCATATTTTCCCCTTATCTAACTATATCAAAAGATACTACGCCATCACAATCCATACAGAACTCTGTGTCTATTCTTCCTCTAACACATGAATCATGCTCCCAAAGATATACTGGATTCTGAGAATCACATTCACATTTAGGACCTGTACAACTTAGTTGACTAAATCTTTTGAGTCTTGGATGTTTAATCCATTCGTCTTTTAAATATACCATAACTATATGTTTACATCACCAAAACCACCATTTTTATTAACGATGATTCCTTTGGCTCTTACCTCATCAGGATTTTTATCACTACTATTGTTGATTAGAATTCTCTCAGCTCTACCGATTCCCATAACTAATTGGTGGAATGGTATCCCTAATATATCCATCTCTTGAATAGTCTCGTGTCTTAGTGACTCAGGTCTTGCCGTAGTCAATACAATATGATGACCTTCTTTGAACCACTTTACCATCTTGTCTACCACACCTGGCAGAGCAACAGACTTGAAAGGGTCAAGGTCTTCGAAATTTACTTGATGTACTAAAGTCCCATCTATATCACTAAAAATTGTTTTTGTTTTTATCATAGGTTTCAAACTTTTACATTATAAATGTACGACAATTTTTGTTAATTGCCAAACTTTTAATGTTAAGAAATTGTTAAATTTTACCAATTTTCTCTTCTAAAGTGTTCATCATCCCAAGCCCAACTTAATAGTCGAGTCTCTTCGACATCGTGTAGTACGATGGTTTTATCTGTCATTTTATCATCATAGAAATATTCATAACCAAAACAACCTACATCTGCGTCAATTACTTGTATGATTCTATCTGAAAATATTTTACACCCATTTGCCCATTGAATGTCGGAATAAGTAGTTAATAATTCTTTTATCATTCTTGAGTTAGGTGCTGACCCATATACTGCACAATCAAACAAAGTATTATTTTGTTGTGTTGGTTTTAATCCTGTAAAGAATGTTATATTTTCACCAAGTTGATTCATACATAAATCAAAATTTTGAACTGGCTTTGCATCTGCATCAACATAAATTCCACCAATTTCATTTAGTAGTAAACATCTAATCCTATCACAAATGAATGCCCATTTATATAACTCTGGGTTTTTTAAGTAGTTTGTTAGGAATGGGTCATCGCTATATTTTTCAAAAACTTCATTGCCCCAAAGTTTACATTCGTAATTTGGATTTACTATTGGCATCGCATCCGTAAACTCTTTGATATGTTCGGGTATGGGGTTATCACCAACCCATAGTTGATGTATTATTTTTGGTATTTTTGTATTCATATTTCTAAATGTCCTAATTTTTCGTGTAATCTTTTCATATGTTTACAAGGTGAATATGGTCTAAACTCCCTTGCTTTACATTCACAATCTGTTATTCGGTAATCAGTTACAGTTACATTGTAGTAAGACAATTTACCTGTCTTCTTGTTACGACTACCCATTTCTCTATACTGCCACTTCCTCATTGTCTATTTTTTTCATTAGTAAATCATACGACAATTCAGTTGGTTCTTGAAATAGAACCTCATGGTCACGATACTCAAACTTTTCCAAGTCATTGGATTGTTCCTTAACTATCTCAGTTAATTTACCTTCCAAGTCATCAGTATACATTACAACATCCGTTGCCACTTCCATTGTGAACTGATGTCCACCTTTTGGTTTCCAATGAGTTCGTCCCTCATGGAATCCATAATTCTCATAATACTGAGTATCAATTACAATCTTTGCCATATCTAATAAACTATAAAATCTGTTAACTCTTCACCGATACCGACTCCATTTTTAGTTATCTCATAACTGGGGTCCATACCTGAACTAATTACTGAATCAACTAATTGTTGAATCGTGTCAAAACTTTTATCATAATAAGAACAATCTAAACTATACATATCTTTTATTTTTAACATGGACATACTATCCATAGTGAAACATATAACAAACCAAACATACCACCCAAAAAAAGGACAGATAAAATTGCGTCTATTGGATTTTCTTTTATAGCTTCGATAGCTTCTTTATTGAATTCGTACCACTCTTTCATATTTCTTATTTTTTATGCGAATGAACCGCTATTGATAAAAGGACTAACAACTCCATATTCTTGGTGACTCAAAGCGTCATACCAATCTGATGCCACTTCGTCTTCTTTCAAAGATATTGGACAATCAAAGTCTGGCTTGTTGTTAACAAACGCCGGATAAACAATTCCTGTGTTGGTATCAACCCAACTTCCTACTGATTTTAATTCTACTAAATTCATAATTTTTAATTTATTTTTCATTTATTATTAACTCTTAATCTTACACTACTAATATACAACATTTATTTGATATCGCCAAACTTTTAATGTTAAGAAATTGTTAAATTTTGAAACGCTTTCTCAACCTTAACATACTCTTTATCGGTCATGTAAGTCTTATTGTGGGATAAAAATCCTTCGATTGTACTCCAAACTTGATTTACTGCTTGAGATTCTTCGTTCCAAGAGTTTATCCAATATTCAACTGAACCCCACTTTGGTTTGTTATTACAGAAAACATAAGATGGAAAATACTTCAATTCAGTTCCATTGTCAGTACAAGTATCATAGTCATTGTATTCGTACATATCAATCATACCATTGAAAGAACCACCTTTAAATATCTGAGAGAAGTTCTCTATTTGTTCGTAAATATTTTCATCAACCGATGAACCATCTGCGTTAGATACATTCACATCAACTGATGAACCACCACTATAAGTTTTGGAGTTACTCCACACTTTTATTTCAGGGAAGTTTTTCTTGACATATTGTTTGATAACTGATGCTGAATTCTTAGCATTCATATGGATGTAATCTTTTTCTTCAGAATACCAATTGTCTTGGTTCTTTTTGATTAATGCTGATTGTGGTAACTCGTAGTTCACACCTTGGATTGTTAATTTGATTTTTTTACTCATTTTTTATTTATTTAATTATTACTCTTATCACTTATTACACTACTAAAGTACGACAATTAAATGAGAAATCCAAATTTTTAATGTTAAGAAATTGTTAAATTTTGCTTTATTTTGAATTTTTTTAGTGGTTTTTCCCAAAAATCATAGATTTCATCCTTTTTATACCCAAATTTGATGTAATCGTTGTTGAATCGTTCCCAACATACTTGCCTTAAATGAGTTTCGTCAAAATAAATGGGTGGATATTCAGTTTTACCAACAAATGGTACTTGAAAATCATCTGGCATAAACCACAATTCTTTTAAATCTTCTTTAATATTTTCTGCTCTGATAAGTAAATCTATCTGTTTTGATGTATTATTTATTAAATCCCAAAGATTCCAACCATTAACCCAATCTTCTGTCATAGATTGTAGACATTCTATTGGTCCATTTGATGGGTCAATCATTTCGTGTCGTTCACCACCATACCCATACTTCCAATAACTTAACCATCTATAATATGGGTGTCTAATACTTGCAATATGAATGTAATCATCACCTGCTTCTTCAGGCCAATTGTTTACATGAGTAAAATCGGATGGATGTTCATCAGAAGGCCAATCAGGATTCAAATCACAATATTCTAAGAAAATATCTCGAACAGACCTTGACGCTACCTTAGCGGGAGCAGTCCATACGAATTTATACTTGTGACTTATGTTTGCACCTCTGTTTTTAAAATCCATTTACATTTCCGTATTGAAGAAGAAAGTCTGAAATAGTCTACCATCGTATTGGTCTCTACCAAAGTAGTCTAATGAAGCGTGAAAGTAATCACCTCTATAAATTACTAATCGATTGTATACATTTGCCAATCTATCAGTCATTTCCCATTTTGTATAGTCTTGAGAATCTTTGTATATTTCATTCATCAATTCATTGTCAGGAGTTCCGTCTGCCTTATATGGATGACTGGTCAACCCAGTTGCCTTGTGTTTAAATAAACCCGTTCCTGCGCTTAATGGGGCGTTTGGTGTTAAATAACAAACACCTGCCCACCTTGTAGTGTTGTCTGCATGAATCCAAGTTCTGTCACCTTGTGTTGTATATTGATATGCTCCTGTGTATTCGTCTCCCCAATCTGTAACTCTACCCCATTGTGGTGATATAACAGATTCGATAGTATCTGTTATTGATTCATTTAAAAATGGTATTGTTCTTTGACCTGGGTAATTACCTCGTACTCCGAAGTCTTGTGATAATGCGAATTGTCTTACTTCGTCAGGATTTGAGTAGAAGTTTTCAATAATGAATGCGTTTACTTCCATAACTTATTTATTAAATTTATTTCATGTTTTTAGTTATACTATCGGGAGCGTTCTGAGACACCCAATTAAATAACTTTGATTTCCATACTTTTTCAGGTAATATTCCTTTACCTTCTCTCTTTACTGGTAATGATAAGAATCCTTTTGCAATACCTTCAATATTATTTCCATCAGCATCTTTGTAAAATACCGTATGTTGTGGATTATTTAATATCACATCAACCCTACCATTTAGTCCATTTGGCATTGCCTTTGTTACAAGACCCCAAACAGTATTTGATGCACCTTCATGAGTTTTTAATAGAATATCCTCAGGCACCATTCGTTCTCTTTGTCTATTATTATCAAGTGCGGTTACATAATTAGTAAGAACCCATGTTAAGTGTACATTTTTAGATTCATATCCAGCTTTTTTTAACATAGGAATTATACTTGTAATATCTGTAACATCCTTTGCCGTAATATCAAACATAATATTAGGAAGTGTTTCAGGATTATCTTTACCTACTAATAGTTTTTCTAATGAATTATCTTTGATACCTGTTGCTTTTACTAACTGATGTAATGCTCTAACATGGTCAGGTTTCTTTAATTGTAAGTTTCTTAACTGAAATCCTTGTGATTGAATGTTCCTAATGATTTCTATTTCTTTTGCTGGTATATTTTTACCATACTTTTTCAATATAGAATCAATATCTAATTTACCCATTCTATTTAGAATCTGAAGTTGTTTTTTCATTTTATCAACATCACGAACTTTGAATGCGGTATTATCTATAAAATGTGAACCTGAGAATCCTTTACCACTACCTGCACCACCTGCCAAGAATACAACTTGACCATATGGTTTTCTTTGATTATATACAATTAACTTTTCGTCTAATTGTTCTTCTGTTAGTATCTCTAAAATAAAGTCTTTAATCATTTTTTCCCCTTAATGGAAATCGTTTACTACGATTATCGTAATTTTCTTTTTGGTATGGAAACATACGATTCAATCTATCTTGGCGTTTTTTACACCCACAATCTTCTTTACCTGCGACCTCGGCAATCTTTTCAGCCAACTTGTCTAATTTAGTTGCTGATGTGATTTTCTTGATTGTATCACCTACACCTTTTGATTTTTCATTCCACTTCATAAGTTTCATCTATCTCTACGCTGAATCCATCTTTACGAAACAACTCGTATAAGTCTTCAACCATTATTATGTCCCCAGTATAAATATCACACTTTCCATTATTATGTACAATGTTTGCAACTGATTGCCCTTGCGTCATTGGAAAGGACAAGTATTTTCTCAAAACACTCACAACTTCGTCAAATGTATGAATGTCATCATCTAACAAATATAATTTAGCCATGATTAAAGTTCATATTGAATAACTTGTTTAATATCATACTTTTGTTTAAATTTTTCAACATAAATTGGTACTTCTATTTCTGCTCCAATTGATGCTTCAACATTTACATCATCTTCAGTTTTTACATAAACTATACACTCTTCCTTAAACAAAGGGTCAAGTTTTTTTATTACTATTTTCATTGGGTCTCTCCAACATCTCTATAAGGTCTTTAATATGTTGACATTTCATATAGTCCTCTTCGGCAATATAAAACGACATCATCTTGTCTAACAATCGTTTTTTAGTAGATAAATCGATAAAAGTAGGGTTATACAACATAATGTCGTAAACCTCATCCATCGCTTTAACTTCATATTCTTCTGCCATAAATATAGTTTGGAAAGTTAATAAAACTAAAATTTGGACATAGCTTCGGAGAAAATCCACCCCAAAACACCAATAAGACCACTAAATAGTACCCAAAGTGCCTTAACTACACCACTTTTCCAATCTTGAAGTTTAGATAATTCTAACTTTAATTCAAGAAGTTCTTCAGGAGTTGTCTCTGAATCTCGTCTAAATGCCGTATTCTTATTGACCCTAACAATTACACCATTTTCAGGATTAAGTAAAGTATACTTAATATCGGAAAAATCTTCCTTTAGTTCATGTTGAAAGTCTTTCATCTCTTGAAAGTTCTGTTCCATTCTCTTTAGCTCCCCGTTAGGTAACTTTTTTTTCATAGTACCTAACTCGGATAGAATGTTTTCTAATAAGTTTTTTTGTGTAGATGCCATATTACAAATCCCAAGTTTTGATTATAAATATGGAGTCTTGTACCAAATCGCAGACTTACTATTTGATTTTTCGTGTTCAGGTCTATCTTTTGTAAAATAGTACAATGCGAATGAGTATCTTGATATATCATCTGGACAAACTAATGGTGTTGGGTGTCCATGGATTGAGTCATCTGTTGTGTTAAATATCACCGCTCTATTGAATGTTGGGAGTATAGATTTTACTTTAACCAATCCCTCTTTTTCACATAAATCTAAGTGACCATTATAATTCCAGTTTGGAGTAAGATATAGTAGTAAGTTAATTCTTCGCCACATATCTTGAGTTGGGTGTTTGTTGTAATCTGAATGTAGTTCTAATCTACCACCATTTTTAATTCTATGAATACCACCACCCTCATAGTCTACATCTGCGATTAATCCATCTATACCTGTTAACTTTTCTAAGAACATTAAAAATTGTCTTGAGTTAAAGTATTCAAGACACTTCCACACTGCGGGCATATCCGTTTCTAATCGATTCTTAGACTCTGTATCATACGGAGTCCAAAACTTACTTACTTGTGAGTTTCTTTCGTCTTCAGGGTATCCCCATCATATCATCCCACTGCCAATCTGTATGATTTGACATTTCATTGTAACATTGAAGTGCCATATCAGTTGGTAAGAAATCGTCAAATATAATATGTGGAAATGGATTTGCTAATGAATAATTTGATTTACATCCATCAGCTAATGATGTGTTTATCATAACATAGTTTTAAATTGGTCTTCTATATATTCTTCTATGACCTCTTTCTTTTGGTCTGAAGATAAATGTTCTACTGCAAGTACTGATTTGATTCTAACATCAGGATACTTTCTTTGAAGTCTTTGTACTGCCTTTACATTCTTAAGTGAGTCATCCATGAATGCGATATCAGTATATCCTTTTTCTATGTGTTTTTCAATCCAATCTGCCTTGTCTTTAGGATTATTACTCCCCAATGTTACAGGATACACATTCATTCCATATGTATCTTTGAAAAACTTTCTGATTGGGAATCCTAACTTTCTTGCAGTTAATATTGTTACCTTTTTGTTTGGATTCGATAACATTTGTTGTAATAATTTGAAGTTCTTTCTAATCACTTTAGGATTATTCAACATACTATTGAAATCTCTAAAATCAAATGTATCACCACTCTTTTCGTTATATTTTGCGTATTCGGCAGGACTCAATGTAGTTTCTGTACCATCTTTATGTGTAACATAAATGTATGCGGTACTCTTTGCGAGTGTGTCGTCAAAGTCAAAAACTCTTAAAATTCTTCCCATAATTTTACCTTTTACACCAATATACGAAAAATATACGACTTATCCAAGTTTTTTAGCGATAAAATTCATGTCCACTTGAATTGCGTATCCAGCACCTTCATAATTATCAAATGGTACAAACTTTAAAGGTCTTAGTTTTTTCATAGCAAATATTGCTAATTGTTTACAGATATCTCTCTTTGATGTATCACCGAGTTTATCTATCTTATCTAAGTCCTTAGATGTCTTGGCCATAAAGACAATAGTATTAGCACCACTTACAGGCGTCATTACCTTAAATTCAGGATATTCACTTGGTAAATCTGAATTTTTATCAGTAGATGTTAATACTACTTTACCTTCGTCTAATAAATCTTTTAATTTCATAATTTCCGTTTATTTTGTTGCAAGTATTTGAATTGCGTATATAATCAATGCAGATACCAATAATTTCATTACTGGGTCTTTACTTGTAACTTTTTCTACTGCAGTTTCTTGACAACAATTATCTGATACAGGTTTTGTACTACCACACCCAACTAATAATATTGAACTTAAAGCTATTCCTATCATCTTCTTTTTCATTTGTATCCCTATTTTATTCTAAATGGTATATCGTGCTCTTTCCAAAACTTATTAAGTGTAGTTTTTAAATCCTTAACTAACTTTACTGACTTCTTTTTATTCTCAGGTGTATTTGTATCTAATCTTCCTTGTGGAATAATTCCGCTGATATAGTTAGTTACAGGAAATACACCTACTTCATTAATTTCAGTTTCTTCTAATGGTCTATCATCAACTTCATCTGCAATACATCTACCATCCATTGTTACATTTCCAGAACATGGATTCCCAAGGTTATCATAAAAGATTTCTTGGAGTTTAGTAATTTTATTGGTTTTTTTCCAATTGTCTCTATCAAAAACTAAATTGTCTTTGACCATCATAACCATTAATGCTCTACCAAACTTCTTAGTATCTGTAATTCGTGTAAACGATGGTGCGTTCTTTTTTGCCCAATTGTACCATAATCCTGATAATATCTTGAACATTTTACTTGAATCACCATTTGCTTTTAAAAGTTCTTTTTTGAATAACCCTCGTTTTCTATATGCATACTTCTTAAAATCCATATAGGTAAACTCATTTGGAGTATCCATAGGGAATGGTACACCTTCTTGTAAATCTACTTGAACCATCTCGTCAACTACCATTCTATATTTAAGTAATGGTCTTCCGTTGATAGTGATGTCTCCCTTTTCATTTTTACCAATAGATTTTACTACGATTCGTTTGTTTTTAAACTTACCGCCTAATACTGTATCACCTACTTTAATTGGTATTACTATATTTTCAAAAAGTGAACTCATATTCTATTTGTTTTTTTTAAATAATTAAACATTTCATAACCCAATTTCATTCCAAACTTCGAATCACTTGGATAATGCGCTCTTGCTACATTTCTACTTTTAGATATGTCTCTACCCAAACTCATCAAATTAAATTGATGTTGAGGGTACATATCTGATAGTAGTTTCCCTATAAGTATTCCTTGTGTTGAATGCCCACTTGGATACGATGGTGTCTTCATAGAGTCCATCATAGATTCTTTTCCAATATTTACATTTACTAATGGATGGTCAACTACTTGATATGGTCTTGGTCTATTATAATGATATTTAAGCTTCATAATAATAATAGAACTATCATCTAATAGTTTTTCCACCAAAGCTTCTGGAAAATCTAATCCTACTGTTTTTAAATACTTTTTAAATACTTTATCCACATCATCCATTTCTTTTACAAATTCAGGATTCTGTGGTAATTTTGCTAATTCTTCTAATTCTATTCGAGTGTTTGATGACGCATTACAATGAGGTGGATTTCCCATATAGTTTTTAGTTGGAAAATCTTGGAGTAAGGATGGGGTTCTTTTCATTTTATCCAGATGTTTTGGTTTTATCTCATCTGTATAACCCATTTGTTTTAAACTGAGTATATCTGATAGTTTCATTTTCCTTGTCCGCGGTATTTCTTTTTATAATGCTTACTCCCCTTACTTCTTGAATTCTTGGTCTTGGAATGTACTCCAGGTCTCTTCTTACGATGACTTGTTGTATAATTACTAACTAATGCTCGTGCCATTTTATAACCCTATTAAAACTGAGATGACTTTTTAAGTTCATCAATAGTTTCTTGTAACTCATCTAAATCAACAGGACATACTAAATCCAATCCTGCTTTGAATGTCGATTCTTTTATACCATCTTTAAAAATAAAGATAGTTGGCGCCATTCTTACTCTATAATCTTTTTTTGCGTTTGGTGCTTTTGCAATATCAACTCTGTAATAATGAGTGATACCTTTAACTTTATCCCAATCTTGGAATGCGTTTGCTTCGTTAAACTTTGCCCAAAACTCGACAACTATTATTGAGGTCTCATCATCACCAAATGCTGATTTTTCGTGTATTGCTTCATCGAACTTTGCATCATCTATATAATCTTGACCGAAAACACTACTATAACCTAATAATAATATTGTCAAAAACAAATATTTTTTCATAATTACCTATTTTTATTAATCTATTAAATAGCCATAAGGTGTATCGTCAACATCCAAACCTATTGGAAAGTTTTCTAACCTCATAGAAACAGTCATATTAGCTTGTATGTAAGGGTTGTAAAACTCCCCCTCAGCGGTTAAACATATTAAACCACTATGTTGACCACCTAATTGTCCTGCGTCTTGAACTATTACCTCATTCCAAACAACATACTCTTGGTCACCTGGTATTTCAACACCTGCGAATTTATCATCAGGGTTTAACCAAGTGTAAGTACCAATATCTAATAACTCACCATCATCAATTGCATCTGAATCTAAACAATATAATGCAAAGTGTTGTCTGTCTAATCTAATTTCCCCATCATCTACTTGTAGGTAAAGGATAAATATCTTTCTTAATTTACCATCTACCCATTTTGAACCACCATATGATTTTACTTGAGCGTATCTCTCATAAGGGTCAAATGAATCACCATCTAAACTAATTTCAAAAACAGGAACTAAAGGTTCAACCTCTTCCTTTTCACATCCTAAAATTAAAAATAAACTTAAAAATAATAATATCTTTTTCATAATCTTATCTACCTTTTTGTATCTCGTACAATCTTTCGTCAATTTTATCAAGTTGGTCTCTTATCGCATCCACATCGTCTTGAGTGTCCATGATTGTCTGGCGAATTAATTCGTCCTTTAAATCATACTCAATTCGGTCTATCTCAGGTAAAGGTAATTCCTTTGCTTCCTGAATATCCCCTTGTAATGTGAACCACATTCCTATTACTGTTGCGAGTGTGAATATTACTACACCGATTGTCTTTAAATCAAGTGTGATTTTCGTTTCTTCTGATACCTGCTTTGCCATGACTCCCTTTTGTCTTATCTAAATGTGTAATTAAAACCGAATGTACTATTAAAGAATTCACTAGCCCACATCTTAGTATATTCACCTTCGACAAATATACCGAAACTTTTGCTCAACTTCCAACCAATGCTTCCGCCGAACTGATAGTCATCCCATTGTTCAAATTCAGAATCTTGTCTCAATCCACCTTTACCCCAGTTGTTTCTGTTACCATAGTTGAAATCACCATCACCCATTACATATGAGTGGTAAGGTAATAACCAATTTGCGTATGCATGAGCCCAAAACTTTGGAGTGTAGTGATAGAAATCAACTCCAACGATTGGTGATACTAAACCAAATTCTCCGATTCCATCCCATATTTCATTGTTGTAATCGTTAATAAGGTCTCTAAATACACCATCTCTAAATTCTAAATCCGAATCTGCTACTCTGTTACCATCTGGGTCTAACCAAAAATAATCAAAGCTACTTTGGTCATTACCATCTTGGTCTGTCCATGTAGACTCATACCATTGGTCTGTATATCCTCTGTCATACCCTAAAGTATACCAATAGTTTGCAATAGTACCATCTGGATTAGTTTCATTCACCCAAATTTCAAACGGGTTATATCCATATGCTCTCTGATGAGTTCTGAAGATTGCACCTGCTGATAATGAGAATTTCTTACCGATTGGTAATCTTGCTCTTACTTCTGCTGATTTGTATTCAAAATCAAATGCACCTTGTTTTCTACTTTCGATTTTTGCTATATGATATTTACCTGTATGTCTAAGGAAGTATCTACTATTTGTCCATACTTCACCTCTTTGGCGTTCTTTTTCCCAATGAAATAAGTATTCGAATCCTTTTACTGCCGAAGTTGGCGCGGATAATGCAATTTGTCTTTCTCTATCTGCATTACCTGTCCAAAAGTTACCTGGCTTTCTTTCGTAATCAAATCTTGCAAGTTTTCTGATACCTACTCCGATTCTGTAATCAAATGGATTATACTCAGTAACTTCTACGATTTGTGGAATATCGAATATGTTTCCACTTTGGTTTGTTCTTACAAAATACTCTCTACGAGATGGTTCGTATGAATTACGAATGTCACCTGCTGCGTAAACAGTACCATATTTTAAGAAATCTTGGTAAAATTCCTTAATAATATTTGTTTTTTTCTTTTCTTTCTTCTCTTCTTGTGCATTTACACTCATTGGTGCAAACATTAAGAAAATCATGAATAATGATAATAAATTTTTCATTGTGGTATGTTTCCCCTCTTTACTTTTTAGCAAATTTTTCTATCCCTGCGATACCAAAACAACCAAGAGTTATATATACGAATGAGTTGTATATAAATTCATTAATTATTAAGTCTTTTCCAAAGTATCCAGTTCCTAAGTCAACGATTGCAAATAGTGTCATGACTGCAAAACTCATAAACCCTATAACATTTTTTTCGTTAATGTCGTTGTTGTCCTTAAATATGTTTTTAAATGCCATCCATTTTCTCCCAATATATTTAAACATAACTTCTAATCCTTTTCGTTAACTGATTACTCATATAAATAGTTTATTTCCTACAAATCCACTAACATATCTAACAATTCCGCCTGTGGGAACATATCAAACTTATCCTTACGAGTATTTGTATGTGTCCACATACCTTTTACTCGCCCATAATATGCATCTTCATTGAACTCAAATCCGTCAGCACCTTTTGCTTTTACCTCTTCTACAAGACCTTTTCTTACATCAATACTATCTCTCTCTGCAATCCACAAAATCCACAATCTTAATGCTTCAATTTGTTTATCAGAGTATCTGTGCCAATGTTTAAATCCTCTGAATGGTTTATCCAATGTAACGATTTGTGATTCATGTGCAGTTGTTCCTGCATATGTTTTTCCGTCTTTAAGATATCCAAAGTTATTTACTTCGATACCAACCGAATGTGTATGCATATGTTGTGAACCATTCTTTCCTAAATGCCATCCATAATGACCTTCAGGAAACGCCTGAACCATTACCCCATCATATGTTTCATCATTACCTTTGATGGATTGTCCACCTAATACAAACTCAGTTGCGACTGCTCCTCTACTATCTCTACCCCAATGGTCAACAGTTCTGTATGGATTCTGCCATCCTGCGGTGTGATGTAAGAAACAATATTCTTTTTTTGTGATTCCACTTTTGTATTCACCAACTGGAAGATAGTGTCTATTAACCGCTAATCCGTTTTCTGTTGTGAATGTTTTTTCAGTATCATCAGTAGTAGCAATACCCATAGTATCCCAAGTGGAAGGACCAACAATCCCATCAGCAACCAAACCATTGGTTTTCTGAAACTCTTGAACTGCTTTTTTAGTTCCTTCACCGAATATACCATCCGCACCTATTTCTAAAAATTCTTGTAAATCTTTTACTTGTTGTCCTTTTGAACCTACTTTAAGTAACATTTTAATTCCTTGTGTTATATTGTTTATATTAACAATAAATATTAAGTATGAATAAATTTAAAAGGAATCATCCAATGAATATCAAAAGGGTCACTAACCTCTGCTTCTTCCTTTTGTTCGTTGAGTGATATAAGAGTCACCTTTTCGCCCTCTACCAGACTTCCCCTGTGATTGCTGAAGGTCTCCCTCATCAATATCTTTTCTCCTATTTTTTCTTGTAATTTTTTCATATGTTTCAAAATATTCATCCTCGAAGTCTATACTTCGCACATCAATTTTAGCCATTTTTAATTATCCTTAAATTCTCTATTTTTTTGAGAAATTGTTCAACTGAATAGTCTTTGTTTTTTTCGTCTTTGATTTTTACTTCTGTAAGTGTATCAGGGTATTTGTTAACCAGCCTTTCAAGAATTTCGAAACCTTGGTCTGTCCAAAAATTCTTAAAGGATGTTTCACCTAAGATGTTTGTAGAATAGTCTACATCATCCTCATTATCGTCTGGTAACAAAATGTAGTATATCATAGATTTATCAAACTTTTTTCGTAGTATTTTACTTTATTAACCTTTATATTAAATATGTCCAATTCGAACTCACCGCATTGAATTCCATTAGAATCGAAGATTTCTGACCACTTTTGTATATAAGAATATGATGTATTTGATAGTCTATTTGCATCAAAACTTATTTCAATATCAGCTTCTTTTTGTACATTTATTCTTGTACTTAAATCAAACTTAGTATTTGGTTGTTCCAATTTTATATAACTCTCGATAACATCTTCGTCTATATCAATTGTTATTGAATCACACCAAGGTTCTAAAATGTTTAATATTTGAGAATTACCATTTTCTACATTAAATTTAATATCATATTTATGTGGAACTTCTGGCATCATCATTGCGTCATGTTTTACAAAATGACCCCATTTTCTAATAAAATTCCTTGTTGACCTCATATTTTGTTTCAACCATTCATCTGATTCTTTACCAACTTCAGTTAATGTTGGGTTAAATCTCGAACCTCTACAAGTCATATGATATACACACCCATCCCAAGTTTGAATCAAATCATATCCATTCAAGAGAAATCTGTTGAATATGTCTGAATCTTCTTTGGATTGGGGTGCGTATAATGGGTCATGTCCACCAATTGAGGTGAAGTCTTCTTTGAATAAAAACCAAGGTGCAAATATACCTTTAGTAGTTTTTCCATGTTTATATCTTTCATCACCTGTATTAAACCATTCTAAGAATCCATCTTCATCAAAGTCCTCAGGTTCAGTTTTCCAATCCTTGAGTACTTTTTCAGGCCCATCTGGGTGAAGTGGTGGTTCAATTCGTGTCAATGAAACAACACTCAATGGTTTAATATGTTCTAATACAGATTCTAATGCGCCAGGACAGAGATACATATCTGCGTGGTATATTCCTACAATCGGAGTATCTGCTATCTCTACTAACTCATCATATAGGATTGTATGTCCTACTCTTGTTGGTCCTTCGTTTCTAATTGCCTTGAAGTTTGGGTCGTGTACCATCATATCCTCACACCATTCCCAAGTCCCATCGGAACTGAAATCATCTGCTACACATATTGTTGGTTCAGGACCTGCATTCTTTCTAATTGATTCGTAAGACCACTTGAGATACTTTAAATTATCTCTTGATGGTTGAATAAAACTAATATCTTTTTTACTTAACATAACTTTTTACCTTTTTAATTAAATCATCGTATGATTCTACATGATATATTTTTTGACCTGATAGTTTAGGGAAGAATGTTTCATATGCTTTATGTTTTACTTCATACCCCTTTACTCCATATATAATATTTTCACCACCGAAATATGCAGCCAATGCTGAATTACCACCTTGTGTTGATATTTGATGTTCGGTTAGACTTAAAACTGCCATCTGTGCTTCATTATATGATAGGTTGTATTCATTTGCTATATCTTGTACTGTTTGTACATTATATTTACTTATCAGTTCTTTATCACCAAAATCAAGTGGTGGGCTACCATCTTGTGTAATATCATCTACATCAGGTCTGTTATAGATTATATGAAACTTATCAGAACATAATTCAAATATTGTTTTTAATGAGTCTAAATTAATATAATTTACAGGGTCAGAGTCCCACTCCGTTTGATACTTATTTGATATTACTAATAAAGGTTTATCAAAATTTAATCCCATCCAATTGTAAACTCCCTTGTAGTGACCATTCAAATCAGGCGGTGACCACCTGTCTTCCCAAACATTACAATCTCCTGCATCTTTTGCATCAGGCCAAAGTTCGTTTATCTTTTTACCAAAGAATCCTGCAACATGATTGTGTTGTCTATAATATTGTACATCGTTTATTTTCAGTTGCATATACTGAATTCTATTTGGATAGACTTCTGTCACATCTAAATTTGGATATAAGATATGACCACCCTTTGAAGTTCTTACTTTTACATCAACCCCTTGTTCTTTTGCATAATTTATTAAAGGTAGTGCTGCAAATAGTTCGTAACCAAACTCACCATGTATATCAAAGGTTGTTGTCATTAAAAATCAAATTTCAATTGTCTACTACTAAACAAAGATTTAATATACTCTTCTAATCTATCTTGAGGTTCCCAGTCAAGAAACTCGATTGCCTCATCTGATTCTCTTAGAGTTTCTTTGTAATTACCTTGTTGGTTTGGAATGTACTTTCTTTTACACCCACTATATTTTTCGAACATATCTGCCACTTGGTTAATTGAATAGTTTGTACCTGTTCCAAGTTCCCAAGCGTCAAATGTTGGTTTAGTATCATGAGCATTTAACTTTAGTAATGCGTCTACTATATCGTGTACATGGGTAAAGTCTCTTTTTTGTTCACCATCACCGACAATTGTAATTGGTTGGTTATCTCTGATTTGTCTTCTCCAGATACCAATTACTGCTGCCCAATCACCATCAATAACTTCATGTGGTCCATATACATTATAGAACCTACAAATCTCTATACTCATTCCGTAAGTCTTTTTGTATAACTTACATAATTCCTCACCAAGATATTTACAAGCCGCATATGGTGATTGATATGGGTCGTGGTGTTTAGAAGATGAACCTGCGTAAATAACTTTAATACCTTTTTTTCTTGCAAAGTCTAAAACCCTCTGAGTTCCTAAAGTGTTAACATCAAATGTTTCTGATGGATTTTCAAATGAAGGTTGTATTCTTGACAATCCTGCCAAGTGATATATCAAGTCTATGTCCTCAGTAAATGAAAACCAACTACTAATCCACTTAACATCATCTTCATAATATGTTGCACCCTTTACATGATTACTTTTTGTACCTGTTGAGTAATCATCAAGTACAACTACTTCATGTCCATTTGTAACTAATCTTTTAACTAAATTTGTGCCAACAAAACCGGCACCTCCTGTAACTAATATTTTCATAATAATGGTATTCTATTTGGATTATCTGTTCCTTTTATTTGTTTTACAAAAGTTTGGTCATCGTGTTCAGGCAATCTGCCCCATTTTTTAATAAACTTTTGTGCATTTGTTGATTCTGATTCTTGTTGTCTTTTAGATTTAGAATTCAGTTTATCCTTTGCTTCATCTCTGAAATGAGAACCTCTTGCTGAAAAGTGGTATACAATTGACTTGGATGACATAATAAATTTATATCCTTCTAATTGCATTCTAATAAACAAATCCATATCGTCAAATGAAGCGGGTGCGAATAGTGGGTCGTTACCACCAATCCAAACATAATCGTCTTTTTTACAGAAGAATCCGGCACCACCACCTTTTCTTACACGCGTTTCATCCATTGCGGAAAGTTTTTGAGACCATTCATCAAACCAATCTTTATCGAAGTTGTGATGGAACTCCCCAAACTCATCAGTTGATACAAATACAGTACCAGGTCGGTAATCAGGGTCATTAGGAAATATTTTAGGTTGAATTCTAAATGATGAAGCGATTATTCTTTTACCTTGAATAGTCCACTCTGCATTCTCTTCTACAATTTTTTGTAATTCTATATCTTGATTTGGAGCAATCCACATATCTGAGTGAATTATATTTACATACTCTGTTTGTGCTTTGTCAACACAAAAATCCATACCACCACCGATTCCTCTTGGTGTATCATTATGTTCTACAAACCCTTTTAGATTCTTGTCTGTTTGCATTTGATTCATTAACCACTCATCTGTACCATCAGTACAATTCTCTGCGTGAATCACAATCGGTTGGTCTTTGTAATATGCATTCTTTCTTACAGACTCGTAAGCAAGTTTTACATAGTCAAGATTATTATTTGTTGAAATACAAGTTGTTATTGGACTTTCCATACATCTTCCCATTTATATGTTTTTGTTTGTTTCATAAAGTTGTAAGCATTATATTTAGAATACTCACTTGCTTTAGGATACCAATCATTTGACTTTCTTTGTTCGTTTATATCTTTACCATCCTCACTAACAACATATTTTCTTTTTCTTGGATGTTCTCTGTTATGTACTAATAAAATATTCTTTACAATATACAAAGGAATTTGGTTATTTCCAAATATTGTTAACATTTTATTCATAAAAGCAGTATCTTCGTGGGTAAAGAATACTGATTTTGGTATGTTTACTCCACTTTTTATTATCTCTGATGACATTACCAACCCACAACCATTAAATTTATAGTTGTATGTAGATTCTATATGTGGTGATTCAACATCTGAGTTTATCTCTTCCATTTTATCATAATCCATATAACACCTCGTCCCATACCATGCGTGTGGGTCTCTTGGTAAATCAGTTAGTTTTGGGTGTTCTAATGGTTTCCACGAATCATCCCACATTTTACAAGTTGAAAAGAACCCAACCCACTTTGGTGTTTGTTCTTTAACTGCCTCGTGTAATGATAATATCGTTTCCATCGCCTGTGATGGAACTAACATATCGGATTCACCCCAAAACAGGATGTCTGCAAGTTCACAATACTTTTCGTTAAAATCTCTTCTGTAATCTGCGATTGTATATAAATCATCTCTGACTTCGTATTTGATTTGATAACCTTGTAGTTTATATTGATTACAAACTCTAACATACTTTTCCATAATGTATGTTAACATATCAACCTCATCAGAAACTTTTTCTAAGTCTTGATTTGTGACTAAACACATATCAATCAAAACTTTTTCTTTTGTTACTATTGATTTAGTTAAGGAATCTAAATACTCCTCAAACATATCAACTTCGTACCATTGTACTAAACAACCTGCCGCTACCATAATGTATCTCTTGGAATCCCTTCCCAACCAGGATTAGTTTCTGAATCGATTACCCACGAAACATTTTGTTTCTGTAACCATTGGTAGATACCTTTAGTTGCGTTTGCTACTGACTTGATTTCTCTTGGCCCCATTGATGTTTTTGCATAAACAATCTTTTCGTGTTCATTACCATAGAAGTGTTCTTGGAATACTCTTTGTGTATCGTCTTCTGTTCCATTTTCAAATGATGATAAATCACCAATGTCCCATCCAACCGTAACAATTTTTCTACACCCCAAGTACAATGCCAATGGAATTGCCATCTCATACATAATACCAGGCCCCCAAGGTTGTTGAAATCCTATTTCGGGGTGGTCTAACTTCATAGTATCCCAATCTTCTTTTTCTGATAGAGAGTGAATCATTTTGTTAGGTCCAACTCCACCACCTGTATTTGGGTTGTTTCTAAATATAGGAATGAATAGGTCTGATTCTAAATTATTATCAAAAATCATTTGAGGATGAAATTGTTCAAATATTGCCCATGTTATGATTGATTTATTATCTGACCAATCGTATGGTGCGAAGTTACAAAAGTTTAGTAAGTGAAAGTCAGTAACATCTTTTACTAAATTATATGATTGTTTGATTGGCATACATAATTTATCTGCCATAAACTCATTAAGGAATTCTTTATCATACTTTTTAAGTGAAGGACCACCTGCGATTATATATGCAGTCTCATCTTTGTACTGATTTTTTAATACCTTTAACCTATCTTCAGGTTCTTCTAATTTTAGAAGTTCTTCTCGTAACTTACTTGTCTGTAATTTCATCGAATTGTTTAAGTGTTTGTTCCCACGATTCAAACCTAATACCTCTGTCATCTATGTAACAGACTGCTCTTGGTTTTTCACAAGTTATTTCTTTTATATAAGTATCAATCTTATATTTGGCTAACCACTCCCATATTAGTTCTTCACCTGTCTTACCATTTACAAGTGGTCTATCAGGTTTTACTTTAGCGGTAAATAAAACTATATCATAACCCTTTTCATCGAACCATTTGATTGCGTCTATTGAACCCTCAATCGGTGGGTCATATACAGTTCCATCATGAAACCCTTTTGAATTACCATGGACAACACCATCAAAGTCTATTGCAACTTGATGATTGTTTTCATGCCATTGTAGTGCATCGTAGTCTTCTATTTCTTTTTTAAGGGTGTCTTCTGTTTTCATAATTACTGAATACTGGTGTTGATTTATTTCTACTTGAATATGCCCCATAAATAAACTTTCTAAACTCTTTAGTCTCGTGTTGTTTACTTACAGAGTGTAATGAGTTTGGTGACGATAAAAAGAATACTGCTCTATTTGCTTTTGCTGGTATAACTGAGTGAATAAGTACTGGCTCTTTTTTGTATAAGTTAGGTGCACCACCCCTTGGTTGTTGATAAGTTTCTACTCCATCACTTGAATGTATTACAAAGTCACCACCACTCCAATCCTTATCATTAAAGAATATTAAGAAGTTCAAAAATCTCTTCTGAGAATCTGCGTGTACTTCTCTAATATAACCATCACCTGCCTCTGACCAATCTATATGAGTAAACATTTTTTGATTTGATATTAACTCATCTGTTAAAGTACATCCCCAATGTTCCATAGAAGCTTGGAATTTCTGTTTAAAGTAGTTTAACATTTCATCTGAATCTATGTAATTGTGAAACTCATTCCATGTTGTTGTAGATTCTAACCACTTCCAAGTATCTGGTTGACTTGCACTATTTGCGATTTGTCTACGACCACCCATAACAGTATTTGCCTTTTCTTCTATGAGTTTACCTGGCCATTCCTTAACCAAATTATTAAAGATGTCTTGTTCAAAACAATCATCAATGACTATATAGTCATATGGATAATTGTATACTCTTGCATTATTAAAGTTAATCATATTTCTCGTATATTTTCTCTTCGAAAAATTCTGAGTTTAACAAGTGATTAATTTCTTTCTTTTCTGCTGCCCTTCTATCATTAGTATAATATACTGCTCTTGCCAACTCAATAAACTCTTCATCAAATTTATTGTCTCGTTCTTTTAGTCTAACTGAGTCTTCGATGACCCACATTTCACCATTAGTTTTTAATAACCTTTGGTAAACTTCTTTAAGTTCATCACCACCTGCTTCCCAAAATGGTTTCAACTTATCTTGTAAATAATTTAGTTCATTTGTAATATTAGTTTTTTGAACTGAATCATTAACATTTTTTAATTTTATTTCAAGGATTGATAACTTATCAAATGCGTCACCAATCGGTGTTTTAATCTCTATTGCCATAGTTCTTTATTTTTTTAGCACCTTCTTCTATTAACATTTTTTTAATACCATCTTCTAAATATACAAAATTTTTATGAGATACACAACTTTTTAGTTTAGAAAGTGATGGTCGTCTCCATTTAGTATCGTTACCCCATGCTTCCTTGTATTTCTTTTTATATTTTTTACCCATGATTCTGTGAATAGTTTTAGCTAAATCTTTGATTCTAACTTCTTCATCAAATCCAATGTTTATGATTTCGTTATCAACTTTTTCAATAATCTGAGATGCCATTTCTGCGTGGTCTGTTACATAACAAAAAGACCTTGTTTGATTACCATCACCATGTAGATAAAACTCTTCGCCTGATTGTACTCTTTCTATAAATTCAGGTATTACTTGACCATACCCATTTGTTGCCATTCTCGGGCCGTAAGTATTAAATGGTCTAAGAATCACAAAACTCTTTCTTTTCTCATTTGCCCACAACCTTGTCAAGAACTCACCCATACCTTTTGAGGATGCGTATGAATCTCTATCTGCCAATGGATGTAGAATCATTGCGTCATCTTCTTTTGTTGGTATCGATGGAGTTGGTCCATAAATTTCAGATGATGATGCGTATACTACTTTTGTTACTGAAGGTGTACATGCGTTCAATACATTCTGAGTCATTAAGATATTATTGTTACATACTTTAAATGGTATATCATAAAAATACCTTGTACCATTTATTGCAGCGTAGTGAACAACTATTTCAAATTGTTGTTCTTCCATAAACTTTTTAATTGGTTCTTGGTAAACCAAATCCATCTCATAAAATTTAAAGTTTTCATGACTTGGTAAGTTATCTATTTTGCCTCTAAAAAAGTTGTCTACTCCAACAACCTCGTGACCTTTATCTAATAAACTATCACAAAGATGTGAACCTAAAAATCCTGCTGCACCTGTAACTAATATCTTCATTATATTTCGTATCTCATTCCTTTAGGAACTTTTTTAACAAATTTGTCGTTTTCTTCGTCAATGAATCTGAATATGTCTACATCAATATCGTATTTTTTACATAGAACTTTCATTGCCTTTGTGTCTTTAGGTAAACACATACCACCATAACCACCAAACTCTTTATTTACATTTAGATAGTGACCTTCACCAACTCCATGGAATAAAAATGCGTCTTTGATTGCATCATAGTTTGCACCAAAATGTTGTGCTACTTTATGGAATGAGTTTGCAAATGTGATTCTCATCGCTTTGTAAGTGTTTGAGAAGTACTTCATAAGTTCGGCATCAATGATTTTGACTTTTACTTTGTGAAATGGTAGTGAACCATGACTCTTTACAATCAAATCATAGTTTTCATCACTATCAGTACCAACAACTAAAATGTTATTGTTGTATACAAAGTCTTCGTATGCACATCTTTCTCTTAAGAATTCAGGCACAAAACACATATTAAGATTTGGATATTCTTTTCTTAATCTATTTGTTGTACCAGGTTCAATTGTACTTTTCAATGCTACAAGACCTTTATACTCCAAGTCATTTAATTGTTTTATTACACTATTAACTGCCGTTAAATCACATTCATCATTTGCACCTGTTGGAGTACCAACGGTAATAAAGTTGATTTCTGTATCTAATGTATCTTCTATTGAAGTCTCAGGTATTTTGATATCGTAACCAACCACCTCGTGTCCGATGTATTCAAATCCTTTTGATATTGCAGAACCTACTGCTCCGATTCCGATTACTCCTAATTTCATTCCCATATGTAATTCCATTTTTGTTTATGCCACTTATTTTCTTTAATGTATTTTATAATATCATGATGTACCATCTTTGTATCAAAATAGTGTGGCTTACAATATAAATGACCAAAGAGTGGAACTCCACTCGTTACTGAATCTGCCATATTCATAAAACTTCCTTCATAAACATGGATTTCTTTTGCGTTCTGTAATACTTTTCTGTAATCCAATATATGTCCTGCTCTACCATCAAGGTTTATCACAGGTAAATTTGGATTCATAAAATGTTTTCTGTTAATACCAATCATTGGACGATTCATATTATCAAGTGGTCTTTCATGTACGATTATGTAATCTTTACCATGCGTTTGAACCAACTCATTATATAATCTATCCTCTTCATTTACATCATAATCCCAAGTTAAATCTCGCCAACTACTATGTTCAACACCATCTTGAAATTTTAATCCTATATGTGGTGCGTGATATTCATGAGGACAAGTGCCTGTTGATAGGTTTGGTGTCTCATTGTATAGTTTTTCAAATAACCAATTTAGTCTTGGTACTTGTATGTATACTCTATCGTATTCTTTACAATACTTTTCTTTAATTACTGATGAGAACATTAAGCCATCACCAACTCCACCTGCGTGTCCTATTGTTATTGCTTCCATTAACTTAACATTTTTTCAACGATTTCGATATCTGATGGATAGTCAACTGCGTGTGATACATTGTCCACCATTACCATTTTTACTTTATGTCCCATCTCTATAAATCTATCAATCTCAATGTCTTCCTCAAATTCGAGTGGTGTCTTTTTACCATAATCGGCAAAGTCTTTTAGATGTTCTCTATTGAATCCGTAGATACAAACTTGTTTCATTGGATTACTGGTCTTACCCTGTTTTGTTCCTGGGAGTGGACTCCTTGAACACCAAATTAACTCATCATTTAGATTTGTAATTACTTTTGGTATCTTTGGGTCTTCAATCTTTTCGTGAGGATTCAAATATGCCATACAATTTATAATATGGTCAGGGTTATCAATCTTAGCTTGAATAACTTTATCAATATCGTTTGCTGATAACATAGGTTCGTCACCTTGGACATTGATGATAAAGTCTGCGTCTATTTCCATTGCCGCTTCTGCTACTCTATCTGTACCCGTTGGACATTCGTCTGAAGTTAAGATTACTTTTAAACCATTGTTTTTTGCAACATCAACAATTTCTTCGTTTTCTGTTGCGATGTAAACATTATCTTTACCCACCATCGAGTTTTGACATAGTTCAGCAACCCAAAGAATCATTTCTTTTCCATTAATCATCGCAAGAGGTTTTCCAGGGAATCTTGATGATTTGTATCTTGCGGGGATAACTATCGCAACCTTTGGGTCTAAGACCCCATCAAGTTTTTTATTATCAAATGACTTCGATTCAGGTATGTCAAGTAATACATCTTCTATCCTATTAGGATGTAAGAACGATTGTTGTAAGTTCTGAGGATACAATGGGTGAATGTGTTTCAATCCACTAACCATATAGTTGTGTGTAAAACCCCATTTGTATTTTTCCATCAAAGGATTCATCCAATCAGAAATAACTTTTTGTAAGGGTTTACAATTGTATTGTGTCTTATCACCCCAAAGAAATTTTGTTTGGTCTTTTGCGTATTGTAGGTAAGTTACAAGTTGTTCTGTTTTAACATTTCCGACACCTCTACCCATTCCAAGTAAAGTACCATCTAACCAAAGTGCCCCTTCGGATTCTGCGGCAAGACAATTGGCGAATGCAAGTCCAAGGTTATCGTGTGTATGAATCCCAATCTTCGAATCACCTTCGAATAGTTCTACAATCTCTTTTGTTCTATCAGGAGTCAATGCTCCATATGAATCAGCAAAGTATAATGATAGTGGTTTTAATTCACCCATATCATTTACGAAAGTATTTATTTCACTATCATCCAATAAAGATATACCCATCAGATTTACTATCAATTCGTAATCCTTTGATTGGATATATTTACCGATTTCGATTGCGAGGTCTAACTCCGAATACTTTATCGCGAGACGACAAATATCGAATGGTGAATTTTCCCCATCATGGATAACATCATCAATCAATGAGAAATCTACTTCATTACCTTTTATGAAATCCTTTGCGTCAATCATAAACGCAAGTTTGAGGTTTACTGGCTTTCTATTGTCCAATACATCCCAAATGAACCTATCGTTACACTTACGATATTTACCACCCTTAACAGGCGATTTGTAACCCATCTCCATTACTCCGACTCCCGAAAGGTCAAGGGCTTGTACTAAGTCTCTGACCATCTGAGTGTCAAAGTTCCAATTGGTGTAGTACCCACCATCTCTTAATGTACAATCTAATATCATAGGAAATTTGTTAAAATTTTCTTTCGACACACGAATCGTTCCCAAAATGTGGGTTACACGAGGGTGTCATAATAGTCGTTTTGTTTTACTTGTTTTTCTATATCTTTGTGATGGAACAATGATAGTTCCTCAACCCAAGGTAAATTAGAAATCGTGTCATATCCATCGAGTTTCTCGTGTACCTTATTTATCCAACGAATGGAGTCTGATTTTTTATAAACTCTCCATTGTGGGTCTGGCCAATTTACTCGACCCTTATCATCAACCTTCCACCCCCACTTCTGAATGTACTCATCGGTTAACCCATCTACCAAATTTACTCTTGGTACAAGAATCACATCAACACCATTCATTTCAAGGATTGCTGGAAGGTTTTCAATCAATTCATTATTAGGGATTTCATCTGCGTCAATCTGAAAGATGTAATCACCATTACATAAATCTGTTAATTTGTTTTTCCAATTTGCGAAGTGTCCATCGAACTCACCACTATGCCATGAGTAAGTCGGATTTACTGATTTTGCTCTGAGGTATTCTTCTACTTTTGTATCACCATTCTTAGAATCGTATAGAACTACGATTTCATCTTCGTCTCTGATATTGTCTAATAGGTAAGGTATTAGTTTTTGAATTTCTACCAACTCATTACAAACTGTAATTGCGTAACTTATTTTCATACTTTATTTTTATAATCCTACGGGTGGAGTATCTTGTGTGGTCTCCAAATCCGTATCGTCCTTTCGAACTTGTTCTTGTTGTCTTCGTTCTGACCTTGATGCTACTTTATCAAATACACCATAGTCATAGTTATAAATTGTTATCTGACCTACATTCTTTTCAACCAAAGTTCTATAACCATTTTGAAGGTCTTTGTTCTTTAGTTTAGAAGTGTAGAATTGTTTAGAGTTAACTTCTACTCTCAATTTACTCAAATCTAACTTTTTAATTTGAGGAGTAGTACTTGTTACCTCATTCAAATCCTCTGCAAGTTTAGTAAACTTGTCGGGTGCACAATCTTTTAAATCTAAACAATGAAAGTAATTCTTGAATTTAGGTTGTAAGATAAAGACAAACATATCTCTCTGAGAGTTGTCTCGTTTCTTATACCTAATCTTTGCAACCATACCTCTTTCTAATTTAGTCTTAGAAACTCTTGTAGGGTCTGTTAATTTACTTCTATGTCTACTTGTAAAATCTGGCATTACTTTTTCTTCAATTTAGGTAGTTTCAATCCAACTTGAGTAGGACCTTCACCAACTTTATATTGTGTTAACAACTCACCTAACTTCTCTGTCATCTTATCTTGAGTAAAGTTAGTTTTTACATAATGTCTGTTTTTACGAGACATTACCACTGCTTTTTTGTAATTGTTATAAACTGTTTTTAGAACACCACCTGCTTGTTGATGGTCAATCTTGAACCATTTTGCTTGTTCAAGAATCCATTTGTTTGCAGCTGATTTATGGACATTCTCTAATTTACCACCCACTAAAAAGTTATATTCTTTATTTAAGAAATCTACATGACCACTCCAAGCTGATGCTATAATTGGTTTACCACTAACACATGCCTCAAGTAATGGTCTACCGAATCCTTCACCATGAGTAAATGATACATGAGATTTTACTTTTGGATGGTTGTATACTGAATTCATTTCTTCATCAGTCAAATCACCATCTAAAATATAAATATTAGGAAAGTTAGTTCCACCAATTCTATTTTTACATCTTTCAATTGTTTTTCTTAGTCGATGTATATTTGATATTGATGGTTGTCCATTATTAGTTTTTAGAACCAACGCAGGTTTAGTTTTGTTTTTAAAAGATGTTCCCTTAAATGTATTCAAAAATACTTTTACTAATGAATATATGTTTTTTCTATCTTGACCATCTGCGCCTGGTAACCAATGACCCACAAATAAGAAACAAAAGTTTTCTGGTATTTTGTCAAATACTTTTTTAACAGTATTGTTTATAGGTGCTTTATTGTCAAAAACCTTTGTGTCAAATCCCTCGAATAAAACTTCAACAGGTTTTTCTAATTTCAACTCACCCATTTTTTGTTTTGTCTGGTCATTGAGTTTATCATAAACTGCCGATAAAGTTCTTGCTGAATGTTCTGACGAAACCATAGTTAAGTCCATTCTATTACACCCATCGATAAATTCTGCAGGCGCATCTGATGTTTCGATAACTGCTGATACACCAATATTAAAATGACCTACTGGTTGAAACTCTGATGGAATTGTCATTTGAATCCAAATATCTGGCTTCGATTCCATTTTAGGACTGATTCTTGAAGTCAAATCCGAATCATCAGGTGTCAATGCGTTGATAGGAGTTTGTCCCCATCGTTGAGACAATATTCTAATGTCCCACTCATCACCCTTTAACTGAATTAATGACCTTACGAAATCTCTACTTCTTGCACCATAACCACTTCTTGTAGCTATTGGACAACTAATTACACATACTTTTTTCATATCTTGTAAATATCAAATCTTTGTCTTGGTTTCCAATTTTCAAAACAAGTATCAATTGCTTCAATAAATTTCTCACCCATTGTTTCGGCTGCCATATCACCTGCACCCATAATAAATTCATGTCCTTTCATACCTGCGGATGTACACTCATCCCTACCCTTACTATACCATTTATCTATTGCCGAACCGATGTCTTTATAAGAACATCTATCATCAAATATATAAGGAGTAACGGGTGACCCTTGTAGTGAACGATTAGAAGGCCAGATTGGTTCAACCCATTCACCCCAAGTCAGTTCGTCTATAATTGGATTATCTTTATCGTGTAAAGAACCAATCTCAACATAATCATCTCCAGTTAAGAACTCACCATTTAGTTTAAATCCACATTGGTCTTGCAATCCACCTGTAACATTTACAATGATAGGAGTACCTGCTCGTAATGCTTCACAAGAACCTAAACCAAACCCTTCGTTTGATGCGACATTTAATACCACATCACATGAGTTATAAAACATATTTAATGCTTCCGTACTTAGTTTTCCATCTGAAAACTTTACATCACAATTTTTTACATTCATTTTTACCAATTCAGGAAGGTCTGTACCATTATCATCAATTGGATTTGTATGCATGAACAATAGTACTTTTTTGTTTGGGTGTTTCTTTGCAAACTCTTCTACTCCTAAAACAACATCACCTGGAACTTTTCTACGAATGTTTCTGTTACACCATCCGAGAATAAAGTCATAATCATTAATACCACATTCTTCTTTGTATGCTATTAAATTAGTATCTGTATCTGATAGTGGTTTGAATAAGTTAGTTACTCCATGTGGAATATACTTGAAAGACCAATCTCCTCTGTCTTCACCATACCAATCCATTACTCTTTTGTTAATACCATATGTTTGTTTGGATATACCTAACAACAAGTCACAACTTGCGTAAAATGGTGCATTCCAATGTGGGTCAGGTAATGAGTCCCATATATTGTAATACATGATTGGACAAATCTGTCTAACCTCATTTTCCATATCATACAACCATCCCCAAAATCTTGGGTCAGTAAAGTGTAGTATTGCGTCTGGTTTTTCTACATTCAATAATTCTCTTAAAACTTCAGGATTACCATAACTTGTATGGGCGTATATCTTTACAGATGCGTCTTCTATGCCTGTAAGTTTTCTAACATCATCATCTAAAATGAATTGTTTACCATGGTCGGGATGCTTTAATGCAGCCCCCAATTGTACCCAATCATATTTGTGTACTGTTGATAGTACGATTTCTTTTGATTGTGTTGCAATCCCACTATGTAATCGTAAATCATCGGAAAGTAAAAGTATCTTTGGTTTCTTAACCTTATTCTTAGATACCTTCTTTAGTTTTGGTAGTTCTATGCTCATTCTATAACTTCTTCTTAATTTATTTAACTATAAATATACAAAAAATATTTATTAAATCCTATTATAATCATCATTAATTCTAACGATATCATCTTCACCGAAATAGGTTCCAGTTTGAACCTCTATAAACTCAACGGGTTCATCCGTTTCATTCCATGCTCTGTGTTTTGCACCTAATGGTATTCTGATAGTTTCACCATATTTTCTGAATACCTTTTCATCATCCAAAACAATTGTTAACTCACCTTTTATAATTGTCCAACATTCTTGTCTTTTGTGGTGATACTGATAAGATAGTTTTTGATTTGGATTTACTGTAATTCTTTTTACTTTTGTTGTAGGGTCATCTAATAATACTTCATACTTTCCCCATGGTCGAGTTTCAGTTAAGATTCCTCTAGCAGCTATTGATTGGTTTGATTCTAATTTACTCATTGTACAAAACTTGCTTTTTTACTCCATCTATTTAGTAACCTACTAAAATGGTTAAAGTCTTTTCTTGTTATTTCACCAAAGTATATTATTCTATCTGAATTATGTACTATACAATCGTACTGATGAAGTGGTTGTGTTGGATGATATGGTTTATCATAGTAATCATCGTCCATTCCACTATATAAAGTACTTGATGTATGTGCTGCGTTATATTCGATATACTTTAGATTCATTTCTAACGCATATTTTCTAACCCACTTCTCTACACCATTCTTTTTACCTCTCGTGATAATTGTTAAATCCTCACCAAATTTTTGTTTGAGTTTAAAGATTGCTTCTTTAAGTTCACCTCTATTTTCGTACTTCTCATCCCCTATCAGAGCTACCTTCATTTTTATTAAGTGTGTTTCGTACCTTTTTCCAATACCTTTTAGTTTGTTTCTTTTGTAATCCCTTCGGACCACCATTCCAACACCTTGCGATTTTCTCATATGAACTTTCTTTGTGATAATAATCTACAAATACATAAAACATTTCAATAGACTTTTCTCTATTCCATCTGTCATCAAGTGTATAAAATCTATTATCATCATTTTTGTTTAAAATTCGATTTACATCATTCACCATTATGGGTCTAATCTGTAATACTCCTGCAGCGTTTTCTTTTTTTGCATATGCAGTTGGATTACCCTCTGATTCTACCCACACCATTGCCTCTACCAAATCATCTAAATTTCTTACAATGGGTTTTATTTCATTTTCTACTTTTTCAATTTTAATTTCCTTAATAGGAATCGTGTCAATTTGTTCTATTGGTTGTTCGTTGTTATTTACCGAAGAACATAGTAATCCGACTAATACTATTGAAAGATTTCTCATACAAATTTTATTCGTTCAACTTTGGGACATAATTCACTATCCTTAAAAGGACAATACTTACAACTTTTCTTGTTTTTACCCATCGTAGCGGGAAAGTCCCCTTCTGTGTTGTAAGAACCATCATCGTTAAAAGCGTTGTCGATAAACTCATCAAAACTTTTTACAATCTTATTTAATGTTGGTTTTCCATGTGATGGTACAAATTCTTGTACTCGTTTCTGAGCAAACATAGCTTCTTCCCATAACTTCCTCTTAACTATAAAGTATCTAACCTGTATCTTGTCTAAAGGATATCCATATTGTTCAGCGAAAAACTTCTTGTACAATACTAATTGAGCAGTTTTTGTTTTATCTGCTTTTTGCCATTTGTTCCAACCTTTTGTTGAGGTTTTGATATCCCAAATTTCTATTGTATTATCTGCAAGATTCTCAAATACTAAGTCAAGGAATCCCTTCATCATAATATTTTCATTAGAATCGGATGCTGGGTAGTATATTGGTAACTCAACTCCAACTAATTTCATAGTCCTTGTTGAGAAGTATGATGCTCTATTCTTACGAAGGAAATCCAATATCTGAACACCATCATCGTAGAATTCATTCATTTGGTCTTTTGTGGTGAACTTGACACCATAGACTGCCATCATCTTTTTGTACTCCTTAGCCATCTCTTCTAATAGTAGAGATTCTAAGTCCATTTCATTTGCTTTAACTGCCGACTCGTTGTACATTACTTGTAACCACGATTGAATTGTCTCGTGCATCGCAGTACCAAATACAAGGTGAATAGATGGGTCAAAGTCTTTGTGACCATCCATATAGGTCAATTTCCATTGTTTTGGACAATTAGCCCACATCGTATATTGAGAATACGAAACTTTAACATCACCCTTCTTTTCTTCATGAACAGGAAAGTTAAAGATATTTGATACCATAGATTTTTTCATACACTCTAATATACGACAATTTGACGAGAATGCCAAATTTTAATGTTATTAAATTGTTAAGTTTTTACTTAGCCCACTTCTTTCTTTGGACTATCTGAGAGATAATTCCATATACACTCAAATCTTCGTAAGTGTCTTGGATATTCTCACCAACCTCATCGGGTTGACCTAATACAACTAATTGCTTTAGTCTTTGGATTTTATCGTTTTTTCTAAACCATAAACCAACTAATGATAGTTTGATATCTTCGTCTGATTCTAAATTAGTTCCAACCGATATATTACCTGGCCCATAGTTTCTTTGTTTTTTACAAAATGTTTCATACATTTCATCTAAAATCTTTTGGAACTCTGATGTAGTTTCTGGGTATAATCTTTCACAATATTCTACTGCGTTTTCTTCTACATTTCTTTTTTCAGTTCTCTCACCCTTCCACTCTACTTTATTTTTTCTGTCTTTTATTACTTTAGCCATTTTTTTATTTCTTTTTTATCTAACCCATATTTTAACAATATTTCAGTAATATTGTCTTTACTAAGTATTTCAAGATAGTCTCTGACTTCTCTTTGTGATACTGAGTAGTACTTTGCAAGATACTCCAACACATTGGAATTATACTTGTCATCTTTTTTACCTTTTATGTATTTGTCAAAAGACCTTTTCTTTGGTAAAAAATCAAGATACATTTTATAAACATCTCTTGGACTGAGTTGACCAATAGTAAACTTTTGTAGCTCGTTAACCAACTCCAATAATCCCATATTCATAGACAAAAACCTATTGACCATAAATGGTTCAAAGGTTTTTTTATCCATAACTGACAGACTATCCCAAGAAGTTTTTGACTCCTTAAGTCCAGATAGATGTTGAAATAATGTCTTAGCCTTCTTGGTTGTCGCCATCAATTAGTTCTTTCGGTGTAAATTTAGGATGAACAGTTCCACAATTGTTACACAATACAACAGGTATTGGTAACATTGATGCTACACCATTTGGTGATTGTACTGCTGGTACTTCTTTATACATTGTTACTTCGTCAAAAAATATCCCACCACACTCAGGACAACTTACTGTCTCTAATTTTCTTGGGTCAAGTTTTAATTGAGGTTGTTGTTGTGGGTTTTGTTGACCACCCAAGTTAACAACTTTACCTTTTCCTTTTTTTGCCATAATTTATTTTCCTAATGTCATTAAAATAGTTAATACCATAGCCATCACATTGATTTCTTTATCAACTACCATAGAGTCTTTGTACTGACCCTCGGCTATATTTAAAATAGTGTGTCCGACTTTACCATTTGCATATGAATCTACTTCATCATAAAGTGCTCTATACAATGGTGTAAAGTCTTTCACTTTTGAATCTGCAATAATTTGTCTGATTGTGTTGAACTTTGTTTTCATTTCACCACTATCTTGTAAAACTTTTATTACATCTTCAGTATAGTTCGCCTGAATTGTAGAGGTTGTATCTATTTGTAATTCACCTTTGACAACTTGTCTTTGTGCTGAATTTAGAACTCTACGAATGTCAGGATAACCACTATTGACCAAAATTGCCAACTCTTCTTTTTCAAACTTAACTGATTCCTCATTTAATATATCAAACAATCTTTTTGCCACTTCTTTTTTAGAAGGTGGTGTTATTGCGAATGTTTGACAACGAGATTGAATCGGGTCAATAATTTTCTCTACATAGTTACAAGTTAAAATGAACCTTGTAGATTTACTAAAAGTTTCCATAAGATTACGAAGTGCTGCTTGTGCATTTGGTGTCAAATAGTCAGCTTCGTCTAATATGATAACTTTCCACTTTCTGAAACCCATTGATGATGCAAATCCACGAATCTTGTCACGAACTGCGTCAACTGAGTTTTCATCAGAAGCGTTAATATACATCAAATCACAATCAATCTGATTTGTGATTATCTTTGCGAGGGTAGTCTTACCAGTTCCTGCAACTCCATAGAGTAACAAGTGAGGTACATCCTCATTTTCAATGTATATTTTTACTTTGTCTAATATATGTTGATTACCAACATATCCATCTAATGTATCGGGTCTGTATTTTTCAACCCATAGTGAATTGCTCATCTACCTACTTCTTTTAAATATGTTTCTTTTGCGTTTTCCCAAGTCATTCCAATAATATCCATGTAATACAATGTATCTGGTTTCAACCTATTCTCATCATGTAACTTAGTGTATCTTCTAATAGCTTTCTTCTTCCACCATCTGATTGTGTAATCATCACCTTCTTCGAACTTCTTTTTCATCTTCAACTGACTTTCATCAATCTCGTTTCTTAGAAACTCATTACCATTATCATACATCATTGCGAAGTATACACCTCGTTTAAATCCATGTTGATATTGTGTACTTTTGATTCCCAACTCTTTGAAAATCATAGACAATATTCTTTGTTTGATACCAGATACAGGTCCTTGGATACCTTCCTTTTGGGTTGTAACTCTTTTGTATTCATCAGCATTATGTTCTTTCATCCATTGATGCCAGATATCGTAAAATTGATTATCAGGTTTAGTAGAAACTTTACCTGTCGATTCACCTAATGTTTTGAAATGTGGTATTCCATTATATTGTGAATGGATTCCATAAAGAGAAGTTGTACCAACTGCGATTAGAGTTTGTCCATACTTTTCTTTCCACAAATCTCTGAATGTAGGTGAAGTGGTCAATGCCGAAACAAGTTTACCACCTAAGAAATTATATCCCAAAGGTTGTGTTGCGATGATAGATGTACCAATTGTAGTATGATTTAACTTACCATCTTTAAACTTGTTATCTTTATCCCACCCAATGTATTTATCACGAACACCTAAAGATGTTACATCAGAACCAAGTGAAATTACACCAAGTACTTTACCACTCTTTCGGTCTTTAGCAAATGCTTTTATATTACGACCTGGATTAGCGGTAAATTCCATTGATGAAATACACTTACGAATATCAGTCCACTTTGCCGTTCCTGCAGAATCTACGATTAGTTCAACATAAGGTTCTAACTCTTCAATTTCTTTAATAGTTTGTTCCTTATTTTGAATGTCAGTTGGAGTCCAAATCATATCATAAGACCTTGCAAGACTTGGTTTTCTTGACATAGACTTAGGTAGGTCTGAGTTCCACTCCTGCCACTTTTTATAAAGAGTTTGTTCCTCAACTGGCATACCTGATAGGTATTCCATATTGTCGATGAATCGTTTTCTCTCTACATCATAGTCAAAGACTGGTGCCGCTGGTTCTGTGTCCCAAAATTGCATTACTTAATCTCCACTAAATAATAGTTAGACTTAAATCCATCATTTTCAAATGAAACATGAGCTAATCCATTTGGTGAAATCTTCAATGAAGATGATTTTGCACCCTTGTTAGCATTAAGGATTTCCTTTAAGTACTTAGCTGAGAATGATATTGGTTCTACATCACCATCACACTCACATTCTACATTGATTGAGATTCTGTTAGAGTTAATCTTTGAATAACCTAAGATTACTTCACCTTTGTTACTTTTACAACTAAATGTAAATGTATCTGAATCAGATAATGCACCTTTAGACTTTACGAATTTGTTTACGAAGTCATTGTCCATTTTGATAGTAGATGTAAAATCAGGTAATTGTTTCAAATCTGGAACAACAGGTATTACAGAAAGGTCAGCCAACATATAGTTTACTGAAGTACCTTTATCTGAGAACACAAGTGCTGCGTCACCTTCTTTTACACTAATATCTGAATCTAATACAGATAATAGTCCTTTTAATTGAGAAGTAGTGTAAACACCATACTCTCCAGTTGGAAAGTCTTTGTTATCACTACTTACATTTCCTAATAGGGTCTTATCATCAGAAATGAATTTTACTGACAACCCTGCATCTGTTGAATCAATCTTTACTGATTCTACCTCACCACCCAAATTATATCGAGTAATGAACCCTTCAAACGAGCTTTTTTTCATAATTTACTTTTTACTATTGATTTATTATTATACTAATATACGAAATTTATTTTTAAAATCCAAAAAATTCTGCAGCTTTATTTAGATTTGGGTTTGGTTTTTCCCAATTCATAGCTTTATAGAAGTCATCAAGTTTATTTTCTAACTCCTTTTCCCAAATTCTATCGTAGTCAATATATTGTTCAACGAGTTTTAGAATCTGAGGTGGGTCGTTGTGACCTTTTAGTCCTGTTGTATCCAATCCAAGAGGATTTGTTTTCAAATATACCCATTTAATCTTATCACCATCTTTCATTGGTTCGTACTTATATGGTACTTTATAAAAAGCAAGTAATTGATTATATGTTATTGCTGCCTTCACATGCGCTGGTGAACCTTTTACAAATTCACCTAATACTTGAGTCTTTGTTGTGTACTTACTCATACCTTTGACTGCCGAGTTCTTTGCTATATCAATGAATGGGCGTTCTTCCATATCTTTTTTGTAGTCAAGAATCTTAGTGTCAATTTCTTTTTTATCAACTGACCTTAGTATATCTAATAATACAGTTTTCATTACTTCTTTAAAATATGTTGGGAATGAACTTCGTTTTACATCCAATCCTTTTACATCCAACTTATCACAATCAACTTCATTATCATTAATAATCCATTGTGCGTATCGTTTCTTTGAGACCCAAAACCCACCCTTAGCGATTGTTTCTTGTTTTATATCAAATTTATGAGTATCGATATTAAATAACTTTTTTGACATCGTGTCATAAACTTTATTGATATGACCTTCGACTTCTTTTGCTGCGGATATAATCGCAGGAATCATTTCTTCATCCGACTCTTCATTAAGTTCTGGATTACGAGCTTTTACTAATGGTGCTGCTTGATAAAAAACAGAATCAGTATCGGTATAAACATTGTAGTCATCTTCTTTTCCTATTACTTTTGAATAATATTGATTTGCAATTAATTCGGTTGTTTTAATTACAGTTTGACCTGTAATCGTAGTTGCTTCTGCATTATCTACATCGTAGAATCTGAATGATGGTAATCCCAACACTCCATATAAAGAGTTCAACATAATCTTTTGTACTAATTGTCGTTTACCATAAAACTTATATTGTGCATCGTTACCCTCTTTACCATATTTTTTCATCAAGTCTTTGTATTCAACTCGTTTGTCAAACCAAACACTTAATATTTCAGGTATAACTCCAACTTTATCTGTTCTATATAAAACACCATTTGCAGCAACAGAGTATCTATTCTTTTCAATAAACTTTAGAAATTTATCTTTAGGTAGTGGTGGAAACTCATTACCCTCATCATCCAAAATAGAGTAAGTATCAATCTTACCTCTCATATGGTCTTCTGCTACATAATTCTTAAGTTTACCAATCTTAGTTTCAGGTGAGATATTGATACTCATAATGATTGATGGATATAGTGATGTTAAATCCAAATCATAAACCCATTTGTAAAGACCAGGTTTTGGTTCTTTTACATATGCGCCTGTAAACTTCCCTTCACCATCAGACCCATCTGCGTTTCGTTTCTTTCTCCATGGTTTATTGGGTGCTACCCTACCACTCCTTCTAAGGAATGTAAGAATAGCTCCCTCTAACCATTTAGATGAAAACAGAAAGTCTTCGTAGAACACATGACCTGTATGACATATTGCCCTTGCTAAGTCAATGAATTGTAATTTCTTATCCAAGTCAACTACCAACTCAACATCAACTAAGTTATACTCAATAAACTTTTCAATATCATCTCTGAATAGTTGGTCTAAGTTTCCTTCATACTCAATCTTACCTCGACCTAACTCAATTGTTGCAACAGTATCTAATCGATAGTTGGGTAGTTCTGTAAAGTTATAACACTTATATAAAGCGAGATAATCTAATGCAGATACTCCTGCAATAATATATCTGTTTCTGTACTTGTTGTATGATACTTTACCAATTGGTGATAATTGATTTGCATATTGTTGACCGAATAGTAGTTTATATCTATTGTAAAGATATGTAACATCAAAGAAATCAATATTCCACCCCGTTACAATAGTTGGATTTATCTCTCTCCACTTGGACATAAACGCTGATAATAATCCCTCTTCAGTATCAAATGATTCTACCTTTGCACCTTTGATTGTTTTATCAATCTTTTCACCTTTGTTAACTACATAGACAAAATAGTCATTTGTAATTGAGTCATGTGCTGCGATTGAAGTAATTGCGTTACTTGCAGTTTCAATATCAGGCAATCCACTATTCATTTCAACCTCAATATCAAATGTTAGAATTGTATGTCCTGTTGATAGTTCGTCTGAATCACCATACTCATCAATTAGAAACCTCGTCATTTCATTGACATCAGACTCATATAATTTTAAGTCATCATCTTGTTTCCAATAATTTAATTTCTTAAGTCGTTCACCATGAATGGATTGATGTGCTCCATTACCATCTCTTACATAGGCGTACCTACGATACTTAGATGTAAAGTAACCTTTTTCATCATCCCAACAATGGATGATAGACTTTTCTTTTTCGAAGAATACATTTTGATACATATGTTAAATATACGAAATTATTTTGACTTTACCAAAAGTTAACTGCGTTTTCTGGCGTATAAGTTTCATGTTTTTCAATAGGTGGTAAAAACTCCTCAGGGTCTTTTGGATACGGACTTGTTTTATGTTTTAACATCTTACTAAGTTTTCGTTTCTCAGATTTGTTTTGACCTAAGATTTGAATGTACCTATGTTTAGGTGCTTCTTTCTTTCGCCAAAAACATGATTTGTTTTGTTTACCTATTTCTGTTTTTAAGTGTTCTACATTATGTGAACCCCATTTTGAGAATACAGTTCTCGAATGAATCCAATTGTAAGGATTTTCAGTTAGTGATACTGAATAGTTTGGCATTAGTTGTATATCACGACAATCTTGATATAACCAATTAGTTGCTTGGTAAATGCCACCGAGGTGTAATTGTTCAGGGTCTGCGTAACTCAATAACATCTTAATATTTGGTGCATTTTCTCTCATCCATTTAAAAGACTGACCCATTGAGTATGATTCTACATTTGAACCATATCCATCGTGTATAAACAATCTTGTCAATTCTAAACACTCATCTTTTTCTAAACCATCAATTACAGACTTAATCGCTGAACGACCTACGGGATATCCATATACCAAACAACCAATTAGTTTTTCACTACCAAAAAACTCACCATCACCCTTGTAATACACACCAAGTGCGTATCTACACATTGTCCATGCGTGAGAGTAGTGATACTTTACTATCATATGTTTTGCAACACTTTTATTGATTTCTCTGATTGAAACCTTTGAAGCGTCTACATAATGTTTATTAGGTTCTTTCAATTGGTTCTAATTTTTTTATTTCTTCTTCAAATAACTCACTCTGTTTAGGATATGGTAGTGAAGGGTATTTTAAACTCTTTAATATACGACTTTTTTTTGACTTATCCAAAATATAAATGTATCGATGCTTTCTTGGTTCTTTTTTAATCCAAAAAGTTTTACCAATTACCTTTTGTATTTTGGTGGGGTTATTAGTTCCATAATATGGAAATATTGTTCTACCATGCTGCCACTCCCCATTTTCTTCAAACTTAAATAACCAACTATCATTTGGTCTTATTCTATTTCCTTGGTATACCCAATTAGTTGACTGATATACAGTTCCTAAATGACCTGCTTTTGGGTCTGAGTATGAAATCAATCCTTTAATGTGTTTTGCGTGGGTTTTTAACCACTTAAATGTTTGACCTACAAACCAACTTTCAATGTTACATCCGTATCCATCAAATACAAATAATCTTGTGAGTTCTAATACTTCTTTTCTATCCAATAACTCTGATATTGATTGACCAGAGTGTCTTCCGATTGGGTCACCATATGTTGCAACACCGATTAACTTATCTGTCGATGAAAAGAAAGAGTGTGAGTTATCCTCAATATACAATCCCAAACAATAACTAACCTTTGTCCATATACCACTATAATGGTTCTTTATGATAATGTCCTTTGCTACTGATTTTGAGATAGGTCTTACGGATAACTTTGAAATATCTGTATACTCTTTCCCTTTAATTTTCATTGATACTCGTTAAACTCACCAAATAGTAAGTGTTTCCAAGTTTCACCTCTAACAATTTTTCTTATGTTAGCAGGTGACACTCCATTGTTTCTTGCCAATACTCTAATATTACGATGACCCACTTGCCATAATTTACGAATAGACCTTACTTGTCTTTCCGTTAATTTATGTTGTGGATGTAATTCACCTCTTAATGCCATTCTAAATCTTTTCACTAATATACGAAATTTATTTTAATTTTCCAAAATTATATCACCACTTTTCAATCCACTTGGTTCAATATCCCATAAATTGATTGCTATTGCGTGTCTTGTACCACGAGTAACTTTAGTAACTCTATGTGGATGGGCGCCTGCAGGGAATATAACCAGTCTATTATACTTTGGTTCTAATCTTTCAGGTTCACCATCTTGACCATGTGGATATATTTCAAGATAACCACCATCAATATCATTTTCCCAAGGATAGTAAACTGTTCCAATTATTGGTGTAATAATTTCGTTTGTTCTCCAGTAATGTGCTTCGTCTTTGTCAAAATGGAATGGTAGTTCATCCTTTTCTTCAAACTCCGAGTAAATGCCTGTCCAATATTCGAATCCTGTAATACTTAATGGTTCGTATGGTGAGTTCTCACCCCAAATGTATTCTATCAACCTTTTTTTAAGTGTATCGGTAGGTGAATTCCACCAACCATCCCACCACATATAACTTTTATCATTAAAAAATGTGGTGTCATTCTTTAAATCATTCAATAGACTTTCGTCTTTTATAAAATCATCTATTACTATCATAAACTTTCTACTTTCTTAAGTGCGGATGCGATTACTTGATGCATATCATAGTATTTGTACTCTGCCAACCTACCACCAAATATTACTTTATCTTGACCATCCGCAAGTTTTTTATATTTGTTATACATCTCATTGTTAATTTTATCATTTACAGGATAATATGGTTCTACCCCTCTTTCGTAAAGTTGTGGATACTCCCAACTAACATAAGTTCCTTTTTGATTCTGATTATCAAAATGTTTATGTTCTATGGTTCGAGTATAAGGTGTTTCTGAATCCGTATAGTTCATTAATGCACATCCTTGATAATTATCTTTTGATTTATACATTTTATGCATCCAATGTAAAGACTTGTATTCTAAGTCACCATATTTGTAATCGAAGTACTTATCAATCGGACCTGTATAAATTACCTTATCACCCATATCATCCCAAAAGTCTTTTTTATCAAAATAATCCGTTTCTGTAAATACTTCAATATCTTCTAACAACCTTTCAAATATCTGAGTGTATCCACCAATTGGTATTCCTTGATATTTGTCATTGAAGTAATTGTTATTATATGTGTATCTTACAGGCAATCTTTTGATAATTGACTTTGGTAACAACTTAGCTGGCTTCATCCATTGTTTTTGGGTATAACCTTTTATTAACTTTTCGTAAATGTCGTCACCAACAAGTGCTTTCGCCTGTTCTTCTAAATTAGTTGGAGTATCCTTAAATCTTTGTGATTCAATCCTTTGTTTTGCTCCTTCGGGTGTCGTTACACCCCACATTTTGTTGAATGTATACATATTGAAAGGTAACGGATATATTTCACCCTTATAGTTTGCAACTATATTCAATTGGAATTGGTGAAAATCTACAAACTGATTTATCCAATGCCAAACCTTATCATTATTTGTATGAAATATATGTGGTCCATATTTGTGTACATGAATACCTTCTATTTCTTCGGTATAACAATTACCACCTATGTGGTCTCGTTTTTCTAATACAAGAACCTTTTTACCTTTTTCTTTAAGTTCGTATGCACATACTGCACCAAAGAATCCAGAACCTACAATAATGTAATCGTATTTAGCCATTCAATCCTCTTAATGCTTTAGTATGAAGTTCTTTTGGATATTCACTTGTATCGTAATATGCGGTATCCTCTATTATAAACTGAAGATTTGGGAATGGGTTTTTTCTGTTTAAATCTACTAACATTTTAGTACATTGTAACGCTTTACTAAAGTGTTTTCGTTCCAAGTATATTTCTGCTAATCTGGCATATGATTCATTTCTGGCGTGACAAAACTCAACACTTTTATTCAACCACTCTATTTGTTTATCAATTTGACCTATCCACTTGTATGCAGCTGCTATTCCAACACAACACCAATAAGAAAATTCATCTCTTGTAGATGATACTAAATTATTCTCTTTATACTCTGGATTTACTTTATACAGATATTGTTCAAAATAAAATATACATCGTCTTGCAAACTCTTCCCTATGGTCTTCACCAAATGGAAAATTATCACCAAGTGTATCGTGATAGGATTTTGCTATGTAGAATAAATGATAATTATCTTCTAAGACTTTATTGTTTGGGACTACATCAAGTTCTAAGTTTAATGCATCTTTTAAAAACTTCATTGGTTGTAACCAAGTTTGTCCATCATTAGTTAGAATGTGTCTAAACTTTTTGTCTAATGGTACTCGTTGAAATTCTTCACCAACATCATCTCTATCTAAATAAATTGTCTCATGCGCTTTTTCTGGGTAGAATGCCCATGGTTCTTTTGCATTCCATAACCAAGTTCTAAAATACTTTACACCTGGCCCTTGACATGGTACATTGAAACTCTGAATCGATGTATCGTTAAATACGGACCAATCAAAATCATCATCTACTTGTAATTGTTCATCTGCATCAACTCTAAGTATCCAATCACACCCATGGTCTGCACTTAATGCAGTTTTTATACAATGGTCTCTGTTTATTCCATGACCCTTCCACCAATCTAATTGATATAAGAAACCAGGTATTCCTTTAGCTTCAAAGAAGTTCTTAATTATATCTTGTGTTCCATCAGTTGAACCATTATCTTGAATAACCCAATAGTCGATATACTCGTAAACACTCTCTAACATCCTTGTGATGACATGAGCTTCGTTATTTACCATCGTGTTAAAACAAAACTTTGCAGTAGTGTTCTTCATAACTTATTAATTGTTTTTATGCAGATAGATATTCGTTTACAGGTTTTACACCAATGTGTCTTTTTACTTCAACTCCACCTTCTAATAACACAACAGTCGGTACACTTCTGATTCCGTACTTTTGTGCAAAGTCTGGTTGTTCATCTACATTTATTTTATTTACAGGAATAGTATTCCCCACCTGCTCCATTACGGGACTCAACATTTTACATGGACCACACCATGGTGCTGAAAAGTACAAATATTCTTTCATTACTTACCTTTTTTTAATTAACCATCGCAGGATACACAATCGGGGTCTAATGCTCGTGCTGCGATATCACCACGAAGGACAGATTCCGTTCTCATATAATATAAAGTTTTGATTCCTTGTTTCCATGCTTCTAAAGTAACTTGATTAATCCACTTTGGACTTGCTTCAGATGGAAATGCCAGATTCAACGAAACTCCTTGGTCAATATATTGTTGTCTAACACCCGCTTGTCTAACCAATTCTAATTGATTAATCTCTTTGAATGTTTTAAAAACATCTTTGACCCAAAAAACTTGGTCTTTATCAAATGCTTCTTGGGAGATGTCTTCTCTTTTTAAGAGTTTAGCATCAACATATCCCCAATCGTCCAATTCTTTAATATCTTGAACTGAACCACCATCTTCTAAAACTTTATCCCAAGTTCCTTTTTTGTTAATACCCACTTTCCTAAATACCTTTTCTAATTCAAGGTTTTTACGAATGAATGTTCCCTTTGCCGTTTGTTCCGTAAATACATTGGAAGGCCAAGGTTCAATTCCTGCGGATACATTACCACTTAATTTAGAATTAGAAACAGTAGGAGCAATTGCTCTTAAGTGTGTGTTTCTAAATCCACTATCTTTACACCATAATGGTTCACCATACTCGGTAGCCATATCTCTTGATGCTCTTTCTGATTCAATCTTTAACTGAGAAAAAATCTTACGAGTTTCAAATTGAGCAGGTAATCCTTCAAAGGAAATACCTTTTCTTTGTAAGTAAGTGTGCCATCCTAAGACACCCAAACCTAATGCTCTACCTTTTTCTGCTGAACGAACTGCGTTTTCAAATCCTCTCATATTCTTAGCTTTTTGTAAGAATTCTGAAAGTACACCATCTAAAAAGTATGTAGCGGTGTATATTAAATCTGTATCTTTCCACTCATCATACTTTGCTAAGTTGAGTGATGATAAACAACAAACAAAACTATGTGATTCGTCTGTATGTAATGTGATTTCAGAACAGATGTTTGTCATATGAACTTTTAATCCATTGTTTTTGTACATTGGTGGATTTGCTTTGTTGATATTACCTTTATACATTATATAAGGTTCACCTGTTGCTTTTCTTTTTTGAAGTACTTTACCCCATTTTCTTCTTGCTTCTGGGTCAGCTTCTTCCAATCTTCTCATAAACTTATCACCAACAACTACACATTGATGTAAATTCAAACATTGTCTGTTTACATCACCTTTGGGTTCTCTGATTTCAATCCATTCATCAAAATCACCATGTTCGATGTTTAAGTTTACGGATGCTGCTCCTCTTCGTACTGCTCCTTGATTTGTAGCAAGGATTGTAGAATCATAAATCTTTGCAAATGGTACAACCCCATCTGATGTTCCATTTTGAGTAATATTAGAACCTGCAGGTCTAATCATATTCAAACCTACACCTACTCCACCACCATGTTTGGCGAGTAACATCATCTCTAAGTTCTTCTTACCGATATCATTTATTGAGTCTGCCACATCAATTCCAAAACAACTTATTGGTAGTCCTCTATCTGTACCTGTATTTGATAGTACAGGTGATGCTAAATTTAGCCAACCTTTCCAAATGTAATCAAAGAATTTTGATGCAAGTTGTGGTTTTTCTAATCTACGAGCTACTGCCGTTGATACTCTCCAATATGCATCTTTTGGTTTTTCTCCAGGTAGTAAATAACCATTTGATATAGTTTTTACATATATTTCTGTATTTGCCCAAACAGGAAAATCCGTACCTATTTCCCACTCTAAATGTTCTGCGTGATTCTTCATAACTTGTTTTCTTAAAATATGTCGTCCCAATCTTCACCTTCATTTGCCTTACTATAATCAGTAGGCCTCAAAGCGAAGAAGTCCGTATGTGTTTGTCCACCTGTTAAGTGGTAGAACCAATCTAAATTAGATGCTTTTTCCTCATCAAAGTCAAAGATACCATTATATCCCAATTCTTTTAATTTAGAGTTTGTTCTTGATTTTATAAATTCTTTTAAATTGTCTGATTTTAGATTTTCCAAATCACCCATCTCAAACATTTTATCAATGTACTTAATTTCAAGGTCAACAATTAATCTTGCTGCCTCTTCAATTGATTCTTTACATTCGTCTAATAATTCTGGATATTCATCACACATATGTCTGAATAACTGACATCCCATCTTGGAATGTAAAGATTCATCTCTTACAGACCATTTCATTTGCTGACCGATACCTTTTAACTTGTTTCTCATTTGAAATGAGTAAAGTACTGCGAATGAAGAATATAACGCCACACCCTCTGTAAATGCTGAGAATATAGCGAGTGATTTTCCTACTTCTTTTCTTGCGTCTGAATTAGATTTTAAATCTTCATGAGTGTATCTGTTTGTTATACTTGCAAGGTTCTCAAATCTCTCTGCCGTTGCAGGTTCATGTAAAAATGCCTCAAAGTCTTCTAAACCTAATGATTCGTTTAGATATGAATATGCCGTTGCGTGTATTGTTTCTTGTGAACCAAACATCATTGCCATCTGTTTTATCTCATGCTTTGGAAACCAATCGGTAACCATATTAGTCCAATAATCAGATACCGCACATTCAGTTTGTGCAAACCCAAGTAATATATTACCGACTAAGTTTTTTTCTTCAGGTGTTAAATGTTCGTTCCAATCTTTGATATCCCCTTGCATTGGAATTTCAGTATGTAACCAAAATGCCTGTGCCTGTTTCAACCACCCTTCTGTATAATATTCAGGGTATTCAAAAGGTTTAAATGGGATACGATTGTCAAATAATGCCATAGTAATTTTTATAGATTTATATTATACATTTATGTTATTGTCGGTTTTAATATATATGATTAAAAATCGATATCACCCGACATTTCTTTATATTTTTGCGCTAATTCCTTTCTTACTAAACTCTCCCCTTGTTTCATCTGGGTAGTAGTTTTTCTACCATCAATGGAATCATCGTTGTAAATATGAATTTGGCCTGTTGAGAAGTTTGCTTTAGATGGGAATGTCATTCCATCTGGCCCAAACCTATTTTTAATAACATGCCATCTACCCGTTCCTGCAAGTTTGTCTTCTATTTTACGAGATAATGATACTACAAAGTCTGCGGTCATCATTTTAGAGAATGAACCTGCGATTTTTGTACCTGTAATAATATCATCTTCTGCACCACTTCGATTAATCTGTGATGCCGTATAAACGGGAACTTCATATTCACCTGCCATACCACGAAGGTCTTCAATAATTTCTTCTAACTCTTCGTGTCGTTTTTCTTTCTGAGGACCTCTAAGTAAGTCTGCGTAATCAACAATAACTACATCAGGTTTCTTACCTTGTAAAATCATCTTGTCCATATGGGCTTTTAATGATGTTACACCTGCGGTTTTGGTTGGATAATGTTTTACAACTAAGTCACCCTTTACATTTTGGACTGCCTTCTCGACATCTTCCATATTAAATTTCAAGTTTCCTACTGCTACTCCACTTAGTACGGCATCATATCTCTGACCAACATAACCTTCATTTAATTCAAGAGTATAGTGTGCTACTATCTTCCCTTGTTTCATTGCGTTAACCCCAATGTTTACCAACGACCAAGATTTACCAATACCAGGAGGTGCTGCGAATAAAACTAACTCACCCTTACCAAAACCACCTTGTGTAATTTCATCAATAACTTGCCAACCTGTTGAGACTACATTCCTAACTGTATCTTCATATCTTTCGGTAATCATAGATTTGTACTCATGACCAATATCAGAATCTTGACCTGCTTTCATAGCAGTATCAATGTTTTTCTTTATCATATCATATTTCCCACTTTCTAATAATGGTACTGAATCTAAGATTGCGTTTTTGATAGATTGATTTTTACAGAAGTCAAGAACTTGCTCTTTTACAAATTCCAAATCATCACTTTCTAAATGATTCCATGCAAATTTTAATGTATCAACTACCGAAGTTTTTAATACATCTCTTTCTATGGTGTTTATTTTGACTTTGAGAACATCTAAGGTTGGCATCTTCTCAAATTCATGCATATACTTTAGGATATTTTTTACTAACCACTCTGCTGATTCAGCATCAAAGTACTCTGGCTTTATAATATCATATATCTGTCGTGTAAACGACCTATCTGATAATATAGAAGATATAACTTTATTCTGAAATGAGGTACTGAACTTACTTCCTAATTTTTCCATAGACTACAATATACGAAATTATTTTTTAATATCAAAGTGATTCTTAAGATAATTGTCTAATGATGTAAATGAATTTCTTAACCACGAATCTACATTTGCAAATGCGGTGTATAATTTGTCATACATAAACATCTTTTTGAACTCTACTATGTTTAGTTGAGGTTGATGTACATCCATCATTTCTCTAACATTAGATGTAATTGATGAAGATATCTCAGGGTCAGATAATTGCATTAACCCATAATTCATATTTATTGTATCTAAATTGTCCATAAGTTTTTTTGACAACTTCTCATCACACTCTTTAGAACATTTCTCTATGAATGTGTCTAAAGAAAGGTGATTTTCCGTTAAAAACTTCATTTTAGATTCAATTGTCTTAATACCAACACCATTTACACCTTTTATGTTATCTGATTTGTCACCCATTAAAACTCTGTAAAATATAAGATTTTGTGCACTTACTCCGAAGTCTTCTTTAACCTCTGTTTCAGTATACATTTTCTTTTTAGTGGGTGTATACACTTGGATTCGGTGATTTACTAATTGTAAAAAGTCCTTATCAGATGAAAGAATAGTTACCTGCTTTTCAAAGTAGTGATTTGCAAGATATGCTATAATATCGTCTGCTTCTACATAATCTATATAAGTCATTGTTATCGGTAATATCTGTAAGTACTCAATTAATCTCTTAAATTGATTCCTCATAGATACTCGTTGGTCTTCTAAGTCCTCATATCCTGCAAGTCTATTTAACTTAGTTAACCCCGTTCTACCTTCCTTATATCCCTTATATACGGACTTTCTTCTGTTTGAACCACCTTTTCCATCAAAGACTATAATAACACGAGTTGGTTTTAATCTTCTAATCGTTGCAGCGGTGGACAAGAGAAACCCTGTCACACCACCACAATGTTCACCATCATCATTTAAAGCAGGTACTGCTCCAAATACTCTAATGAATTGATTAAGACCATCAATGATAAGAACTCTATCATTGAGTGATTCATTTTTAGTTGTATTATATTCTTTGTTTACTTCCTCAAGAAGTTCTGCGTATTTACTATTCATCAAAATCTGTTACTTCAACATTATCAATATTTGCCTCTTCACTTGATTTCTTGTATGCCATAATATATGAATTACAGATTTCTTCGTAAAGAGATTCTTTTAGCTCAGGTCTCTCTTCGAGAATGTCTTCAAAATTCTTTGCTTGGAATTTTAGTTCCTCACCTGTCGTTTTGTCAACATAAGTGTACCATGCACCACTTTGAGTTACCAACTTATATGTTTTCATCATTTGTAACCATGAACCATAATTGTCGATACCACTATCAAAGTAGATATCATAGTCAACTGAACGAAGAGGTGGCCCCATTCTATTCTTGATAACTTGAGCACGAGTTTTGATACCAACTACTTGGTCAACCCCACCTATTTTAGATTTAAGTTGTCCCATAGATTTTAGTCTTAGTCTACAAGATGAGTGGAATGCGATTGCTTTACCACCACTTGTAGTCCAAGGGTCACCGAATGAAACACCTAATCTTGTTCTTAACTGATTTGTGAATATTAATGAGATTCGTTCTCTACCAATAAGATTAGTAACTTTTCTCATAGCTTTAGAGATAATAATAGCTTTCTGAGTTGCATAACCTGCTTGGTCATAATCTGCTGATAACTCAACCTTAGTTGATGCACCAGCAACAGAGTCTACTACTATTGTTACTAACTTCTTCTTATCAGAACCTCTTACAGATTCTATAATAGAGTCGATTGCTTCAAATATATCTTCTACGGATTCAAGAGGAACATATAACATCTTTTCGATATCAATTCCAATAGCCGCCAAAAACTCAGTATTACAAGCATTCTCAGTATCTATGTAAACACCAAGACCACCCTTCTTTTGAGTGTCTGCTATTGCGTGTGCAGCTAGTAATGATTTTCCACTTCCTTCTAAGCCAGTAATCTCAGTTATACGACCTACTGGTAATCCACCATTTGGTCTGTTTGAGATTGCCAAATCTAACATTGGAGAACCTGTCGAAACCCACCCATCAAGGTCAGTTGGAGTTTGTTCCCCACCATCCAAGAAGTAAGCCACCTTGTGGGTGGACTTAAACTTCTTGTTTAGATTGGTAGCTAAGATGGAAGATAGTTCATCACGAACTGATTCTTTCTTCTTCTTTGCCATAAATTATTCGTTAAATAAGTCGTCAAACGCCTCTTTTACATTACTTGCTGGAGAGGTTGCAGTTGTAGTTTCTTTAACTTCAACTTTAGGTTCTTCTTTTTTATCAGAAACTTCACCTGTATCTAACCATTCTTTCAACATTCCTTCCATTTCCTCATAAGAAACTTTTTTGAACATATCACCAAGAACGATTTGGTCTTTAGAGGTTTCTAAAATGTTCTTATCCTCTGAGATAGGTGTTGTATTAGGTTTTACTCTGATGTATGTCTCAGGATAAGTTTTACCTAATTCTGCAGCAGTTTTAAATTCTACTGTTACATCTCTACCATTCACAGGGTCAGTTAAATCACCATAGTCAGGGTCAGCGAAGAATCCAAGAAGTTCTTGGTATACATTCTTACCGAATCCCCAAAACTTAACACCTTCAGACTCTTCACCTCTAACGATGATAGGAACATAAGTTCTCATCTTTGGAGTTAATTTTCTTGAAAGTTGGTAATCGTTTCTGTCACCTGTTGCTTTCAACTTTTCTGCAAACTCTAAAATAGGGTCTGCTTCACCAAAAGAACTTGGGCTGATAATGTTTTTACCACCAAATCCAAAATGGAAATAAAGTTCGATGAACGGGTTAGAAGGATTGTGAACATAAGGAAGAATCCTTACTTGTTGTTTGCCGGGTTGTGGTTTCCACAAGTTGTCGGTCTTTGTTACTTTGGTCTGAAGAGAATTCAGACGATTGCGGATTGCGTTTAAATCAATTGCCATAATTTACCTTTTTTAATTATTAATTATTTATGTTAGTCACTAATATACAACATTTGGTTGACAAATCCAAATATATTCTTAATTATTTTTTATTTTGTTCTTTTCAGTACTACTATAAATATGTAAAAATATTTAATAACGCAGTTTATATGAATTAAATCAGATTAGTTAGTATTCCCTCATTGACGAGTTCCAAATAGTGGTTTCTGTAATCTATATCTTCCATATCACCTTGTCTTAATTCAATAGGAGTACTGTATTCTTGATTCATTGCGAAAATACGAACTGACTCTTCAAAATCAGGTATTCTATCATATAACTTCATACCATCATAGTACTCAGCAAACGGACTCTTTGCGTCCCAATTTGTATGAATCATTAAATCTTGCTCGTACCATTTGTATCGTTTACCTACTTGTAATGTTCCTGTTCCCGTTAACAACTTACTTCGAGGTTTACTCCTATCGTATGGATTTTGGATTGGTCGTCTAGCATCCTTTTCATAATACCATGGCCATTGTTCGTGTTGAAACATCCAAAACCCATCTTTAAATTTTGTTTTAGGTGCATATGAGTGTTTAAGCATTGGTTCATGAACTTCAGAATCAAAATTAGAACCACCTGAAATATGCTTTACATAAGTGTAATATCTTTGAAAGATTTTGTATTGTTCTTCTGATGGACTATTAATGAACACAAGGTCAATACATTCCCATGCCATTCTGAATATCTTTATTACATCTTCGTGTAGTATTGGTCTAACTAAATCCCCATACTCCCCAAATTGAGCTTTAAGAAAATCTAACTGCTCTCTTGTAAAGTCGTGTACTAAATATATCCATTTGAATTGTTCAGAGTCTACAAATTTTTGAATTAACTCATCATCAGTATAACCGACTATAACCGCAGTTCGTTTTGGTTGAAAATCAACTGGTACAGATTTACCACTACCTATCTGATAATTGTCTTTATGAAAATTGTGTCTTTTGATACATGATAACATATCATCAAGACCATTATAACTTTTTTGCATATAACTTAGTTTACATTGACTATTCTAAATAAACTTGTATTTAATATTTTGTATCCATCACCTTCTGTTAGAATCATAGAGTTTCTATAACTATCCCAATCAATTTTATATGTTTTATCCTCAACACCACCATTTAAGTCTACAATCAATCTATTCAATGCGTTGATTGTGTAAATAGTGTTTGACTCTTTCTTACGATGTGCTAATATAGTACTTCCTAAGAATTTTCTTTCATTGTTTGGTATGATGTTATAACTAATCACTAATTCTTGTGATGGTTTTAATTTTAAAATAAATATCTTTCTACTATAAAGGATGAATGAGTCTTGAATAGTTTCTAAAACCGATTCAAATTCAGCTTCATTAGTAAATGTACATAATAATTGCGTTCTCACCCATATCCCTTATTTTATCTTTAAAGCTGATTTAACTTTTCCTAATGGAAGTTCTTGTGTACCTTCAAAGTTGTAACTATATCTACCAGATGAATTAGTTCCCATTCTAAATTGGGAATATTTCATATCACCTGTTGTTTCATTTATACCTGTTAATCCATATCCCGTCATTGTGAAATACTTACCATCTTTTGCGTTTGTTCTTAAAAAGAATACCGTTGTATCTGATAAGTCTTTTGACAACTTGTCTTGTACAAATTTTTCAGAACCAGGAAATTGTTTATATGTAGTTCCTTTTCCATCTTTATCTACACCAAAGACTTTATATAAAGGTAATGTTGTTTTACCATATATCATTTCTTTCTCTATCTCTATTAGTTGTGAGTATAACTTTTTTGCATCGCCAGATAAATCACCCAATATACTTTTAAGTACGATTGCTGATTGAAAGTTTGTCAATAACTTAGCAACAGTATCTTTTGATACAGGTGCAGTTAAAGAGAGTTTTTCATATCCGTTATAGTAAAATGCTGGATTTGATATAGCTGAACTATACAATGCTTTTAGTTTAGTATCCACATTAGTTACTAATTTATCTAATACTTTTTGATTTGTTGCAATTTGTTCAAAAGAATCATATATAGATGGTTTCTTAGCTTCATTTAGAATACCTTCATGTAACCCTGCTCTTAGTAATTCTTTTTCTAATTTTTTAACTTCAGATTTTGGAGATTTTTTTAATCCCTTGAATATCTTTTTTGAGAATCCAAATAAGAATTTTCCTAATTGAGAAATTTTCTGTAATAAGTTAGAACCAATACCTTTTATAAAAGCAACACCCTTATTTAAAAAGTCTCTTAATCCCTCATTCAATTGAACTGACTCTAATGCCAAATTCTTAACATCCTCAGTACCCAATAACCCATACTTGTCTTTTAAGAATCCGTATATTTTACCTAATTGAGCTCCACCTTCTGCTTTTTTGAGTGATACTTGTATAAACTTAATACTTGTACCAATTATTGTACAAACACCCTTTTTATCATATTCAACAGGTAACCCTTCACCTAACTTAGATATAAGTTCAGACGATGGGACATTGGATATAACACAATCAGCAGTATTATCTTTTACACCATCTACTAATTCAGAACGCTCAGTAGCTTGATAATATCCTTTTATATTTTTATGAGTTATAAATGCACCTTTAAATTTCATATCATCTGTAAACTTGGTCATACCTGCCATTAATTGTGCTATCAAGAAATAATCACCAAGTGGCATTGTATCTAATTTAGATAAAATCTCATTAGGTTTTGCGTATTCTCCACTACTTCCCAATGCTTTTACAAATTTCTGTTTTACATCGTTAGTAACTTTTGGTAAAGTTTCTTCGGTAGCTGAATTTAATTGTTTAAGTATACTGAAACCATTTACATATGTTCCCATACATTGTGCAGTTTCCATCGTTTCTGTATCAAAGTTTACATCAGTTGGTTTAGAACCTTTTCTCATTTTACCAAATAAAGACTGAATGTTTCCATTACTTGCAGTAATTATATAATTTTTACCAGTATCTTCAGCGGATACATATACAGTTTGACCATTATTTATTTTTACTTGAACACCATCTTCAGTAGGTGCTATTTTAGTAAAAGGTCCTTTAGGTACTTTTTCACCTTTTGGTAATCCCATTTGTAATAAATCTGCGGTATTTTTAAGTGGTATGAATTTATCACCTATTGCATATTTGTTATCATATATGGAAGCTTCACTAAGGAGTTGTCCTAATTGAATTAGTATATTTTCTTTTACTTTTTCTTTATCCTTTAACTTGTCTTTTTCAATCTGAGTCAACATTCCAAATTTGTCAATCTCTTTTTCGTCACCAGAGTCAGGTCTTTCTTCTTCTGGCTCTTCTTCATTATCTTTATCAAACTCTTGAATTAGAATATCAGCTTTTGCTTCACCAACCTCATCTATAAGATGATAATAAAAAGATTTTAAGAATTCTTCAGTATAAATACCTTCAGTAAGTTTAGTGTCTATATCAGACCAAACCTTCCGTAATATTCTATCTACTATGTTTTGGGATTTCTTCATAACTATAAATACCTAAATATTGGTCTTAACCATATTATCATAATTGTTTCCAATTTCTATCTCGACAGGGAATCCATCTTTTTCCATTATTGATTTAACTTCCCTAATGTAATTCTCTTCGTTTGCGTCAACATCGAACAGAATCGAGTCGTATGTATATAATATAGGTACTGACTTTTGATTCAAATTGATTTTTGACAATTTATCTAATATAAATATGTTTCTTTCTGTTTCAAGCGCTTGTAAAACATAATTAAATAATTTATTTTTATTTAGATTCTCATCAAATTTAATTTTTCTTTGTAAAATAGGTGTAACCACTTCACGATTTCGTAAGAAATCTAACCATAGTGAGTTTATGTAATCTGATGTTTTTTTGAAAAATGGTATGTGATAGTACTCATCTTCCACCCCACCATATAGTTGTCTAAATGTGATTGCCTTTGCTTGACTAATATCTTTTCCATATTGATTTGCCAACCACCCATGTGCTTTCTTATCTAATGGAATATCTATGCCAATTAGTTTTGATATGAGTCGAATGTGATATCCATCGAAATCTAATTGGCACAATTTACCATTTTCGAATCGTGAAATAAATCTACTACGAGTACCATCATTTTTCTTAAGTGCTGCGTAATTTACTCCACCAAATGTATTGGATGGTCGTGATGTTGTAGTAAGTGTATTATATTGAGTATGTTCAAGTGTATCTAAATCCGTATAAAGTCCATTCTTTTCAACCCATTGTAATGATTTCGCATATAGTTGTGAGAATTTAGAAATTTTTGAGTCGACAAAAAGTTTCTTCCAATCTTCGAATTGTTCGTAGTGTTTCCATATAGGAATAAGGTCATTTGCTTTAGGTGCCTGTCGTCTTCTGAATATAGTGTAGATGGGTTTCTCTTGTACATCGAATGATTTAGCTTGCCAAAAGAGTGACATTTCTAAATCATACATATTGGGTAAGAAATCATAGTGATATAGAAAATCTTTCATTCCTACTATGTAAACTTCTTTAAAGTTGTGAAACTCTACCTTTTCGTCTATTTTACTTGCGTCTATGTTGTTGTAATTAACAAATAGGTCTAATGTACCATCTGATATGATTAGTGCGGATACTCGTGTCTTTATAGGGTGTTTATCTAAACTCGTAAGTATAGGGTACACCAATATCCTTTCCCGATAGAGTTGGGATATATGTTTCTTAAGTTGTTTGTTGCTATCTACAATTTTCATCCGTAACTAATATACGAAACTTTTATGAATTATCCAAATTAATATCCGATAAACTCTAAGTCAATACCACTTACCAATCCTTTTTCAGCATAGTAAGGATACTCTTCGCTTAACCAATAGTTTTGAACATTATCAAGTTCGTTTATAACTTCTTCGTATAATTCTGAAGTATCATCATCACTTCCGTATGATGCTCCCCATTGGATTCCACCACAAAGTTGTATCAGTTCATTGAGTTTATCCCAATTATTTTTATTGTTCTTAATACTAAGTAATATCTCAGCTTTCATCAATTCTGCTACTTTGTCATTGTGGTCATACATTTCTTTTGACCATGGTTTTGTGATTTCAATTCCGTATTTCATATTTTTCATTTTATTTATACATTATTACTACTGACCCAAACTTGTCATCAAACACTTTGATTAGATTATCATAATCACCACTTGTCATTTCTTTCATTAGTGGTTCAAATGGAACACCCACTTGTTTACAAAGGTTTTTTGCAACTCCTAATATGTAATATGCATTACCTTGAGGACCTGTCAAGTCTATTTCAATTTTTCCGTTACTTTTTGGTTTTGATTTTATCATATCTCTTAATCTTACACTACTAATATAGTGATAATATTTGAGACTACCAAACTTTTAATGTTAAGAAATTGTTAAATTTTTGCACCTTGTTGTAAGTTGGTAAGATATCGTTCAAGGCCTAAAAATGTATTCTGATACAACATAATTGTTCTTTTATTGGTATCAATAATACCTTTTTCTTCTGGTGTATCATTTAAAGGTCCAGCAATTTTCCATTTTAATTCGAGTTTCTGATAGTATACACTCTCTAACTCACCAAATCCTTCTTCACTTAGTTCATTAATAATGGTACTTCCCTTTCTTTTGTAAAAATACCTTGTTGCAAAAGAATTGTCATAATCTTCTTGAGTTGGTTGAAACAAATGAGGGTCAGGTATTACAAGATTTTGTTCATAATCTTCAACTGCCTCTTTTAATACATTATATTGAAAAGTATTTTTCGCAAGTTGTTCGCTCAATATATAAAGTGGTACTAATTTTACAGATACATCTTTTACATATACTGGCTGAGTATATATTTCTCCTGTGTTGGTATATTTGTGATATTGCCCAACCCATTCGTCACCATCATCAGTCATCCATTCACCACCCTCGGTGTATAGACCCTTTTGGATACTTCCTTCTGGATAATATATTCTTCGTCTTCCCATTATGCGTCAATCATCATTAAGCCAGATATTTTAGTAGACCAATCACCACCATTAAATTCTTGACCAATTTTTGTTACTATAAAATATGCTTTATTTTTTATTCTCGATGGTAATCTATCAACGCTAAAACAATCTCCATATTTTGGTAAATTGTAACCATCAACAGTAAGTTCACATTCTAACCCATAACTAATGTTTGGGTTATATTTTTTATTGTTATTTTTTACATATGCTTTCAATGCTTGTTTTGCACCTGTAATATCATCTTCACTAATATTATCCCCAAGTGATTCAATTGCTTTTGCTAAATCTCCTGCGTAATCATTAGCATTTTCTCCAATAGAACCTGGATAACACCCACCGAAAACTGCGTCTAATTGTGGTGAACCCTCACCATCCATAGCTGCTGCAGTTGCTAACGCAATTAGGTCTGAGTCTAAATTAGATGTAAGACTGCAATCTCTAACACCATTTGCAAAACCTTTTGTTAATTTAATCATTGTTGGACTTACTTGTTTTTTAGCTGCAGTACCCTTATTTAAAATTAGAAATTTACCTTTTTCAGACTCAGGCGAATCTGGGTCATTGTATAAAAATAATGTAAGATATCCACCTGAGTTTTCATTTATTTTATTAAATATTTTTTTTAAGAACATAGATGTTGCTATCCTATTTGGAGAATCTTCTTTTCCTGGTGGATTTTTTAGTTCTTTCATTGTGGTTTGCAGAAACCCAATTTGAACCCAAATACCTGCCAATGGATTACTACCTTTTGTTAAAGCGCTATAATCTGCATTAGGACCATACTTCGATGCCCAACCAAATATCATTTCTAATGGATTTGCTGATGCTATTTTTGAATCATTTTTTGTTTTTATTTTTATTTTAGAATAATCAAACTTTTGAGCTGCAGTACCGGCAACACTTTTAGAATTTTTATTAACATAGTCAATAAACTCATCTAATCTTACATATGGTAAAACATTATCTGTTGCACTATTAAAGAACGATGACCATCCCGTATTTACCATTTGGTGATTAACCAATCCAATTTTAGGTTTACCTGCACCACCACTTCTAACTTGAGCTTTACCCTCTGCAGGTTTACCCGTTAGTTTTGATGAGATTCCAACAAGGTTTGTTATTAAGTCGGTTGATGGGACTTCTTTACCAGACTCAGGGTCTTTAACTGTTTCTTTACCTACATCTTTTAAAGTCATGTAGTCAACATCTAAAACACCATCTGCCGCTCCTGCTACTTTTAAACTAACATCGTAACTTAAATCAGAGTTAATAGTGAAATTAAATCCTGTGATTTCACCTGTTACTGTTTTTGCATTTCCACCAACCCATCCTATCGTAATCTTTACTCGTTGTCTTGGTGTCATAAAGTTTTTTTCGATATGGTCAAAATGAGCTTGATTATAAACTTTACAATTACAACTTGCTTCAAATAACATTGCGTCTGATATATCTTGCCCACCATCGTTATTTATAGAAATACTTTCTAATACAGGAAAAGGTGTTAATCTACCACTATCATCTGTAAGCAAGTCTGCGTGTGTAGAACTATTAGTAATACTTTCTATTGACTTAAATGAACTGGAAGAACATTTAACAATTCCACCACCTGTAAGTGTAATTTTTCCATAAGCTCTACTGTGAAGTCCTACTCCTGAGACACCAATGCTACTTGCATTACTTGACATTTGCTGTGTTGGTCTTGGCAATGCTCTTGCACCTAATTGAAAACTCATAACTTAATCTTCTATTTTATTTAACGCATCATACTCACTTACAAACTTTAGTGTATCGTTGGGAATTCTTAATTGTATTCCAACTTCTGGAAACAAAGTACCTTTTCCTATATTATTAGCTCTGGCTATAATCCACCACAATGTAGGGTCTGAATAATATTCCCATGCTAAATTATCTAACCTATCACCTTCTTTTGTTATAATGTAAGTATCATTAATTTCAGGATTTATTATAGGATATACTAATGTAGTAGAGTACTTTCGTTCACCCTCTTTTTTAATTACTGGTATGTTATCGTATCTTTTCATATTTAACTCGCACCTTGAATTCTAAAATCACTACTAAAAACAAATACCTCACCACTATCATATTCGTGTATATTATTTCCAAGTACAGTAGCACCTACCGCAACATCAATACCCATTGGTAATCCAAAATCTACATCCCATGCAACCTCGTCTGAGTATGTATATGATAATGATGTTAATATCATTGGTGTTTCTACATACAACTTACCAACTGTTAGTTTTAATTCTTTGTTCGTACTACTACCCGGCGCAGTATATCCTGCTCCTGTATAATTTGGCATTGTATAAGTTGCTAATCGTTCTAACTTAGTCCACAATGGTTGCATCTCAACTCTTGATGTTGGGTATACTTTAAAATTAAATGATATGTCTCGTTTAAATGACTCATAAACATATACAGGTTCTGCTCTACCACTATATTTTATTTCAGTATAAGTTGGTGAGAAGTTCTCTGCTAACCCTGTTACAGTTCCTCTAAATTGTAGATTACTCTTGTCAGTACCTAATCTGAAAACTAAATTAACTAAGTCTGATTGAATTGTGTCACCAATTTTTGATGCTTGTATTTTATCGTAATGCGATGACCAATTAGTAAGCTTTGAGTCATCATATGTCATGTCCGTTTGACCAGTTCTAGCCTTACCATCTACATAGACAGGTTTACCTGGACTTGGGAAGCTAAATTTTGTTTCTATACTTTCTTTGTCATAGTCTTTTGATTCTGCATTACCCCTTGAACCACCATCTAACTCTTTCCTAAAATCAGATGGCTTTACAGGTGTAGCTCCAAGCTGCGCTCTATCATCTGCCATATCCATTAACTGACCATGAGAAATCATCATATAATCCCCAATGTCAACAATATCTGGCCCTACTAATCCATCTGATTTAACAAGGTTTGGTTTGTTATCTTCATTGAACTTTTGTATTTTACCTAATTGTTCTACTACACCATATTTCTTAAGGTCTTCTGGGTCAGTTGGTATAGATTTAAAATATGTTTCTTCAGTTTCTTCATTTTTTTCTTTAAAAAAGAACTTTTGAGTGTAATCAGATAGACCTGTAATTTTATTACCAGTTGCGATTGCACCCAATCCTTTTATAAATGAATTTGTGTATCTTTTTACAAAAGTCTGACCAATACCATATAAGGAATCAGTACCACCACTAAATGTTTTTAAGTCACTACCAATTTCAATCGTACCAAAACTATCATATAACGAAATTAGATTATTTTTTGGTTTTTGAAGATTACCTTCAATGACACCACCTATTTTTGTGTATTTTCCTAGCGTATCTAATCCAAGGATACCACTTCTATCAGGTTTAAATCCTATTTGTTGACCACCTATCGCAGCTAAGAAGTTTGCAGGAGTCCAAATTTTATTATATGTGTTACTTCTCTGATTTCCAATTTGTGTTGCAGACCATAGTAAACCTTTTACTGATAAAAAGAATGAACCCATCCTTACTAAGTCTATTGCAGCTCTTTCAGTTGAAGCAACTGCTCCACCACGAATTAAACCATCATCAATTGGGAATCCAAATCCCCAACTTTGAGGTTCACCTTTTTTCTTTCGTTGTATACCTCTTAAAACATATGGTTGAGGTATTAAACTAAATTTATTTGCTTCTGGGTCTTGAAGATTGAATTTAGAGTACATTTCGTCTAAGAAAGATGGCGATTGTCTTTGTTGTAATAAATCACCAATACTTGTATATGAATCTATGTATCTATCACCATCTGGTGAGTATCTTTGTGTATCACCAATTGCTTTTCCTACCTTATATTGACCATATCCGGCTTGAAATGATATTCCAGGACTTTGTTGACTAAAATTACTTAATAATGATGATGCGTTATCAAATTGAGTACCATTTATACCTGTAAATTTAGTATCATCTTTGGTTCTCATAAATGGTGAGAATCCAACTGCTTTATCATCGGTAAAGAAATTAACCTGTTGTGGTACTTCAAGTCCTTGACCTTCTAAGTTACCATTGAAAGTAAAATCATTAGGTGTCGTTTCACCTTTAAATTTATCACCTTGTCCTGCAACTGGTGGAGTCGTTTCACCTAAAAATGATTCACCAGTTTGTTTTAACATTTCGTTAGGTGTCGTTTCACCTAAAAACTTAGAACTTCTATCTGATTCATTGGGTGTCGTTTCACCTAAAAACTTTGAAGACCTATCTGATTCATTGGGCGTTGTTTCACCTAAAAACTTTGAAGACCTATCTGATTCATTGGGTGTTGTTTCACCTAAAAACTTAGAACTTCTATCTGATTCGTTAGGTGTTGTCTCACCTAAGAAGTTTTGTGCAAATTTAAACTCTTTAGGAGTTGTCTCACCTAAAAACTTTTGTGTAAACTTAAACTCTTTTGCTTCAGTCTCACCTTTAAACTTTTCTGTCTGATTTGCAAGTGTAGGGTTTGTTTCACCTTTAAACTTTTCTGTCTGATTTGCAAGTGTAGGGTTTGTTTCACCTTTAAACTTTTCTGTCTGATTAACAAGTGTTGGGTCGGTTTGTCCTTTGAACTTATCACCTTGTGTTACTTCATTTGCTTCAGTCTCACCCTTGAACTTATCACCTTGTGTTACTTTATTCTGAGAAGTACCTACTTTTTCAGGAGTTTGTCTTGAATATTGTACATCATTTTTTGTTTTTATTTTATCAGTTAATGGTACAGTATTAAACGCAGAAGGTTCTATTCTTGCTTTTACTTCAAGAGGTTCACTTTTTGGCTTTCTGTAATCACCAAGATTTGATTTTAAGTCTTTTAACGACATTATGTTCCTCTACTTTGTCTTGTTCTCTGTGTTCTTGATATTTCACTAACTACTTTATTATCAAATACTATTTGTATTGGTTGACTCTTTATGTCAGCTCTCAACAATTTAAGTTCTTCTAATAATGGGTCACTTTCACCACCACCACCTGCGGTTGCACCACCACCATCGTCACCACCTGCTCCAAATGCTCCTGCAATCATTGGTAACATAAGTCCTAATGCGAATACTGTTCCAAGGAATGGTGTTATCATCAATAGACCCATTGCGAATGGCATCATCGCCAATCCTACTGCCGCAAGTCCTGCCGCCAAGGAAAGTAAACCTGGTGCGACTAACACTAATTGACTTAATCCTGCGGCTAATGCGGATATTGCTGGAACTGCTGCAATCAATATCATAGATGCGAGTCCAAATGCAAGAATACCCGGCGTTGCGTAAAGTAATCCAAGACCCAATGCCAACATACCAATACCAAGTAAACTTAATATAGCGGTTAATGGTATTAATGCGGGAGCAATCATAATCAGACCCATTAAGGATTCTGTAAGATTACCCATCATTTCAAATCCTTTTGCAATTTCTTGTATTGCGTATCCAAGAACTAATAATGCTGCGGCTATAATTAACATTGCGGCTGCACCTGCGAGAATCGCAACTGCCCCAACACCACTCATCATTATTGCACCTACCAATGCCAATGCACCTACTAATGCTAACATGGATACAACTGCCATACCAATAGCTTTCCACTCTACCTTCATAAATTCTTGTACTGCTTTTGCGAATACAAATACGGCTGCCGCTACAAGTAATAATGCCGCACCACCTGCGAGTAGTTTCTTGGCGTCAATACCTTGAACTGCCTTAGTCATACCACTCATTCCTTTACCACCGCCTGATTTTAATTTTGGTGTTTTTGGTGTTTTTGCTTTAGGTCCACCACCACCACTACCTGGTGCACCACTAAAGAAACTCTTACCACCTAATTTGTTCATTATACCATATTGTATAATCATTGAAGCAAGTTGTTTTCCTGTTTCCATTAAACCTTGCCCCATACTGGTAGCTCCTGCGGATAGGAATCCGTAAACTTGTGCACCTTTTTCACCAAACTTTGATTGTAACTCTGCGTTCTTTTCTTGAGTCTGTAACATATTACCCAACTCATCTGCAGACATTCCAATTGCGTCAGCATATATCTGTTGTTGTTTACGACCCATTTTACCAAAGTCTGCCGCAGATACACCTGCGTCATTTATAGCCTTCATCATCATTTCAGCACCCTTGGCTTGGTCACCGAATTGCATTTCAGCCGCAGCTGCGGTCATAGCTTGTTGGTCAGGTAACATTTCACCTAATCCAAATGCTCTTGCTTTCATCTGTTTTTGGATACTACCTTCTATATCTAACATATTGTCAGATACCGCATTTAGTTTATCCATTGACATTCCTTGTTTAACAAGTTCTGCTGATTTTTTTGCTAATACTTTAATTTCTTCTTTTGACATTCCCAACATTTGGTTTTGTTGACTTGCCATATCCTTTAAAACTGCGGATGCGTTGACACCGACACCACTTGCGATGTCTTTTATCTCAGATGTCATATCACTTGCGTCAGCACCTGCTTGTTCAAATATTTGTTGCATTGCGACTGCACCAGCACCATCACCTAATAAGTTGGATAGTTCTGCTACATCTTTTAATGTTTCTGAGTTTATGTGTTGAGTTGTTCCAAATGCGTCACTCATTGCCGTTGCAGCTGCTGCCGCATCTTCTGCACTTACTGTTAGTGAGAACATCGATGCACCTTGAATACTTGAAGCTAATCCTGCTGCTTCATTTGCTGATAGACCCATTGTCTTATATAAATCCAATGCAGTATCATAAGTTCCAGTAAATGCTTCTTTTGCTGCACCAATACCTTCAGTAAATGCTTTTGCACCAAGGGCCATTACACCACCTGCCATAAACAAGTCTGCAAGTTCTGATGAGTATCCCAATGATTCTTTTAATTTATCGTTTTGGTCTTTAAGTAAATCTTCGTATTCTTTTGCTTTGTCTACTTGTTTTTGAAGTTCGACATCTATCTTTTTTCTAGCTTCAAGAATTTTAATTTCAGAATCTAATTCTTCTAACAATCCTTTATTTAAGAATTTACCACTCTTTACAGTATCTTCAATGTAGTTTTTTCGTTCTTCAACAAGTTTATTTAATTTGTCAGATGCGGTTGTTTGTGATTTTAGATTGTCTGCTAATTTTGAGGCAAACTCATTTGCAGCCTTGGTATTCTTTCCTGCTTTACCAAGGATATCAGCTAATTCATTGGCGTAATTTCTTGCGCCAAGAAATGATTCTTCAATCTTTTTATAATCATCTGCCATTTAGAACCCTAAAGTTATTTAATTCCGAATGTTTGCTTCATCCCAGGAGGAACTTTATCCAAAGAACCATATCTTTTAATAAGTTTCTTTTCGATTTCCGAATTCAAACCTTTTACTTTTTGTTTAGACGCTTCGATATCCTTTTCAATCTGTTTAAGTTTGTTATCGGTTTTAGCCTTTTCTATTCTGTGAAAGATTCTATCAATAAAACCCTCATCTACTCCTTTGGAAGATAAGACCTCTCTTAATTTAGTTGCTTTGATGGTTTTCATATAATATCCCTTTGTTATATTCTATAAATATGTAAAAACCCAACAAATATGTCGGGTTCTTATACTACTATTATTTTCTTGGTGTTTTTGACTTGATTTTTCTCATTTCTTTATCATGTGCCTTTTTTTCTTCTTGTTTGAATTCTATTATCTTACCGATATAGAAGTTTCTCGCCCAAACAGGCATATTGTAGACATCGGTGTGACTAAACCCACCATTTCCATGATATATGAGGTCAAAAATTTGAGAATGTAAATGCTTTCTATAATCACTCGGAAGGCCAAAAAAACCCGACATCCATAGGCAGTTGCATTTCTCTCTCTTCCCCGGTCTCCTCAGATACAAATTCAAATGTTAAATCAATATCGGGAACACTTTGGTTGATATACGCTCTGAGTGCCTTTGAATCTACTGCGAATAATTCATTGTCCACGAAATGATTGATGTCTTTTTGGTCATCTGACCCATCTACTGAAAGAATCATATTTTTCATTCTTGTAGTTAACTCTCTTGAAGTCATATCTTTTAATTTACGATTTGCCTTCTTAATTGCTTCTACTTGATGTTTAACTTTTCTTTCTTTAGATTCGGTCATCGCCATAAAGGTAACCTTTCTCTTTGAGGTTGGTAAAGTGAATTCGAACTCATTTTTATGTGGTTCTACTTGATTTTCACCCTCATAATCCTTATTTTGGAATTGAGTAAGGTCGATGTTTTCTTTTTGCTTTGTACCTGGCATAGTTGGGTCGTCAATTTCAACCTTATACTCTTTACCATACCCAAGTACTCTTGCAGCAATCATAATTGCGTTTTTATCACCTGTAACTAAATCTATGTATTTAATTGTTTCACCATCACCATTACCAACGATTAATGACTGAAATAATCTGTCTAAAACAGTTCCGTCTTTAATATATGATTGTGTGGTTAGGATATCTTCCTCTTTTGCGGTCATATACTTCATTTCAACCTTTCCACTTGATAGTGGGTTGTCTTTTGGGTATATAAGTCCTTTTGAGGGTAAATCTATAACTTCCGTAGGGAACTTATAGTCACGAACTTCTCTTTGTTCGTGGTCTTTGATAGCTTTTTGTACCATATCCTTGTCGGAAACTGGGTACTCATCTTCTAATCGTTCTTTTGCCATAATAAAACTCGTTTTATATCTTTTTTTGTTGTACTGTACTATAATATATATGTAACTGGACTATTATTAATACAAAAAGTCTCAAAATTGTTTTAATAATGAGACTTTAAGATTTTAAAATAGATTTTGGATTATCCCCAAGTATAACTACCTTCGGTTCCTGTTAGTGTAGTTACACCACATTCAAATCCATCTGGTAAATCACCATCATAGGTAATTTTTTCTCTTCCACCATAATCGAAGCCATTAATTGGGAGTCCCCAATCTTCATTTGCTTCTTTGATTGTAAAATGTGTTGCAGCTTCTTCACCATTGTCCTTGTCTTCCCAAGTACAATATGAATCATCACCAATCCACTCGACAATATTGTCTTCAATTCTTTTAACTATTAATTTTGCCATATCTTCTCTCCTTTTTGGTTAACCTTTAATAAATATGTAAATTAAATTAAAAAACCCACCTTATGGGGTGGGTTTCTTGTTTCAATTTTTATTACAATCCGTATTTAGTATTGTAGTATTGCGTAATCGTAAGTAAGTGTCATTTCTACTGTTGCTAAATCTTCTCCTGCATAATCCATGTCTGAGAAATTAGCTGATTGAATGTATGCACCTTTAAGTGTCCACTCTTCTACTTTATCACCAACAGGACCCAAACTGTTAAATGTGATATCTTTCTTATAGAAATCAGAGTATCCATCTCTACCTGTTACAGATTCATGATGTAGTCTTACCCACTCCATTACTGCTTGTGCAGCGGAAGGTACGACTGGGTCGTATAAAGTGATTGCTAAATCTTGCCACTCAGAACGACCTTTTACATATCTTCTAACATTGATATGGTCGATGGTAACTTTACCATTGTTTATTTCTGGTCTGGCTGCCGTTTTCACCAAGTATGCAGGAATTCCTTCGATGTACATGATGAACCTATTTGACATTTTAGGTTCAAAGTTGGTGAACATTATTTCATTTGGGTCTAATAATTGTGCCATTTAATTCTCCGTTTTCTCTTTCTAATAAATAGTCTTTATTTTATTTTTTATTCAGGGAACGCTGCGCCAGTTGGAAGTACATTGAAATCAAGTACTATAAACTCTGCAGTTTTCGCTGGTTGAATAAAGATTTCTCCTTTTAAGATGTTTCTATCTATAATATCGGGTGTATTGTTTGATTCGTCCATAATAACTCGGAATGCGTAAAGACCTTGTCTTTGTTGTACTGATTCTAAGTAAGGGTTAACTATACTTAGGAATCTGTTTCTTGTTGCTGCCGTATTATTTTCGAACAATAAATACCTTGAAGATGATGCGATGAACTTCTTCAATGCGATTAGTAATCTTCTTACATTAATTCTGTCAAGAGCTGAAGGTCTAGCTTGAAGTGTCTTCTGACCAAATACCGTAGCACCTTGTCCAGGGAATGTAGCGATTGGGTTAATTCTATTTTCGTATAATGTATCTCTCTCGTCATGAGTCAATCTTGACTTAACTTCGATTACATTTGATAAACCACCTCTATTTAAACCTGCGGGTGCGAACCATGGTTCAGCAACTGCGTCATTAAATGCGATAACACCTGGTAATACAACACTTGGTGGTACCCAGACTGGTTTATTTTTGTCTGTATCAAGAATCTTACACCATGGGTGATAAGTTCCGACATAGTTTGAATCGAATGAACTTAGTGAGTTAACTACTGTTGAGATTGAATCTGTGTAAGAACCTGCGTCCATTACGAAGAATGCATCTTGTCTGTCTTCACACATATCTTTTGCAAAAGTAGTTACTGAAGAGTGTAGTCTATTGATTACACCTGGTAATACTAATAGGTTCATATCATATTCATCAGGATTTGACATTGCGCTAATAGCTTTTCTCATTGCGATTGTACCACCTGCGGTTGCTGATGATAAATCCAATCCTTGCATATTACCTGCAACAATGTTTGTTCCTGTTAGTACTGTTCTGTTTGGTGCGAATCCATCGAACCCACCTTGGAATGGTACTAAGAATTTTTTATTGTCTATAAGACCATCGTTTAGTGCAATTGCTGCTCCATTAGAAGTACATTGACTTAATAAGAACTTAGTTCCAACAGTTTCAGAACTTGAGTCTGGAATTGGGTTTAAGTAGTTTAAGTTATCTGTATTTGTAAAGTCGAATGAATAACCTAAGAATGCTCTTTTGTTAAATTCATTTGCAATTGACTGGTCTGTTACATATGTAGGACTTGGTAAATTATGTCCACTATGTATAGGTGACTTAACTGCTGCGAATCCGAAAGGAACAAGACTTGCATCAAGTGCTCCACCATCCATATCACTATTTACTTCTACTCTAATGTTTACAGATGCGTTTGGATAATCCCCATTTGAAGTAACTTTACCATTGTTATCAACAGTAATATACTTGTCACCAATAACTCTTTTAATGTAGTTAGGTGAATTAGGGTCTAAGTTAAGTCCACTAAATTCTTCTATAATACTTGGTCTAACATCACTATCTTGAACAGTTTGACCAAATATAGAATTAGCAATTTTAGAAGTATCTACTCTTCGTAGGATAACACTAAATGTTCCGTACTCAGAACCAGGAACTTCATTTGCTGGTTTAATATCTCTAATACCAATTTTAAATTCGTAGTTTGTCGAAGTACCATGTGACAATGTGTGGAATCTAAATAAGTTTTTACTTGTACCTGATACATCTTGTGATATGATGAAAGGTGTTGAAGCTTCTTGGTATGCTTTTGTATAGTCAGTTTTTCTAAATGTATCAACTTCTACATTACAATTAGGGTCAGCTGCGAAAGATGACGATTGGAATGAATTGAAGTTCATATATAGGTAACCAAATTCCGAACCATTTTTAGGAGATGAACCAAGTGTTTTTCCAATGTAGTTTACTGCGCTTGGGTCTAATGATGCGGTTGCTATTGCAAGTACTGCTGACTCTGATAAACCTGTTACTGCACCCGATGCACTCATATAAAGTGCGAAGTTAGATGCCGAAACATCTGGTGTTGGTGAAGCTGCTGAACCACTCAAGTTTGTTACAAGTGACCTATCAAATGAACCTGTTGAGTTTGCAACACCACCGAAAGGTACTTTTGTAGTAGGGTGAATTACTGCTGCTACTGAACCACTAATCTTTAATACTAAAGGTTCAACAGTATAACCACTCTGTCCTAATACTCTTACGATAGTCGCAGTTCCTGCGTCTTCTAAATATGATTGTGCAGTATAAGGTAGGTATGAATCTTCTGTCAAACCACCAAATACTTGTTGAAATTCTTGAAAGGACTCTACCTGTGTTGGTACGAATGCAGGCCCCTTTATACTTTGTCCTATAAGTGCCGCACCTATCTCTCCTATACCTTGTGGTAAGAATGAGAGGTCTTTTTCTCTTGTGAATACACCTGGACTAACAATTCTTTCTGCCATTATTTTCTCCTAAATTAAATCTTTGGGTTTACCTTTATATAAATACTCCAAAAATTTCCAAAACGAATACTTATTTGTTAGGTGTGAAAGTATTTGTAGCCACATCGTAAGTTCCCTCACCATATTTAGCTCTCAACTCCACACTTAATTCTCTTTCCTCGTTGGATAATTCTCTGTAAGATTCCATCAAAGTGTTCTTTTCAAGTTTCATTTCATTGAATTGGGCTTCCATGTTTTGAATACCAATTTCAATCTCACCTAACCTTGATGTAATTGATAGAGTTTTACTTTGAATTTCCGTAATTTTTTTAACTTCTTCTTCCGAAAAACTTTTTATTTCTTTTTCTGCCATAACATATTAATTTTATTTACTACACTTATAAATATGGAAAAATTATTCATTACCACTCTTTTTAGAGATTTTAATGCCAGAAAGACTTGGGTCTTCTGAAAATGAAACTTTTCCAATCGATACTGTTCGTTTAGTATTGTTGTTTAGTCCGACATATTCTGGAACGATATAAGCCTTAGTTACTAAAGATATTGTTGCTTTAGTAATTCTATCTTGACCCATCTCGGACATTGTTTCAAATGAGTAAGAATCACCTTTTATTACAAACTTATATCTTTCACCAAAAGAACGACCTTGGAAAAATACAATTTGCTCTACAACTTTGTTAACTTGTTCCATATAGTCACACCAAACTATCACTTCATATTGTAAATCAACATAATCAGGTCTTTCAACTGACATAAATTCTTTCTTTGGATTTTCTCCTGTCAGTATTGCAAATTGGTCGTACTTATTAAGTTTATTGTACTTTCTTTCAAAGAACTGATGTGTATCTTCGTTTTGTGCAACTTTTAATTTTGCTAAATCGGTGTTTACTGATAGATTATCTCTTTTAAAAACAATAACGGGAGTTAACATCATTCCGTTTTCGTCTCTCATAAACCCATCTCGTTGTGCACTTGCCCACTTTTCAGGTGATGCATACATTACAGGAACAGGATAAAATCTTCCATCATCCTCAACAGTTGGTCTTACATCCTTTTCTAAAAAGTTTTTAAATGCAGAATCGATATCGTAAATACCAACACTTACATTTTTTACATTATCCTTATCCCTTCTATACTGCTTTGCTTTATTTAATATAGGGTCAGGTGATGTAGAAGATTGTGTTTGTATAATCTGAGGTTTCGAGTTGTCTGTATTTCTGTATTTAGTTGCCATCGTTTATAGTCCCATTGGTACTTCGTTATCATTTTGGTTTGAATTACCGAATCTTGTTTCTACTAATTTAATACTTGTTTGTCTTGTAACATGACTATCACATATAATAGATACATTTAAACCTTGAGCATCACCACCATCCCAATACTGAGGATTCTTTCCTGCAAAGTATTGATATGAGTATGATGCGTCTATTAGATGATATTCATTATTCCATTGTACAATATCACCAACTGCAGGTACTAAATCTTTTTCTTTTAATGTATCTCTTAAAAACTTAAACTGAACTTCACGAGAATATGATTGTCCAAACTCATCAGATATTTGTGCTGCTTGATTTCTTTCTACTAAACATGGTATTTTTATTGGATTGTGAAATACTTTATTGTCACCCTCACCATATAAATTAGATTTGGTTTCAGTAATCGCAACCATATAGTAATACACTTCTGTATCAATTATATCATTAATGAGTTCTTTGTTCAATTTATTAAACAAACTCATATCTCTTTGTCCACCGAACAATGCCATAAATTACCCTATAAAAATTGGTCTTGGTACTCTGTTTAAAGTTTCCTCTAAGTATTCAGACTCTTCTTTTTTTGCTTCCATTAATGCTCTACGAGAAGTTGATTCTAACATTTCTTTCAAGTCAGTTAACAAAGTTTCTTTTTCAGCCGAAGCTTCATTTCTTAAATCAGACCCATCAAGTGTTACATCTGCACCTGGTATAGGAATAGAACTAAATTTAGCTCTGATAGCACCTAACATTTCTTTTGCTAATGCCAATGCGTATCGTGCAATCCATTGTTTACCTGCACTATTGATATTAGTATATGTTAATCTTCCAAATGGTGCGTTTGATAAATCACTTACAACATTTGAATTTGCAATTGGTGATTTACTTTCACTTTCTAATGTATAATCGAAATATACTTTTGCACCTGTATCTTTTCCTTGAGGGAATGGATATAATCTAATTCGTTGTCCATCTATATGGAATCCATATGATGATTTTCTAATATAATCATTAAATTCAATTGCTTGTAATCTTAATAAGTCATCAAACATTGGTTGCATCATGAATGAAACACCTGGCGAGTAATTACCCCATCCAAAAGTTTCTAACATTTGCTGAGAACCTAATCCTGTTCCGATGAATGGGTCAAAGTATCTTATGATTGCTGGTGGTTGTGTATGGAATACTCGTCTAAGTACGATACCATCATTTACTGAACCATTTTCTAAGTTCACCACATTTGCATCAGATAAATCATAAATTTGTTTACCTGCCACCATTTCAAAAGAACCTGTATATACTGTTACTCGTCCACCACTTAATGCTTCAGTACCATAATCTTTTGCTATACTAACCATACCATTTAGATTTGGTGCAATCTCAGTATCAGACAAATCAGTACCTAAAGCAGTACCTTGTATTGACAACATATTTTCTTTTGCTCTGTATTGATTTACTTGTGAAGAGTATTCGTTAGCTGCTTCTTCAAGACAAGTAAAAAAGTTTATATCTTGCAACTCGACATCTACGATTGGGTATCCCAATCTCTTCGCACACCATTCTGCTACTTTCGGAGCGTCATTCTGAAATTGAGTATCAGAATCAAAGAATCCGAAAGGAGTTGATGAACCACTTGAAAATGAACCTGAACCAGGCCATATTGGAATGTTTACTGCCATTTAATTCTCCTCTATGTATATAAATATGGAAATAATTAGCTTTCCCTATTTTCCATGAACGAAACTACAATATAACGAGTACCTTTAGTGGTTGCACGCGCTCCATGCTTATGAGTTATATTGCCAGGATGTAATGTTGCGTAACCAATTGGATTTTTTACTAACTTCTTTTGTCTTCTGAACCAAGTACCACCACCTTCGTATTCATCTAAATCTGATAGTTGTACTAAACAAGTAATATCTGCCCTATCGTGATGTATTCCCAAGTGTCCTTGTGCAGTTGGTATATATTTTGCTAAAAAGTTTTCGGAACTCATACTATCCCATCCTTTACCTTCTAACGCCCATAAATATACTGCAACTTGCATAACATAGTCTTTCAATACATCATTATATATCTCGTCCATTCCAATTTCTGTTATCAACATATCAGTTGTTGGGTAATTTTCATGTCGGTCAAAAGTCCATCTATTAGAATGTTCGGCTTCTTCTCTAATCATTTTACAAAATTCTTCAGTAAATAAAGGAAATTGAAAACAACTATCAAATGGTTCGTCTACTATCAAATCCCATTCCTTTGTACGAGCTGAATATGATATGAATTTTTTTGTCCACTCATCTTTGTTGTCCCAATATGTGTATAGTTCTGGATGAAGTTTTTCAAATCCAAAATCTTCTGGCGGAGTAAATCCTCTTGCCTCATCTGGTAACTTATCATTCACCAAATTATACCACTCTACATATCTGTCACTCCAATTTTGTTTTCTTGCAAATTGTTCAGCACTATCTAACAACTTCTTGTGTTCTTTTACTTGTTGACTTGAAAAAGCAAATGCTGCGATAAATGTATATCGCATAAGGCCTGTATTTTTATTTTCCCATTTGTAGTTATCAGGGGAACTATCATCAAATGGAGTTTCACCTGACTCATGAGTATGTGAACTTATTAATGTACTTTTATTATCGAGTAAGTGTTTTAAATTACCTGTATCAGATGATAGAAGTTTAACTCTACCCATCATCATTTCAAGAGCAGTTATACAATATGTTTCAGGATACTGAGATGGGTAAATCCACCACTCAGAAGATTTAATTTGTTTGTATAACTCAGATGGATTTAGTGAACCTAAATAATGTACATCAAAGTCTCTTTCATAAGTTGGGTAATCTTTTTTTATTCGTTCTAAAGTGTCCCAATCATTAGTATAAGGTGGTGATGCAACCCACAAAGTTAAATTAGGATTAATGTTTTTTAAATCATCCCAAATATTTAACAGATTCCACAATCCTCTATCAGGTCCAGATGTGTAAATTACTTTGTCTTTAAATTTTTCTTGTTGGATGGAATCAAAGTCGGATGGGTTTATAGCATTTCCTATAACTTTAACCTTTTCAGAGTTTAAATTATATTTTTTCACTAATTGACCCTTTTGCCACTCTGATACTGCGATTATATTTGTTAATTTAGGATGGTTTAGATAATCTACTCCATCATTTGGAAGAGTCTCACCATTATACCATGAATAGAACTCTAAATTATGTATCCAAAAGTAAGAACTATCGAATGTTATATTTTTATCTTCTAAAACTTTAAAGTAATGAATGTAATTTGATGCAATAACAACATCAAAGTGTTGATTGTTATCAATACTGTCATAATCAATAAATTTTAGATTATTTGTTTGACTATTTGAAACTTCACCTGTAATTATTACCTCGTGACCTTTCTTTTCAAACTCTTTAGCTAAGTTAATGACGCAATATTCAGAACCACCCATACCTTTTTGTTTTAGTATGGTGTCATTAATTGGTTCGTTTTGATATCCTACTGTAAATAAAACTCTCATATCTATTCTACTATATAATTAACAAATTCTTCGTTTTTACCATATCTGTCATAATCTCTATAACTGATATCTTTTATTGAATGGTTTTTTTCATAATCCCACATCCAATCTTCTTTTCCTAATTCCTCAAATCTATCCTTTATTTGAGTATCATAATAATCTCTAATTAACCTTGCTCTTCGGTTAATATCAACTCTATTGTTGTCAACAGTAGAGTCTCCATTATTATATTGTACATATAACATTTTTTTAAGATGAATAAATTTAGTTTCTAAAAATGTTTTAATAATTAATTCTAAATCATCTGCGACTGAAATATTTCTATTGTGTCCTCTGATTTTATGATACACATCTCGATTCCAAACTCTACAATGGTTTGGCATCCCAATATTAAATCTAATTGTTTTTGGATTTATTTCAGGATAATGATGTACTAACCACTCTTTATCATCAATCTCTTGCCAAGTATGACCTGCGTAACCCCATACAAATCCATTCTCAGAATGACCATACCAATCATCACCTATGTAACCATATATTCTCGGTGAATTATCCTTTTCAACTTCAGTTACATCTGTATAAATAAATCCAGCATCTGTATGTTTCTTACTTGCGTCAAGAACATCTTCTAAACAAGTTGATATTAACCAATCATCGTGGTCTAATTCAAATAACCACTCACCATTACATAACATTGCCGCTCTATGTTTAGCCTCACCAACATTTCCACCTGATATTGGTGATATTCTATATGGTTTTACCCTATAATCTAATTTAGCTATATGATTTATCATTTGCCAAGTTAAATGATGGTCTTCTGGTGAATCATCTACCACAACCCACTCCCAATTCTGATATGTTTGTTCTAATAGAGATTTGTATGTTCTAAATATTCTATTTTCAGTTTTATATGTTGGAGTGAATACTGATAATAGTGGTGAATCTTCATTACTATAAACTCTATTTGATTCACATGACCAAAAAGTTGACTGACAAACTACATCATTCGCTATTACATTATCAGGATAAATTTCTTCTGCAT